GCGGGAGGATCTGAAGTTCCGCGACTACGTGATCCTCCCGGAGAACTACTGGCACATCACCTACGCCCCCGCGGGGGAGAAGCCGGAGGTCGGCTGGGGTGAGGCACAGGGCAGGATGTACGAGCTGCCGCAGGAGTAGTGGCCTCCGGGTCACTACTCTAAGTTGGATGACTTTGCCGCAAGCCGTTTCGGTTCAACATTTCGAGGAGAAGCATGGCAGAAGTGAACACCGCGCTCCCCGCGCGGCCGGACGACCTCCCGGCCGCGCTGCTGTCGGATAACGCCCGCATCGTGCTCGCGAAGCGTTACCTGATGAAGGACGACGCCGGGAAGGTGACGGAGGAGCCCGAGGACATGTTCTGGCGGGTGGCCTACACGATCGCCGCGGTCGACGCCAAGTACGGCGCGACGGAGGAGGAGGTCACGCAGCTCGCGCGGGACTTCTACGAGATGATGGTCCGCGGGGAGTGGGAGCCCAACACCCCCACCCTGATGAACGCCGGCCGCCCGCTCGGGCAGCTTTCGGCGTGCTTCGTGCTGCCCGTGGAGGACGCGCTGTCGTCGGATGGGAGGAACGGCTACAAGGCCGGGATCTACGACACCCTGAAGTCCATGGCGCTGGTGCACCAGTCCGGCGGCGGCACCGGGTTCAGCTTCTCGCGCCTGCGCCCGTCCGGGGCGGTCGTCCGGAGCACGATGGGCGTCGCCTCCGGCCCCGTCAGCTTCATGGGGCTGTACGACGCCTCGACCGAGGTGGTGAAGCAGGGAGGCACCCGCCGCGGGGCCAACATGGGCATCCTCCGGGTCGACCACCCCGACGTGCTCGCCTTCATCACCTGCAAGGCGGACACGAGCAAGAACACGAACTTCAACATCTCCGTCGCCGTCACGGACGAGTTCATGCGCGCCGTGGAGGCGGGGACCACCTACCCGCTGCGCGACCCCCGCACCGGCGAGAAGGCCGGCGAGCTGGACGCGAACGAGGTGCTGGACCTCATCATCAAGAACGCCTGGGCGACCGGCGAGCCGGGCCTGTTCTTCATCGACGAGGCCAACCGCTACAACCCCGTGCCCCACCTGGGCAGCTACGAGGCGACGAACCCCTGCGGCGAGCAACCGCTCCTCGCCTTCGACGTCTGCAACCTCGGCTCCGCCAACCTCGGCGCCTTCGTCGACCTGGAGGCGGATGACCTCGAGGACTGGAACGCGCGGATCAAGTGGGGACGCCTGCGGCAGGTGCTGCGTCTGAGCACGCACTTCCTCGACAACGTGATCGACGCGAACTGCTACCCGCTCCCGGAGATCACCGACCTCGCACAGCGCATCCGCCGGATCGGCAACGGCGTGATGGGCTACGCGGATCTGCTCGTGCGGCTGGGCATCCCGTACGGCTCGGCCGAGGCGATCCGCGTGACGGAGGAGCTGGCCGCCTACATCGACTCGGTGGAGAAGGCCGCCTCGGAGGAGCTGGCCGAGAAGCGCGGCACCTTCCCGGAGTGGGAGCGCTCGATCTGGGGTCCGGACGCCACGTGCGCCCGGGACGCCGACGGGAACCGCATCCGCCCCGAGCGCCGCCTGCGCAACTGCAACGTGAACACGGTGGCGCCGACCGGCACGATCAGCCTCTTCGCCAACTGCAGCGGCGGGATCGAGCCCCTCTTCGCGGTCACGTTCATGCGCAATCAGGCCGGCGCGTACATGACGGACGTGAACGAGGACTTCGTGCGGATCGCGAAGGCGTGGGGCTTCTTCTCCGACGAGCTGATGGAGAGGATCAAGGAGGAGGGGCACATCCACTTCGACGAGGTGCCGGAGCAGATCCAGCGGCTGTTCCGTACCGCCCACGACGTGACCCCGGCGGAGCACGTCGCCGTGCAGGCCGCGTGGCAGAAGTACACGGACTCGGCGATCAGCAAGACGACGAATTTCCCCACGGAGGCCACCGAGGCGGACGTGCGGGAGGTGTACCTGCAGGCGTACCGTGCGAAGTGCAAGGGCGTGACCGTGTACCGGGACGGCTCCCGCTCCGGGCAGGTGCTGAGCACCGGCAAGACGGACAAGGACAAGAAGGCCGACGAGAAGCCGGCTCCGGCCGTGCCGCGGGCGCGCCCGGCTGTCCTCTCGAGCTCCACGCGGGAGATGACGACCCCGGTCGGGGACGCGTTCATCACCATCTCGGAGCACGAGGGGAAGCCCTTCGAGGTCTTCATCGTCGTCGGCAAGGCCGGCAGCATCGTCGCCGCGGAGTGCGAGGCGCTCGGCCGGCTGATCTCCCTCGCGATGCGCTCCGGTGTCTCGCACCGGGAGATCATCATGCAGCTGCGCGGGATCAGCTCGGACCGCGCCGTGGGCTTCGGGGAGAACAAGGTCTCGAGCCTCCCGGACGCGATCGCCCAGGCGCTGGAGGCGTGGAGCCCTTCCGGGCTCTCGATCTCGGTGCAGGTGGACGTGGGCGAGATCACCCGGACGGTCCTGGAGGAGCTGGGGAAGAGCTTCTTCGGTACGTGCCCGGAGTGCAGCTCGGAGCTGACGTACAAGGAGGGCTGCGTGAAGTGCCCGATGTGCTCCGGCTACAGCCAGTGCGGGTGAGCGCCACTACCCGTTGATCGGGATTCAGTCGGGGTAGTACGTTAGTGCAGCTTGGGGGTGGGCCGGGCGGTCCACCCCTTCTCTTGCAACCCCGAAGCGACTGGCAATGCTGGACTTGGAGCAGTACGACCTGACACCCAAGCAGCGGAGGTTCGTCGAGGAGTACCTCGTCGACCTGAACGCCACTCAGGCGTACCTCCGGGCGGGATACAAGGCGAAGACGAACAACGTGGCCGGGGTCGAGGCACACAAGCTGCTGAAGAACCCGAAGGTCAAGGCGGCCGTGGCCGCCGCGATGGAGGCCCGCAGCGCCCGTACGCAGGTTACGGCGGACCGGGTGGTGCAGGAGCTGGCGAAGCTGGGCTTCTCCAAGATGACGAGCTTCGCCCGCTGGGGTCCGGACGGGATCATCCTCCGGGACAGCGAGCAGCTTTCGGAGGAGGACGCCGCGTGCGTCGCCGGCCTGGAGCAGACCACGATCGTCGTCGGCGAGATGGAGAAGACGACGCTGAAGTTCAAGCTGCATGACAAGAAGGGCGCCCTGACCGAGCTGGGCCGGCACCTCGGGATCTTCATCGACAAGACGGAGGTCACGGGCAAGGACGGCGGCCCGATCACGCTGCAGAACCTGCGGGAGACCATCGAGGGCGGATGAACAACGAAGTCCGGCTGCAGGAACAACCGAGTCAGCTGCCCCGCACGCTGACGTCCCTGATCCCGGAGGAGCTGCCCCTCGGCGGCTCCGTCCTCCCCCGCGCGGTGTACGTCTCGGCGTTCAAGGAGGCCGAGCCTGTACCCGTGACGTGGGAGGGCTCTCGGGTCGGGTGGGCCCGGGTCGACGAAAGCGACCCCGAGTTCCCCTGCGTCCTCATCGAGCTCGACCCCGTCGAGGGCTCGTGACCTCCCGGAGGGACGCGCGGGGCGGGCACTTCTCCCCACATCACTCGGCGAAGACCCGTCGCCGACGCAAGCACACTCCTCCTCAGCCCGAGGCCGTGATGGACCCGAGCACGCTGTACCTCTACGTCGACGGCGGGGTCGTGGGTGGCAACCCCGGCTCCGCCATCTACTGGTCGGTAGGTGTTGACATCGCGAAGGACGACTCCCGGGTCGTCGTCTACGCGCAGAACCCGCGGTACAAGACCAACAATCCGGCCGAGTACATGGCCCTGATCGACGGCCTCACCCAGGCCGCGCTCTTCATCAACCCGGCAACCGCGCCGCTCACCCGGCTCAGCGAGATCGAGGAGCTGGCCGGGAAGGAGTACACGAAGGTCCGTGTCCACTCCGACAGCCAGCTCATCGTCAACCAGTTCAACCTGCGCTGGCAGGTGAAGGACAAGGCGCTGGACGCGCTGTGGGAGAAGGCCCGGAAGATCGGGGACCACCTCGAGGAGCAGGGAGTGGAGGTGGAGGTGGTGTGGGTGCCGCGGAAGGAGAACGTCAGGCGCCTCGGTCACTGACCCCGCTGGACCGATCAAAAAGATCCCCCGTCGAAAGGTGTTGACCACGGCGGGGGATCGTTGTATATTAGATACAGGTTGAGCGGACACACCCAAGCCCACGGAGAACCGAAGATGCACGCCTCCCTCGCCGCCGCGATGAACGAGTACAAGCCGCAGATCGCCGCCCGCTACGTCGCGATCGTCCGCGGTCTCTTCGCCGATATGGTCGCCGCGCACGGCCCCGAGCTGAAGGGCATCTACAACAGCTTCCGGTTCGCCAAGCCCCTGCGGAACACCGTCAGCCAGTTCCTCGTCTCGGCCTCCTCCACCGACCAGACCAAGAGCCTGAACGAGGCGAAGCTCACGCGGGTCTCGGAGGAGTACGCGCAGCAGGTGGTGGAGGCGTGGGTGGGCAAGATCGAGGAGAAGATCGGCGAGCTGGAGACCGGCACCGTGCACCGGATGGACGGGGTGAGCTTCCGGATCACGGGCACCCGCGCCGGCCGCAACGTGGAGATCGAGCAGCAGATGATCCTGAACGTCTCCGGGCAGGGGACGCTCTTCCACCAGTTCCCCGCGCGGATCTACGTGGACCGCAAGTTCATCTCGGCCGCGGCCTACAAGAAGATGTTCGCGGCCTGAGTTCCCTGGCCCCCGCTCCGGCGGGGGCCTTCACTTCCTTTCCCAAGGGAGACGACCCGATGGAAGCCAAGGACTTCAAGAGCATCACGCTGCAGGCCGCCCGCGCGCTGGAGGGCGGCGAGGGGAAGATCATCCTCGCGGTGGGTCCCTACGTGTGGGGCCGCGGGAAGACCGGGGTCGACGCGCTCAAGGCGTGCCGGCGGGAGGGCGCCGGGGAAGGCGACAAGGTCTTCTTCATGCGCGTGCCGGAGGGAACCCAGGTCAACGAGATGGGATCCATCACCTACTTCCCGCCGGAGGGAGGCTGGGATTCGGTCCCCGATAAGGACGCGTACTGCACCGCGGAGAAGCTCGGCATGGTCCGCCTGAAGCGCTGAGCTCCCTGCCCGGTCGGATAGCGCATCCCCTCCGTCAGAAAGTGTTGACCAATGGAGGGGATGCGTGTATTATTCTCCCCAGGTTGAGAGAGCGCACCCCCAACGGAGAATCCAACGATGACCGAGACCTTCCGCTACGCCATCCAGGTCGTCTTCCCGCAGGTCCCGAACGCCCCGCGCTACGTCTCCCGTCAGGTCGGGATGCACATGGAGGGGGAGCTGTCCACCTATGTGGAGGACGCGAAGACCTGGGGGACCATCGCCGGCGCCCGCGGGTGGATCAACGACCGCCCGGACTGGAAGGCGTACCGCGCGAAGGAGGGGCACGGGGTGAACATCGTGCGGGTGCGGATGGGGACGCGGGTCAAGTCGGCGCCCACCTCCCTCGCCCCGGAGGCATGAACACGGAGGGGGGGGGGGGGGTGACACTTCAGGGGAGCGACCAGCAGAGGTCGCTCCCCTTTCTCTTTCTCCCTCTTCCCAAGGAGCGCAGTTGATCCAGTTCGAGAAGCTGACGGACGCGCAGGTGCTGGACCTGACCGCGGACGAGGTGCAGGCGCACATCAACTTCCAGGCCGCGAAGAAGGGCCTGCCGCTGATCGAGACCGCCGAGGGCTTCGGCTTCAGCCCCGAGGACACGGCCCCGATCCGCGCCGCCATCGAGCAGCGCGTCAGCGCGGTGAAGGAGGCCGAGGCCCGGCGGCAGGGCTTCGTCGCCCGCTTCCAGTTCTACCGCGGCCTCGCGGGGAGCGCGCTGGAGGCGTACGAGATGCTGCGGGCGGCCCACCCCGAGGTGGTGAACGTGACCGGCATGCACAAGGCGCTGGCCCCGGGCTGGCTCCGCCGCGTGCTCCAGGTCTTCGGCATCAGCATCTGACGCCGAACACCGAGAACGACTCGGCCGACGGTGAGGGGGTCCAGAGGTTCAGCACCGACCGACCCCCTCGCAGGAGGCCACCGATGAAGACCCGCTCGTCCTCCCCGCTGTTCCCGCTCGCCGAGAGCGAGTTCCTCTCCCTCGACGAAGATCTCCGCCGCGTCGCGATCGCGCAGGAAGTCGTCCGCCAGCTCGACCGCGGGCTGGTCGACGCGAGCACGGGGGTGTACCTCGAATTCCCCGGGGACCGCCAGACCTACGTCAACCTGTCCTCGCTGCTGCGGACGCGCCGGGTGCAGGCGTGCGCCTGGGGAGCCATCTTCGTCGCCGCGTTCACGCTGGCGCGCGGGCACCTCGCGGAGAGGTTCGGCATCGTCACGTACGGGGACGCGCTCTACAACTTCGAGGACGTCACCCAGGGCTTCTTCCCGGCCGCCGAGCTCGAGAAGATCGAGCGCGCCTTCGAGGGCTACAACGACCGGGGGCCGGAGAGTCGCGCACGGCGCTTCTTCCGTCGCTACCCGGACGCGCGGGACCGGCTGCGCGCGATCATGCTGAACATCATCGCCAACGAGGGGACCCGCTTCGTTCCCTCACGCAACGCGTAAATGAACAGAGACGGACTCAACCTCGTGGGCGTCACCACCGGGCGATTCGCCTCCCGGGAGACGGTGATCTCGGCGGCGCACCAGTGCGGCAAGACGCTGGCTGCGGTGAACGCGATGAAGGCCCTCGGGGTCTCGCTGACCTCCTTCGGGAGGGCGCTGCAGGCGACGCTCGAGGCGGCCATCAAGGCCGAGGAGCAGATGGCCCGGATGCGCGCGATCGGACGGGAGATCACCGTGGAGGAAGCGCTGCGATACCGCACGGACCCGTTCGCCTACGCCGAGCTGATGCTCCACCGGGAGAACAACCGCCGGCTGGACCGGGCGGCGCAGAGGATCTACGGACTGGAGAGCTGGGAGCTGGTGAGCGCGCCCCAGCGCCGCGCCGCCAAGCAGCACCCGCTCTGGCTCTCCATCATGTACGGCACCAGCGGCCTCGAGTCCTGGCTCCGTTCGGAGGAGGAGCGGGTCATCTACGGCAACCCCTACGCCCCGGAGCCCGCCGGCTTCCTGCGGGCGAGCGATATCACCGCGGGCTACCGCATCCACAAGACGAGGGGCTGAGATGCCCGAGATCAAGTACGGAAGCAGCAAGGACCTGCAGACGCTCTCGCCGGAGGGCCGCGCTGCGTTCGAGGAGCGCGTTCGCACGCTGATCGTGGTCCTCAAGCGGTTCGGCGGCGAGCGCAGCCCAGCGGTCGCCAAGGAGCGCCTCGCGAAGCGTATGGGCGTCTCCGTCAGCGCCATCGGCAACTGGCTGACCGGGTACAACGGTGGCCGGATGAACCCGTCGCTCTACCAGCTCCTCCTGAGCATCCGCGAGCGCGGGGAGCACTACCACTGCGGCCGCCTGATCGTGGGCGAGCCCGCCGTCCCCCAGCAGACCCTTCCCCTCGAGGAGGAACCGACCGTGACCGCGACCGCCTCCGTGCGTACCCGCGCCGGAATCAGCAACGAGCAGCTGCGTACGTTCATCCAGCAGTTCACCGACGTGTGGAAGAAGCGCGGCGGCTCCAAGGAAGCCAAGCGCGCGCTCGCCCAGGAACTGGGCTACGAGGTCGACGTCTCGATCGTCGGGCTCTCCAAGCTGGCCGAGGCCGGCGAGGGCGGCAACGTCTCCAAGCGGAAGGTGGAGGCGATGGAGAAGCTACACGGGCAGACCTTCCCGCCCACCGTCGGCGAGTCCGAGGTACGGGCGAACGTCGAGCTGCTGGAGGCGCTGGTGGGGCTGGGTGGCGAGACGGTGAGCAAGGTGGAGGCGTTCTGCCGGGAGCGGAAGTTCACCTTCATCCGCGGCGGACGGATCACCGAGCTGTCCCTGCACCTGAAGGAGGTCGCCAACCGGATCGAGCGGCTCACCGCGGGAGGACCGCCCACCATCAGGGTGTAGACGCTACCGACCCCTACGACGAATCCCCCGAGCTGAAAGTGTTGACCAGTCCGGGGGATTCGTGTACTATTCTCCACGGTTGAGAGAGCGCACCCCCGCACCCGGGAGGACAAGATGCTGGTGGAACTGACCCCCACCGAGAAGTTCGTGAAGCTGCTGGCGGACGCCGTCGGCGGCCTCACGGTCGAGCAACGCGTGGCCCTCGAGGACGCGTTCAACGACGCCGTCGAGCACCGGCTTGAGGAGGACCGGAAGGTCCGCGAGCGTCAGGACTACTGAGATGCTGGACCCGTTCTGCTCCCCGGTACTCCGCGCCCGGCTCCCGCGGGAGTACCGGCCGTTCCTCACCCGGCACGCCTCCACGCTCAGCGGCCGGGCGCGGCGGATGGCGGACCGTGTGGTGGAGAAGCAGTGGGCGGTCCTCACCTACCGGCCCTCGGGCTTCGCGCCGGGCGGCGACGCCTTCGAGTTCTGCGAGAGGATGCGGGACGAGGCGTGCGCCGCGCTCATCCGCTACGCGCTGGAGCAGGCCGGAGAGATCATGCAGGAGAAGGTCCGCGAGGCGCTAAACGAGCTCCTGGAGGCGATGGAGCCGGCGCTGGAGGACTGGGCGTGGCAACCGGAGCTGCAGGCCCTCCTTGACCTCCTCCTCACCGTTGAGCGGATCGCGGCCGCGAAGGACGAACAGTGACGGGACCGGCGGAGCACTTAGCCGCCGGTTCCCTCCATCCCTTTCCCCCGGACACAGCCTTATGTGGGTCATCGGATTCTGGTCCCTCGTCGCCGCCTTCGGGGCCGGCGCCGCGCTCAAGTGGTACCTCGACACGCACCCCGAGCACGGCCTGCAGATCTCCCGCGCGGAGCTGCTCGGCTACGGCCTTGCCATCTCCCTCCTCATCGTCCCGTTGAGCGTGGGCCTGGGCTGGAAGACGGCGGTGGACGCCAAGCTGACGTTCAACGAGTTCCACAACGGGTGGGAGTCCGGCGTCCGGGCGGTGCCGACGAACTGCACCCGGGACGGCAGCTGTCAGCACTGCTACAACTGCGATCCGTACCTCGTTTCGCACACCTCCTGCTCGGGGAGCGGGAAGACCCGCTCGTGCACGACGTACTACACGACCGAGTACCATCACTGCCCGTACGTCCGGACCGAGTGGGCGTACTACGTGCAGACGACCCTGGGCGAGTACCTGATCGACTCCGGCCGCTTCCCGGCCAACCCGCACAGCGAGAGGTGGGAGCCGGAGCGCGGCGAGGATCTCCCCTCCAGCGTGATCTCGAACGCCGGTACGGGCTACCCCGCGTTCTGGTCCCAGGCGCGCGAGCGGGTCCTCTCCGGGAACCCCGGACCCGTCGTGAAGCGAGCGACTTACAAGAACTACATCCTCGCCTCGGACGGCACGATCCTACAGGAGCGCAGTTCGGACGTGAACTCGTTCCTCTCCCGGCAGCTGCTGCCCGCGGTCCCGAGCAACATCTACTCGCACTACCTCTCGGACAAGGTGGTGTTCGCCGGGTTCGTGCCGCCCAACGCGCGGGCGTGGCAGGACGCGGTGGGCAAGCTGAACGCAGCACTCGGCAACGAGCTCCGCGGGGATCTCCTCCTCGTCCTCGTGGACGCGAAGAAGGTCCCGAACGCGGACGCCTACATCATGGCACTGAAGGCCCGCTGGCAGGACGTGACCGCGTTCGACCGGAACACGGCGGCGAAGAACACCATCATCGTGGCCGTGGGTACGCTGGACGGGAAGACCGCCGCGTGGGGCCGAGCCGTGACCGGGATGCCCTCCGGCAACGAGTTGATGACGACGGTGCTCAACCGCCGGCTTGCGGGTACTCCGCTCACCCCGGAGGCCGTGGTGGGTTCCGTACGCGGACAGATCCGCGGGCAGGCCGTGACCTCCCTCCACGGGAACGGCGTGATCGAGTCCGTCGTCTTCGGCCTCGAGAACCCCGCCACGCGGTTCGCCCGGGTCAGTATGAACGGAGACTCCCACGGCGGGGGCTACCTGTACCTGAAGGGAGAGATCCAGCCGTCCACGAAGGCGAAGGTCTGGATCTTCCTCATTGCTCTCGCGGGCTCGCTCGTCGCCTGGGGCGGCGCGGCGTTCTTCGGTGAGCCCAACCGGCGGCGGTACTCCTCCGTCCCGGCGTTCCGTCCCTACCGCGGGCTGCGGTAGGCAAACCCTCCATCCCTCGGGGATCAACAGAATGAGCAACACGGGCAAGGCCGCGGGCCTCGGCTGCCTCGCGATCGGCGGGATCGCCCTCGCGGCGGTCGTCGTCCTCCTGGTGGGCGCCTTCGGCTACGTCGGAAGCGTCAAGCGGGAGGGAATCCGGCAGGAGACGCAGCTGGCGGCGCAGTACACGGCCAACCAGAACGCGCTCTCGACCTACGTGAAGACGGTGAAGGAGCAGGCCGGCATCGTCCGGGTCCAGAGCGCCCAGCTCGACACCGTGTTGCGCGACGCGGTGCAGGGGCGGTACGGCACCGGCGGCTTCCAGAGCAACGGCCAGCTGATCTCCGCGATGCGCGAGGCGTACCCGGACCTGTCGCAGCTCGCCAAGGCCCAGGACCGGCTCTTCGACGCGATCAGCGCCGGCCGTACCGAGTTCAAGAACAAGCAGGACGAGCTGGCGCAGCGGGTGGCCGTGTACGACGCGTGGACGAACGACGGCGTGATCCGCCCGTTCTTCGTGAAGATGTACTTCCCCAGCAACGTCCTCCGGGTGCGCAAGGGCGACGGGTTCGTCACCGGCGAGGCCGCGCTGCAGATGATCCGTACGCAGGTGCTCGACGACCGAACGCTGCACTCCTTCGAGACGGGGAAGGAGGAGGCCATCGACTTCGGCGCGCCGGCCGACGGCACCGTGGCGGCCTCGAGGGATACCACGCACCGCTGAGCGCGGAGCGAGGCTGAACCGAAGGGAGGGGGAGGGGCCGAGAGGCTCCTCCCCTTTCTGTTGACGCGGGGTTGGGTGCCGTGTATTATCCTCACAGGTTGAGCAGTCCTACCCCTTACCCGCAGGAGGTGCACCTTGTCGCTCGAACGCGTAGTATCGGGGATCGCTATCGTCCCGTTCGCCCGTCAGGAGTCCGCGAACGACCCCTACCACGCCATCGCCCGGGTCCTCGGGTGGGTCCGGGACGAGATCGGGGCGGACGCGGCCCACGTGGTCGATATCCGGCAGCGCCCCGCGGGAGGGGGCGCGGAGTGGGAGTGCAGCGCCTGCGGCTACCGCAACCTCTGCGTGCGGCTCTATCCCGATGACGTTTGCAACTCGTGCGAGCGCCCGCGCGGGGATCAGGCCCCGGAGGAGGAGCCGGGGACCACGGCCGAGTACCTCGCGGAGCTCGTCGGCCGGCTCCGTACGCTCCCGGCCGAGAGCGGTATCACCGCGGACGACGTGCGACGCCTTACGGCCCTGGGCCTCCTCTTCCAGGGGGTGGACGCGTGAGCAAGACCGTCGCCTACATCTACGGGATCGGGGACGCGAGCATGATCCTCTGCCCCTCCTGCGGCGAGAGCATTCGGGAGGGGGAGGCGAAGAAGGATCGCACCGAGCGTACCCAGGCGTACCCGCTGGACTCCGGTGAGCTGGACTACCTACTGGAGACCTACCCGGAGCAGTACGACTCCACCTGCAAGCGGTGCCGCGAACCCATCCTCCCGGAGGAGGGAGAGAACGGAAACTGTTGACCACGGGAGGTGGGTGCGTGTATCTTTCTCCACAGGTTGAGAGAGCGCACCCACTACCCCAACGGGAGCCCCCGTCATGCCGCAGCACCGCGCCGAATACCACCTCGAGGAAGACGACGTGATCCGCGTGTCCCAGGAGCTGGAGGACGCCGGCTTCGAATACGACGTGGACTTCACGACGCTATACGGAGAGGGCTGGAAGATCCTCGGGATCATCAGCCACAACCCCAAGGTCGACGCCCTACTGGAGAGCTGAACCGATGCCAACCTCTGCTGCTACGCGCGCCGCGCTGAACGTGATCGCCACCGCCCTCGGGGATCGGGACTTCGAGCGCGATCTGGAGGAGAACCTGGAGGATATGGCCGACGAGGGCGAGCTGTCCACGGTCGCGCTGGACGACGCCAGCGCCGCGGTGAAGGCGATCCTCGCGGAGCTGATGAAGAAGCTCGGCGAGGCGGCGGACGACCCCCGCCGCGTGGCCGTCATCATCGACCTTCCGCAGGAGGCGTAGAATGCCCCGGTTCGGGATACACGACGTGGAGGGCCGGCCGGGGGTCGGCTTCGTCCTCTGGCGGTGGTTCATCGGGTTCACGTGGGGGCCGCCGGAACGGAAGCGATAGCGGTCAGTGAAATCCCCTCTCGGAAAGTGTTGACGCCGGGAGGGGATTCGTGTATTATTCTCCCAAGGTTGAGAGAGCGCACCCAAACGGAGAGACCCCGATGCCTAACATGCAGCGCTATCCCCGCGCCGTGGCCGACGTCAACAAGGTGATCCGCGCCGCCGGAATCGACGCCCAGCTGGTGAAGGGCTCCGGGTACTTCTACTTCACCGGCGCCGCCGTAGAAGGCGCCTTCACCACCAGCGTGAACGTCTACCTCCTCGCGGACCTCACCCTCGAGGAGTGGATGAAGGAACTCGTGGAGATCCTCGCGGACGCCGAGGACCGTCGCGGGACCGCCGCCGGCCGCTGAGATCTAAAACCCCCGAACTGGAGACCGAACGATGCAGGGACTCATCGCGCACCACCTGGGCCGCCGGATCAACGGGACGGTCGGCCGCTTCGCCAACGGCGGGATGACCGACGAGGAGTTCGCCGGGCTCACCAAGCACGGGCTCCCGAAGGGCTGGATCGCGTGGCACTACGGGACCGCTAACCCGGAAGCCCTCCGGAAGGTCCCCCTCATCGAGAACCCGGACGGCACCGACGTCTCCCGGGACTGGATCATCTCCGCCCTCCGGGAGCACGCCCGGCAGATGGCGAAGGAGCCGGAGACCGCGGAGCGCGTGGCGGAGAAGCTGGCCGAGGCCGCGCGGGTGATCCTCGGGACCGTGGGCGCGGGTCCGGAGAACGTGAAGGTGCTGACCCCGGAGGTGAACGAGCGCGCCGGCCGCCGCGCGCTGTGGGGTATCGGCATCGATGTAGGCGGCCTCACCTTCCTCCCCTTCGGCACGCAGATCGACTACTGCTGGGACGACGGCACGCCCTGGCTCGTTCACCCGTGGGCCACCCCGGAAGGCTTCCACCTCGAGAACTGGAGCGACGGCGTGGTGCTAGTCTACCCGGCCTGACCTGCTCCGTCACCCGTCAACGAAATCCTCTCCGCAGAAAGTGTTGACCATCGGAGAGGATTCGTGTATTATTCTCCCATGGTTGAGCGGTCCACCCCCAAACGGAGAGCGGAGAGATGACGGAGATTACCAAGGGCGCCAAGATCTTCATGACCCCCGCGGCGTACGCGGACCTGCAGGCGCGCGAGATCCAGGACGCGCCCGTGGTGGGAACGGCCGGCGTCGTTCTCGGCCTCCGGGACTCCACGCCGTCTGAGCAGGAGCGCGCGGCCGGGCTCCGCGCCATCTGCGGGGACGGCGTGCAGCTGGCGCTGGTCCGGTTCAAGAAGTTCACCTGCGCCGTCCCGGCGGCTCTCCTCATCCCCGAGCCCCGCGTGCGCATCCCGGAGTCGACAAAGCCCTACCGGGAGCCCTGCGAGAAGGACCCCTGCGTGGTCTGCGGCCGGGAGGTGAAGAACCCCCGCCACTACCTGGAGGTGGTGGACGGTGGCGCCTACGCCGCGGTTCCGGGAAGCGCGGACGTGAATGACGCCGGATACGTCGGCGGTCTTCCGATTGGCCCGGACTGCCTCCGGCAGCACCCGGAGCTGAAGCCCTACGTCAGCTGAGATCCATAAGGCCCGGCCTCCTCCGGAAGATGTTGACTCCGGAGGAGGCTCCGTGTATTATCCTCACAGGTTGAGTGGCCCTTTACCCCCTACCGCGGGAGATCCCGATGGAACAGAAGCCCAAGCTGTACGTCCTCTCGGACGGAGACGGCGGCAACCTCTACGAGGCACGCGCGCTCACCACCCAGGACGAGGTGAATGCGTTGAACCTGCAGGCGTGGAACGCCACGGCCGGCAACCTCGGCTGGGGCTACTGCCCCACGGACGCGTATGAGCAGTACCTCGCGGAGCACCCGGACTGCGGGCTCCCGACCCTGGAGACGCTGGGCGTCGAGAGGGAGGCGTAAAGAGATGCCGACGCATTGCCCCCTCTGCTCCCTGCGGCTGGACGCGGCCGGCTCCTGCGAGCAGTGCCCCGAGATCCTTCGCGGCGAGGTCGTCGCCATCCCCGAATACCGGCCGGAGCCCGGGCTGGATCCACGCGACACCTACTACGCCTGAAAGGGGCGAACTATGAACGTGCGTCAGCTGCGGGAGGCCCTCGCCGGCCTCCCGGACGAGATGGAGGTGATCGTGGACGGCTACCCGGAGGCTGAGGCGTACGTCCGGGACGGAGTGCTCAACATCGACTCCGTTGAAGACGATGACGAGGAGTAGCCTCCCGGTAGAGGAGGATCGCACGGGCGCGATCCTCCTCCGTGCCGTTGACACCGCCAGCGTGGTGGTCTGGAACGGCATCCCGGACATGGCCCGCTGCGTCTCCGTGGACTCCGCCCTCCTCCTTTGGGCGGAGCTGGCCGCCTCGGCCCACGGGCTGGAGATCCGGCGGCGGCCCGCGCCGAGTCTACCGGCCTGCCTCATCAAGACGGCCACGCTGTCCGTGATCTGGCTGGACACGGACCTGGACCTCGTAGAGCAGGCCCACGCGATCCTCCACGAGCTCGGGCATCACCTGCTCCCGCACACCCCGAACTCCGCATACGCGCTCAATCCCGCGCGCCTTGCGCCGGACGAGGTGCGGGCGTTCCAGCGGCAGGAGGACGAGGCGAACCTCTTCGCCCTGTTCTCGGTTACGCTCTTCCACTACGTGCTGCTCCGGCTCAACGCCGGGCTGCGACAGTCCTTACCCTCGGCTCCGGAGGTAGAATGAACGCGCTCCGCTTCTGGCTCCCCCTGCTCTTCGCGATCTACGCCGCGGTGGCCGTGCTCGGCAAGACCGGCAGCTACCGCTTCGCGGGGCTCGTGATGGGCGTCTGGTTCCTCACGTACGTTCTCACCGGAGGCTGAGATGGCGGCCCGCTACGTGAAGCTCAACAGCCCCTGGGGCCAGCTCACGGTCCTCGACGACGCCGACGTCGTCATCGACCGCATCCCGAACGGCTCCCGCGGGATGCTGATCGGGGACAAGGACGGGAAGAAGGAGGTGGCCTTCGGGCTCACCATGGCGCTCGTCCCGGAGTGGTGGCTGCAGGAGGACTGACCTATGGGCGAGGAAGACCGCCGGCCGGGGCTCCCTCGGCCGCTCTACACCCCAAACGGCCCGCGGCACCAAACGTGCCGGATCTGCTACGTTCGGATCAGCACCAACGCCCTTGCCCGCGGATCGCACGAGCGGGGACGTCAACATCAGGAGAACCTCGGCAAGTACAAGGGCGGACCTACGAAGTGACCGCATCGATGAAATCCCCTCTCGGAAGTTGTTGACTCCGGGAGGGGATTCGTGTATTATTCTCCACGTAGGTCGGACGCAGTCCAACCCCTTTCATGAGGAGGCAGGATGACCGAGACGAGCGGTATCCCGGAGCTCACCGAGACGCAGGAGCGGGTCCTTCGCGACCTCTGCGGGTTCGAGGGCGGAGTGGAGAAGACGGTGGCGCACGCGCTCGGAGCCCCGAGGACGTTCCGCCGGCTGATCGAGCTGGGCCTCGCCGAGGAGACGGAGGAGCAGTACAAGCCCACGGCGCGCGGGTTCGAGGTGGCGGCGAGCCTGGGGCTGGTGGAGACCTCGGACGTGCCGGAGGAGGACGAAACCATCTGCGAGAAGTGCGGCGGTTCCTACCCCTACGAGTACGTGGAGCACGGCGAGCCCTGCCCGCACTGTGGGTGGGTCCGCGGTCAGTCCGAAGAGGAGTAGGACCACCCGGGGTGCGGCTGGAGAAGCCGGCCGCACCCGCCCCCTTCATCTACAGGAGATCGGAAGATGCTGAACTTCGCCCGGAAGTACCCGAGCCGTGCCGCCGCGATGGTGACCGCGCTCCTCGCCGCCCTCTCCTTCGCCACCTCCTCGGGAGCGCAGGTACACCAGCGGCCTCCCTCCCGGACCGCGCACTACCGGGTGGTGGAGATCCAGCAGGCGGAAGTGAAGCTGCAGTCCCTGGGCCGCCGTCGCGTCTTCTACTGGGTGCCGCGGGCCGAGGTATCCCAGCGGCTGCAGCCCGGGCAGCTCGTCCGGGGGTGCACCCGTCGTGTTCCCACCCAGCACCGGACCGTCCGCTGGTGCATCGACCACCGGATGAGCGGCGAGTAGGTCCGCCCGACGGGCAGTGAAAGAATCCCCTCTCGGAAGTTGTTGACGCCGGGAGGGGATTCGTGTATTATTCTCCCAAGGTTCAGAGAGCGCACGCCGCACCCCCCGGAGACTCCAATGGCTGACCTCGGCTACCGCAAGGACTACAAGATCGCCGCCTGCCCCCGCTGCTGCCCGGACGGCGGAGCGATCCTGGGCCGCGAGCTGGACCTTAACGAGGACCGTACCGGCCTCGTTCCCGTGTGGGAGTGCCGGAACTGCGGGCACAAGATCCCGCGCCGGGAGCCCAAGCGTCGCGCGGAGGAGGTGACTCCCAGCCAGATCAAGGCGCAGGAGTGGGTTCTCGCCAACTTCGCCCGCTCGCGCTACGGGGACGAGTACGCGGACCGCTACTTCGTGAAGAACGCTTACGTGGAGCGTCTGCCCCGCGGGGACCTCAGCATGTCGGTCACCATCGGCCGGAAGGACTCCCCGCACGAGCACTGCCTCGCGGACTGCCATATCCACGTCTTCATCGGCGGCCGCCACGGAACCGTGACCGCCTACGCCCGGGACAAAAACCCGAACCCCCGCCGGAAGCGCGCGAAGAAGGTCTCCGGCTGGCGCGTCTTCTTCACCTCCTTCTGAACCGAGGAACCCATGCCCTACGCGAAGACCTACAACGACCTGCTGACCACCGCCGAGCGGATGCTGGTGGCCGGCGTCCTCCAGGGGTGCAAGCCCGGGGAGACGGACGCGGACCGGATGGACGGGATCATCGAGTGGGTGGAATACTACGCCCACCCGGATAGCGACCCCGAGCTCTACGGGAAGGAGGGCCACAGCGCCCGCGTTCCCCTCTGGCTCGCCGCGCTCAACGAGCTGCTCGCGAACGGGAATCAGTACCGCTGGTACCACGAGGCCGATCAGCAGAGCCGGTACGCGCCGACCTACGAGGATCTCCGCGCGCAGCTGGAGAAGCACGGCCACGGCGACCCCGGGACCGCGGAGCAGATCGCCCACGCTTCCACCGTGGGAGGGTGGTGCCTGTACGCCGGGACGGACCATGAGGTCTACATCATCGACCTTCGCGCCGCGGAGAAGATCGAGGAGCCGCTGAGCGACGCCTTTATCCTCTCGGAGCTCGCCCCCTACGTCTGCCACGGCTGTGGCGCCCCGGTGGTGCTGGACTGCGCCGATGAGGATGCTCCGCCGGTCGAGGAGATCTTCTGCCCCGAGTGCGCCGAGTTGCCCGAGGAGGACTAAAAGTGCACCTAACCGCCAACCAGCGCGCGATCGTCAACGACCTCCGCACGCGCGCGAAGAAGCGGGGGACGATGACGCTGGTGGAGGCGGACGACCTTTACGACGGGCGGTCGTTCTGGCCGCTCGTCCAGCGGGGAGTGATCCGGATCAAGCACAACTGTGGGTGCGGCGTACCGTGCGGCTGCACCTCCCTCGTCAAACTCGTGGAGAACGGATGACCCAGGACGAGCTGAACACCGCGGCGATGATCGGGCTGGCGAACGCTCTGGAGGCGTTCGCCAGCGGAGAGGTCGGCGGATACCTCGCCGAGGAGATCGCCAAGCAGACCTTCCTCGAGGTCGCCCGGACGCACGACCTCCGGCGCGGGAAGGAGCCGCCGTTCACCGAGGAGCAGTTCGACGCCGCCCACGCCTACGCCCTCCAGCAGCTCGTCCTCCTCGTGACCGGGGTGAGGGCGCGCGCCGAGGGGAAGGAGAACTGATGCTGGAGACGACGCACGACTACTTCCTTCAGGAGCACCGGGCCTTCATGGAGGCGCTGGGAAGCCGCAGCTTCTGGAACCTCGCGCCGGAGCAGCGGGACGGCGCGCTCTCCGGCCTCCTCCATGCCTACACCGGATGCACGGATCGCGCTCCCGAACAGGAGCGCATCCGCGAGATGGCGATGGGCCTCGCGATGGAGGACTACAACCGGAGATCCGTCCTCGTCGCGATGCACCCGCGGCCGGAGGAGGCGAGATGAGCGAGGAAGCCTGGAAGTGGCTGGCGCACGGGAATGTGGCCCGCTGGAGCGGCCGGCTCTACTTCGTCGTGGAGGTCAACACGGTGAGGGAGACGGTGCAGCTGGTTCCGCTGGACGCGGCGAACGTACGGGTCCACGTCAGCAGCACGTGGCCCCACGACCTCATTCGGTGCGACCAGTGCGACGAGGAGGCCAACCAGCTCAGCGAGGTGCCGGGGAGCCCCTGCCGGTCCTGCGCCGAGGGGACGATGCTCCTCATCGCGAAGGGGCAGCGGCTGGAGACGATCGAGCGCGTGGCCAACAACGTGGAGGAGCTGATCATGGGACGGCTCCGTAACCTCCTGCTAAAGTGAGAGAGACGATACAGCACGACGACGCGCGGGGAGCCCGAGGGGGTCTGGTACCGCTGCGTCGGCCACACGTATCACTCGACGTACGTGCCCGAGGACAAGATCACCGCGGTGGTCTCCTACGCCGTCCCCAAGCGCGTGCCGCGGAAGGAGGTGGTGTGATGCGAGACACCCTTCGCAACGCCCGCCGCTGGTGGAGGAACGTCCCGCCCGTCATCCGCTGGCCGCTCTCCATCCTCTTCAACGTGGGGCTGGCGGTCTTCACCTACCTCCACCTCACCGGCCTCCACTGGAGCGTGAAGCTGTTGATCGTGGGGATCGCGCTCTTCGATGCTTTCTACGTGGACTTCAGCCGGGTCGCGCCGAAGGAGCTGGTGGACGCGCTGGAGAACGTGGAGCGCACGGTGATGGAGATCGGCCGATGAGCAAGGGGAAGATCGAGGAGGCCCGCATCGACGCCTGCGTGGCCGTGGGCAGGATCTTCGACCTTCGCGCCGACAACCGGGAGAACGTACGCGAAGCCCTGGAGAGCGTGGAGCGCGAGGTGGCCGCGTACCTCGAAGCAATGAACGACGAGGAGGGACGGTGAGCCGCTCGCGCCGACACCCTCCCCTCCAGAACATCCCGGTGAGGCTTGGGGAGCGTCGCAGCTTCCTCCCCGAAGTCGCGCCGAGCCCCGCGGTCGACTACTCGGCCATCGAGGAACGAATCCTCGCCCTCCAGCCGAAGAAGGGGGACTGGGGAGGAGAGTGCAACCGTACCGTGTGCAAGGAGACCCCGGCCACCTTCTACAACCGCGGGACGTACCGCTACTACTGCCGACACTGCGCTCACCTCATCAACCTCGGTCTCCCCCGGCTCAAGCCCCTCTGCTTCGAAGCCGTCCTCGACGCCTCGGGTGAACCCCTGGACGTGACGGTTATCGGGATCGGGTAGGAACCCCCTCCCACCCTTGGGAGACGGTAGTGAGGGTGTAGGCGATGACTCGTCTGCACCCTCTCCTGTTGTACCCCGCTGGATCGCTCCTCCCCGATCGCTGATAACCCCCTCCCTCCACGTCGGATACAAGCTGTTGACGGGTGCCAGGTCTCCCGTGGATCCATCCCGCATTTATATGCGAGATGCCCTCACGGGTCCTAATTCGCACCTGCCCTATACGCGCGCGCCCGACCCGGTCATCAGATCGAGGTCCCCTGCGCAGCGTACGCCCCTCTCCCCTGCGATCTCACGAGAGCCTTGCCCACGCCCCGACTCACCGACAACAAGTGGCCTATGGGCCGTCTTGAGAACTCGCAGCTCGCGACCCTCCCGCGGAAGCTGCAGGCCCTGGCCAACGTCCTCGGTCGCCTCCCCGCCGCCGAGCTCTGCGGGATCAACGAGCGGCACTGGACCGCGATCCTGATGGGCTACCGTACTCCCCGGGCCCAGCTGTACATCCCGATCACCGAGGCGTACCTCATCCACTGCAAGGGGGCCACGGAGGAGGAGGCCCGGGAGGCGACCGCGTACCTGCGGAAGTCCTACCGCTCCGCCCTCCCGACGCGCCCCAGGCTCATAGCGCCCGGTCGGCGCTCCTGAGATCCTCGGGGAGATCCGGGGGCAGGTTCTGCTTCCGCCCCCGGCTCAAAATCCACCTCGACTGGGGCCGGCCTCTGGAGGCGACCCCTGAAACGGCTTAGACGTGGACAACGAATACTCGACGCGATACCTGCCGCTCGAAGACCTTCGCTGGCTCCTCTCCCGCTACGTCGGGCAGTACGTCGTCCTCGAGACCGCCCCGGTGGCTCCCCTCCACTACCGTGTCAACGAGTCGGATCTCCTCGTGGGGGTGACAATCCGCGGGGAGAGGATCTTCGCTGACTTCGCCTACGGGATGAGCTGGGAGGTGAACCCCGCGGACTTCCATATCCGCTCCCGGCCGAGCCCTCGCAAGTTCATCCAGGACCAGCGGAAGGCGTGGCGGCCCGAGGTCGAGCGGCTAGCCTGGGACCCCAGCGAGATGCGTTCCCACTTCCAGTGGCTCCTGCACGACTGGGATCACCCCCAGCAGGAGGAGGTGTGGAGGTGAGCGACGGGTGCCCCTTCTGTGAGGCCCAGCGCAAGCGTAGGGAGAAGGCGGCGCGGGATACCCGCCTCTCCTGCCTCGTCTTGTTGATCGCAGCCCTCCTCGGCGGGGGCTTCCTGCTCTTCCAGTACCTGGGCGCACGATGAACCCCTTCGAGCTGACGGAGGAGCAGGCCCGGGCGGTCGTGAGCGCGATCGCGGTGATCCTCGGGCCGAAGGAGGACGTGACCCAGGAGGAGGCCGAGGTGCTGGATGACCTCTCGTCCCACCTCGGCTCCACGCTCGCCTACGTCGACGAGCTCCGGGCCGGATGAACCTCTACACCTACCTCTGCACACGCTGTGGCTGCGGAGGGCGTTCCCCGGAGAAGATGACCCGGGTACGCTGCTGGTTCTGCGGCCTATTCTGCCGCAGGTACGATCCACAAAAGGAGATCCCTTGAGAGACGGATGGACGCCTCCCCCGCTGGGAGGCTACCGAGCCCGGCCGTTGGGTCCGGAGAACCGCAAGGTCGTAGAAGGGGCGCAGCCGCCGAAGCTGAGGAAGCCGAGGCGTCGTATCCCCCTGCCCCGGAACCCCGTGGAGTGGGGGTGCCTCTTCTTCTGCCTCCTCCTGTCCGCCTTCTTCGCCCTGACCGCGACCGCGTTCGTGGGGGTGATGCTGCGGCTGATCGGGTGGGCCTTCCGATGAGCGACAACGGCAAGGGAGACGCACCCCGGCCGCTCAGCGTCCCGAAGGAGACGTACGACCGCAACTTCGCCCGGATCTTCGGGGAGCGTACCCCCGTGACCCCCGACGACGTGAAGGAGCTGATCCGGCGTCAACAGGAGGAGGTGGGCCTCACCTTCCCTCCCTACCCGGTGATCCCTCCCCCGCTCGTCTTCGTGAAGGAGGAGACCCCCGCCTGTTGCGGAGGGCGGTGCTGTGGGGACGAGTGCTGCGAGGAGTGCCATGGCTACTGAGCGCAGCTACTGCTCATGCGACCCGGGGGACTGCCCCCGCTGGGAGTGCGAGGACTGCGGCCCGGTCCCCTGCGCCGCGGTCCGGGACGACTGCAGCCACGCCGGAGGCTGCGACGGGGAGTGCCACATCACCGGCCCCTTCCTCGTCGGGTACAACTGATGGCGGCGTGCGAGAGCGACGGGGAGCGGCTGGACGCGTGGATCGCAGCGATCGTGCAGGACTTCCGGGACGGCACCTGCCCGGATGACCTCGTCGCCCACATCGGGAAGCACGCCACCGCGGATCTGGCCCGCTACCTCGAGGACGGGAGGCCCCTGTCCCGGTGGGCCGCGGGGATGCGCAACCTGATCGAGATCTTCGAGGGGTTGCACGACTGCTACCCGGGGAAGGCAGAGCAGCTGGGCCGGCTGAAGGCGAAGTACGAGAGCGACCCGGTCAACTGTACCCCTCCCCCGTGGATGAAGGAGGTGCGGCGGTGAAGGAAGTGCTGCGGGTGGAGCTGGAGGAAGGGAAGTACACGGTCGTGCAGTTCGAGAACGGAGCCGCCGTGGCCCTCCGGTACGGGGAGCCATGGCGGACGCTCACGGGGGACAAGCTGGTGCTGGCCCTCGCTCAGGAGGTGGCCGAGCTGAGGGCGGAGAAGGAGGGCCGAGGGAGCGGAGTCCACGCCCGGGCCTCGCGCTGACGGGCAAGCCCGCGGTCGAACGCCTGCAGCCACAGCTCGCGGTGTCGCTCGAGGGTCTTGGCGTAGGCCACCCAGTCCGGGTGATCCCGCTGGGGGTCGTACCCGGAGGACCACGGACCACCGGGGCGGTAGGTGTCGGTCCAGCGGAGCCCGGTCTCATAGCCGTCACGCTCCACTTCGGCGTCCGTCCGGGAGTACCGACGGAACGGCGCGTCGAGGGAGGGGCGGGCGGCCCGGGGGTTCCCCTCGGTTGGGGAGATCTCGGTGTAGAAGCGCACGCCGTCCATCTCATACCTCCTTGTAGGTGATCCGCTCGTTCCAGCCGGCGCGCCACTCCGTCATGAGGTCCGAACGCTGACCGTCCGTGAGCTCTACGTCGAAGTAGTGCCGCTCGTCCAGATAGAAGTTGCCGGCGGGGTTCTTGCGGCGCTTTGACTCCACCTGCACCGCGGTCCCCTCGGCGCCGACCCGGGTGGCGACGACGGTGCGCCACTGGGCGAGGCTTGCGGTCAGGCCGTAGAAGCGGATGGTGGCCATCGGGGTAGTCTCCGTTAGGGGTGCGCTCTCTCAACCTTAGCGGAATATCACACAAACGTAGGGAGTGGTCAACACTTTCTGGAGGGAAGGTTAGTGACTCAGCAGATGGAGTGGCCGGAGGTCGCGGACCGGGTGGGGCTCAGGTCCATCGACGACACCCCGTACGGCGTGACCGCGGGGTTCTCGAAGGGGTTCGTGCGGGGCGGGACGGAGGAGGTTCCCATCATCGCCCTCGACATGGAGATGGAGCGGGGCAAGCAGCGGGTCGTCCTCGACACCCGTGAGCTGGGCGACCTCCTCTCGGCGATGAAGAGCCGGGGCATCGAGATCCCCGGGGTGAGCTTCACGTTCACCGACGTGGGAGGGGTCTGCCCGCGGTGCGAAGGGGAGAACCCCATCGGGTGCGACGCCTGCTTCGGCACCGGCGTGGAGCGGAAGTGCAACCGCTGCGGTAAGGAGCGGGCCAGCATCTTCGACGTGGACCCCTTCGCCGCCGAGGGGATCAGCGGGGACCCCAACAAGTACGAGTGGTGGTGCGAGCCGTGCATCTCGGACCGGAGGGACGAGGTATGATCGTTGAGGTCATCGCGAACGGGAACCCGTACCCCTACGAGGTCCGGCACGGGCTCACCACGGTGCGGGAGATGAAGCGGACCTTCTCCCACTGCTTCCTCCGGACGCCGGCCCCCGAGGAGCTCGAGGCGCGGGACGCCTCCGGGGTACTCCTCCACAACGACGCCGTGTGGGAGGAGGACGGGGGCCGCGAGGAGCGCTACTACATCACCCTCCCGGCCGGGTACGGCGGATGACCTGGGTCAAGGGTCATCCGTGGACCGTCTGCGCGGCCCTCCTCGTCCTCGCGCTGCTCGTCAGCTGCGGGAAGGTCTCGGGGAAGGCCGAGCACGATCACGCGGCCCACAACTACGACGAGAACGTGGAGGTGGGGCGCTGATCTCGCACTACTACGACGGGCGATGCCCGTGCTGCCGCGGCTACCACCGCGAGGAGGACCCCTGCGTGACCCCGGAGCCGCTCGGCTGGCTGGATCTGTTGACGCTCCTCGTGATCGCAGGGATCGGGCTGATCGCCTACGCCTTTCACTGAAGGAGTTCATGCGCAAGCTGCAGATCTACTGGGATATGGACGGGGTACTCGCGGACTTCGACTCGGCGAAGCGCCGGGTGCTGGCCGGGGAGGAGATCCACCACACGAACGACAACGCCCACGCCCTCACCCCCGAGGGCCGGGCGCAGAAGCGGAAGGTGGCGGGGATCATCGAGGAGGACCCCTACACCTTCTTTCGGAGCCTCCTGCCGTTCAACGAGATGCTCCGCCTCGTAAACCGCACCGCGGAGACGCACGGACGGTTCAGCATCCTGACGGCCACCCCGGGCCGGCTCTCGGTGCGGGGCAGGGAGGAGGCGCGCCGGGGCAAGAGGGACTGGCTCTCGGCCCACCTCCCGGTGCACTCGGATCTCTGGTTCGACCCCACCGGGGAGCGGGAGAGCAAGGGCGCCTACGTGGGGCGGTACAACCGGGACCGCATCCAGGTGCTGATCGATGACCGGGCCAGCAACTGCAAGGAGTGGGAGGCGGCCGGCGGGACGGCCATCCTCCACACGTCCCTCGAGGACACAGCCGAACGGCTGGAGTCGCTGCAGACCGCACGCCTCATCTCCTGCTGAACACCGACGAGCCGTCACCTCCACCGCGGGGTGTCGGCTCGATTCTTTTTCCAAGATCACCCCCTACTCGAGGGAACGATGGCCAAGGTCAATTGCGACACCCCGCTGGGCGCCCACGCCGAGAAGCTGCTGGAGCCGTGGCGCTCCGGCCGCAGCGACACCATCCACTGCCGTGCCGAGCTGGCGCTGAGCATTCGCGACGGCAACGTGGTCCGCGTCCTCCGCAAGGGCGAGGAGAAGGACCGCTACAGCGGCCCGCATCACGTGGAGAAGGGCGAGCTGTACGTGCAGACCAACCTGGGCTACAACGCCTCGGTGGAGGAGGTGAAGCGCGTCCTCAAGCTGCTCCCGAAGCTGCGCGGCCGGTACACGGAGGATGGCGAGCAGGTGCGCGTCAGCACGGGGATGTTCGACGCGTGGCACGTCACGTGCCCGATCGGCACCGACGAGAACGGCTACCAGCCCCTCGGCGTCAAGGCGGGGTGCCACTACTTCTCCCCGGCGGAGATCCAGCGCCTGTGCGACCTGATCGGCGTGAAGATGCCGAAGCTGCCCACCAAGAAGGCCCGGGCGTGAGCCGGTTCGACCTGAACAACCTGAGCGGCGGGGACCACGAGGAGTTCGGTCCCCGCGCTCCGGCGGGAAGCTGGCGGCCCGAGCTCCAGCTCGGCACCCGGGTCGTCTTCTCGAACTACCTGTACCGCGAGCGGGGTCAGCTTCTGCCCCGCGGCAAGGTCCCCTCCCAGCTCAGCCGCCGCTTCGACCCGGAGGACGAAGGCTTCGAGTTCCGCGGCCACGGGATGATCGTTGGCCGCAAGGTGATGCTCTCCGGGACGATCTACGACGCGACGGAGTACGAGACCTACTTCGGCGGGAAGCTGGTCCCCGGGTTCAAGCAGGAGCGCCGGCACTACGTCTACCTCGTCGCCACGGACCTGGACTGCAAGGAGCCGTTCATGGTCCTCGCCGACGACCTCACCGTGGAGGAGGGATGCAGCTGATCCGTGAGCTGGTGGGGGCAGTGAAGGGGGACAGCGGGTTCTTCTGCGTGATCTGCGGGAAGTGGGCGCTCAACTTCTGCCGCATCCGCAAGGTGCACTTCTGCGACAAGCGGTGCCTCGACGAGTACGTCTACCGGACCGAGGGCGCGTGACGACCCTCGCCAACCTCTTCGTGAACACCGACTGCGTCTGCGGGCACCCCTTCGACGTTCACATCGTGCCGGGAGGCGAGTGCGTCTTCTGCGTGCACGACACCTGCCCCGAGTACGAGCCGGAGGACGTGTGCGGCCTCTGCTTCCACGAGGGGAAGACGATGCCGGAGACGGTCGACGAGTGGAGGTGTCCCGCCTGCGGGGCGCTCTACCAGGACTGCGATCCGGAGGACTGATCAACGTGACCGTCACCGTACGCCTGCCCGACGGGACCGAGCTCCCGGGGGACGCCGTGGAGATCCGGATCAAGGACGAGGGGAAGGGCGGAGTGCGTAACTGCTCCGCCACCACCTTCGTCCGGGACCGTGACGACCTGTACCGCCTCGTCTACCGGAGGGACCCGTGAACGGGCTCGAGCTGCAGAGCGCCAAGCAGCGCCACCTCCTCCCCTTCCTGTTCTCGTACCGGCCGCCGCGGGTCATCGTGGCCGTCTTCGAGGACGCGTACCCGGGGGAGCCGGCGAAGTACCGGATCGAGGAGAAGCCGGCGCACCACACCCGCGTCGTCTCGTGCAACCGGACCGCCTTCTACGAAGCGGAGATCCTGCACCAGCGGGAGGGGCTTCCCCGTGGGGAGGCGCCGGGGCTGAAGGTCTACCACGTCCCCTCCGGCGTCAGCAGGTTCCGGGTCGTCCTCCGGGCGGGGTACGACCTGGGAGCGGTCCAGTGGAGGCCCGAGGCCGTGGCCCCGATCAAGCTACTCGACTACATGGAGATCTCTGCCCCGTGACCCGTACCGAATGGACCGGCCTCGCCGTCTGCCTCCTCATCGGCGTGATCATCCGGCTCCTGAAGCTTCCGATCCCCTCCCCTCCCACCGTCCCGGGGGCATTCATGGTGGTTGCGACGACGGTGGGGTTCGTCGCAACGGACTTCTTCCTCCGGAGACCGCGGTGATTCCCGACGACGATTTCGATGCCTTCCTGACCGAGCTGGACGACTCCCCCGCGCCGAAGCTGCCCCCGCTTGAGCCGGTCGCCGACTACGACCGCGAGCGGGAGGTGGGCGCGCTGGCCGACGGGTTTGACTGCGACGTGGAGGTGGCCGGCCCGAACGTCCTGCAGCTGGACCTCGACTCGTGGGACGCGGTCAAGTTCTTCATGGAGCAGCTGCCCCTCGCCCGGGCCAAGGGCCTCCCGATCGGCGCCGCGGAGATCCGCCGCTCGCGGAACAGCCAGATCAAGGGGAGCCGCCACGCCCGGGTACACCTGACGCAGGACGTGCCCCTGCTGGAGCGCATCCTGATGCAGGCGCTGCTGGGATCGGACCCGAAGCGCGAGCTGCTCTGCTACCACCGCGCCCTCCACGGCGTCGAGCCGAACGTCCTCCTGTTCCGGCCGCGCAACGAGCCGGAGGGCTGGGAGCCGGCGGAGCCCCCGATCCCGAGCTTCGACGACTGATGGCGAAGACGGTTGACGTGTCCGAGAAGGACTTCGAAGCGCTGTTCAACGGGGCCTGGGCAGCGCGCGAGGCCGGGGATCTCGAGACCGCCCTCCGGCTCGACCAGCTCGCTCGCAAGACGAACGCAACGCTCTCCTACGCCCGAGCAGCGAAGCTCGCCGGCCCGTACCGCGGGAAGCGCCGGCACTGGAGTGAGGTGCCCTCCGTCTTCGAAAGCTGGGATGCCGTGAAGGGGAAACGTGAAGGTAGCTGATCAATGGTTTGATTACGTCCGGCACCGGCTCACGGTGTTCGACGACCCCCTGTTCCGGATCAACCCCGAGGAACATCGCTACTTCTACGGGGAACATGAGCTGACCGCGGTCAGCAGCTGGATCAAGGCAAGGACGCACGAGTTCGACGCGGAATACTGGGCGGCACGGAAGGCCGAGGAGCGGAAGTGCTCCCCGGCCGACGTGTTGGCGGAGTGGGAGGCCACCGCCCGGGAGTCCACGGTGCTGGGGCACGCGGTACACGACGGTATCGAGCGGGTGTTCACGGGAGAGGACCCCGGAGAGGTCATCCGGAGCCTCGCCCACCTCCCGGAGGCCCAGGCCCGCCTTACGGCGTGGTGGAGGGGCTGGGGGGTACACTTCGCCGGCTTCCGCGTGGTCGCGTGCGAGAGGAAGATCTTCAGCCTGCGCTGGGGGCTCTCCGGGACGCTGGATGCCCTGCTGGAGAAGGATGGCCGTTTCTGGATCGCCGACTGGAAGACCAACAAGCGCATCCGGACGAACCAGGACTTCTCCTTCGAGCGGTTCCGGCCTCCGTTCCACTTCCTCGAGGGGAACGAGCTCAACAAGTACAGTATGCAGGTCGGTCTCTACCGCCTGATGCTGGCCGAGGTCGGCATCCCGACGGAGGGGGCGGTCATCGTCCACCTGCCGAAGGGGAAGGAGGCGGAGATCAAGATGGCGCACGACTACACCCACCTGCTGTACCGCTACCTGACCACGGGGCTCGTCTGAGCCCCGCCCTGCGCGTCTCCCTGCGCAGGATCTCGTCGCGAGGGGCTGAGTAGCCCCTCGGTCGACGAACACGCTCCCGGAGCCGATCTAACGCTTCGGGGGATCACCTCAAGTTCAAACCCGATCGGAGAGACGTAGTGAAGCTCAGGATCACCAACCTGCAGGCCGCGAGCGCCGACGCCGAGAAGTTGGCCGCCGGCGACTACTTCATGGTGTCGTACGCGGGGAGCCCCGGCACCGCCGGGCTGCGTACCGACCGCGCCTACATCATGACCGACGCCCCCGAGGACAAGCTGCCCGGGGAGACCTACACCACCCGCGGCTACCGCACGGCCGTGGACCTGATCACCGGCGCCCGCATCGCCATCGCCCCGTTCACCGCGGTGATGAAGTGCGAGGTGGAGATCTCCATCACGGTGGAGATGCAGGAGATCGTGCGGGACACCGAGGCGGTCAAGGCGCGGTGAGCGTACCGCGGCGTCAGCCGGGCTTCTGCGTCTGCTGCGGGAAGCCCGGCTTGATCCGATACGACGCATCCACGCAGCTGTGCGGAGAGGCGGAGTGCGCGACCGAGTACCGCTGGAGGCAGCGGCTCTACCAACGCGGGGAGGATTACCGGCCCCGCCCAACCTGACGAGAAGGAGTAGCTGGTGCAGGCCCTGATCGAGTTCATCATCAAGAACCTCATGGCGTTCTGGCCGGTGGCCCGCGTCTACACGTGGCAGCAGGGTCTCCGGGTGCGCTGCGGCAAGGTACGGGAGGAGCTGGAACCGGGCCTGCATCTCCGCGTCCCCTTCATCGACGAGATCAACAAGACGACGCGGTCCGACATGACCGTGGATCTCCCCACCGGCTCGGTCGTCACCGAGGACGGGGTGTCCGTGGTCTACTCGGCGAACGTCTGCTACAAGGTCACGAGCATCCGGGCCGGCTGGGTCAAGATCTATCGCTTCGACGACTCGGTCGTGAACATGGCCTTCGGGGCGCTCGCCACCGCGGTGGCCTCCCGGACGTGGCAGGAGCTGAAGCGGGACCGGAAGGCGCTGGAGACAGCGCTCGTCGCGGAGCTGAACGAGGCGATGGACGGCTGGGGCCTGCAGGTGCTGCGGGTCTTCCTGACCGACCTCGTCCCGGCCCGGCAGTTCCGGATGTACGGCGACACCCCCGGGCAGAACGCCAAGCGCAACTTCTGATCAACGGAACGATGGCAACGAGCGAGACGGAGATCCCCGTACTGGACCCCTCCCCGCGGCGGGAGGCGTACGTCAACAACATCAAGGCCCTCTTCGGCCTCGGCTACCCGGTCCGGGTCACGGACGACCGCCTGAACTACTACGGCATCACGCTGGAGGAGCTCGCGGTGGAGGCCGGCGCCCAGCAGGTGGAGGGCGGAGACCCGGAGCACGGCGTGTACCTGTTGCGGCCGGCCGGCGAGTGAAGCTACTCTTCTGTTCGAGGTGCTTCGATCTGTTCAAGCTGGACTTCCCGGTCCGCTCCTGTAGCTGTGGACTCGTCCGGGGGCGCTACCTCCCGGACGGGCACACCGCCGAGGTGAACGGGGAGGGGCTAAGCCTCGCGATCGATAACAACACCCTCGTCCCCTTCATCCGCCGCGGTGGACCCGGACCCGCGGAGCAGTACGAGGAGGGGATGCAGCGCAACGCCGTCACCTGCTGGGTGCGCGAGCACGAAGGACCGGGGAACCCCAGGAGCCACGTCAACCCGGAGCTGTAGGATGGACGCGAGAGAGATCCACGAGATGGAGCAGGCGTTTGCCGCGCTCCGCACGCTGGCGGGGATGGTCCGCCGGTACTTCGTCGCCCTCACCGAGGAGGGCTTCAACCCGGTCGAGGCGCTCGCGCTGACACGGGACTTCCAGAGCGAGCAGGTGCGGATGATCCTCTCCCGGATCGGGAAGAAGGAGGAGGGATGACCGCCTCGCTTGCCCGGGCGTGGCTGTGGGTGGCCGGTCTCCGGTATCGCAGCCCGTGGATCGCGGCGCTTCTCGGGATGGGTGCCGCCCTCCTCCACCTCCTCCTGCACGTCCTGCATATCCCCCACGGGGATTGACCTCCGGCCGGGACGCTCCTGTAGCTTGTGGGTTGACGATCAACAACTCACGGCTTCAGGAGCGTTCTAGTGCTCGATCCGTTCAGCAGCTTCAGCCGCGGGGTGACGAGCCCCGCCACTCGTGCGTTCGCCGTGGCTCCCGCGGACGGGACGCAGCTCCCCTACCTCACGCGCGCCATCTACGTCGGCGGCTCGGGGGATCTGACCGTCACCACGGAGGACGGGGACACCGTCACCTTCAAGTCCGTGCCGACCGGGACTGTGCTCTCGGTGCGGGTCCAGATCATCGCCGCCACGGGTACCACGGCGACGAACCTCATCGGGCTGGCCTGATGGCGCGCTGCATCGGGCTCCACCTCGGGATCGGGTGCTCCGCGGCCCCCTCCGGTCCGGCGATCTTCGACCTGACGCAGGCCGGGCCGATGGCCTACTGGTACGACGCCCGGCAGGAGGCGTTTGCCGACGGGGCGAACGTCACCTCGGTCAAGGACTGGAGCGGGAACGGTCTGGACCTCACGCAGCCGACCGACGCGACCCCGATGAAGTTCGCGAAGAACGTGGTGAAGGGCCTCCCGGTCTTCCGCGGGGTCGACGGGGTGTATACCGGGCTTCAGCGGCCGGGCGTGAGCTCGGAGGCTCTCGTGGAGCCGGACGCGGATATCACCATCTTCGTCCTGGCCAACGTGAAGGCCGTCAACGACACCGGCTTCACGATCTGGCAGGGAGCGGGCGGGCAGACCTCGTTCTTCATCTACGGCGGGGACCTGTACTTTCGTGACCCTGGTTCGGCAATCTCGGTAAACGCCCCCAGCAACGCGTGGCACGTCTACGCGGCCCGGCACCGGGACGGGAACACGGAGGAGATCTTCGTGGATGGGGACCTCGTCGCGAGCGCCACGTCTACGGCCCTCCCCTCGGGTACGGCCGCGCTCCAGATCATGCGGAGCGTCAACGTATCGGACTACATGGTGATCGCTGCGTACCGGGCCGCTCTCTCCGATTCGACCCTGCAGGCGGTCTCCTCGTCTCTCCTCTCCATCGTCCAGTAGGACGGGAAGCGTCAACAAATAGAAGAAGGCTCCGGGGGATAGAACCCCGGGGCCTTCTCCCTTGCTCTCCTTACTGGCGCTCGAGCCAGTCGTAGCCCGCCCGCGTGAACCGCATCTCCCCGTCCGGGTCTACCTCGGCCAGCTGGTAGTAGTTCTCGAGGTCCGTGGGCTCCCCGATCCGGATCTCCCAGGTGTGGCCGTCCCCTGCCGCGAGCTGCTTGGCGGTTCCCACCGCCTCCACGTAGTCGTTGACGTCCCGCGGCTTCTCCCAGTCGGCCTCGAGTGTGTCCAGCCGCTCGCTCCGGACGAGCGTAATCCTGTCCCGGTTCATCGCGTTGTCTCCCGCGTGAGAAGGATGGGGCCGGAGGTGCGTCCCCGGCCCCGGGGTGGGTCAGTAGACGTACGGGTCCTCGCGTACGTCCGGGTTGAAGAGGAGTGCGAGGCCCACCGCCAGCTCGCACGCCCTCTTCTGCGTGGCCTCCAGAACGTCCTCGGGGACGTCGTAGAAAACCAGCCCGGAGTGGATCTGCTCGAACTGCTCCGGGTGCTCCTGCCGCATGAGGGCCTCCCGGCACTTCTCCCGCATCTCGTCCCCGTCGTACTCCCCTTCGGCGAAGAGGTAGCCAGCGGCGGACGGGTTCTCGTTCTCCTCCGGGGGAAGTTCCTCCTGCTCCACCGCGAGCAGGACCATCCGCGCCAGCGCGTAGCGCGCGGCGTTCTCCACGTTGTACTCCATCGGGCTCTCCGTAGGTGAAGGGTTCACGCAATCCGGCGCCGCGTGGGCGGCTCCTCGGGCATCTTCTTCCGGCGGCGGCCGGCGGGGACCTGGATGAGGGCCGACCCGTCGATCTCCACCACCGGGCCGTCCTCCTCCTGCCCGGTGGTCTCCTCCTCTCCGCCTTCGTCCAGCGGCGGCCGGGTGGCCTGCCACCGCCGCACCCACTCCGCGCCCTGTTCGGTCAGGTACCACCCCCGTACGACCCCCTCCTGCGGGACGCCGTCGTACTCCACCAGCCCGTTCTCCTTCAGGATGCCGAGGGTGCGGGGCTTCCCCGGGAAGGGGCCGCGGCCGGCCGCTACGGCGAGAAGGGCGGCGCGCTGGGGTCCGGACAGCTTGATCTTCCCCACAACGTCCTCCGGCGCCGCCGGAGCGTTCCCCTCCCCCGGCGTCTCCGCCGCCGCGGGCAGCGCCCGCTTCCAGTGGCCGTACTGCGTGGCCGCGGTGGCCGGCGAGATCCCCTCCGAGACGCAGCGGGCGATGACCTCCTTCCGGGACACCTGCGGGTTCGCGGCGTACATCTCCGCGGCGATCTCGCGGACCCGCTTGACCGGGCTCTCCACCGTGCTGGAACGCTTCATGGGCTCCGTCGCTTCCGTCTCCTGGGTAGCGGGCTGGGGCGCCTCCACAGGCGCCGGGGTCTCCGTCTCCGCCGCGGGTGCGGCGGGTTCCTCCTCCACCTCGCGGACCACCGCCACGCGGTTGACCACGGTCTCCAAGTTCCCCTTGTACTCCCCGTGCTCCTTTACCGTGGCCTTCACCACGTAGGTCTTCCCCTCCTCCAGATCCTTGGCCGAGGTGGCGAACCACTTCAGGCGGTTCCCCTCCGGGGTCTCCATGATGTGGAGGCCGATGGACGGGCCGAAGTCGCTGGAGAGCGGGATCACCTTCCGGACGGTTACGGTGAAGACCTCGCGCTTGCCGACGGTCCCGACGTGCTGGGAGACCGGGCGGGCGGTACGCGTCCGCTCCTCGATCAGGTCCATCGCCTTCTTATACGCGGCGATGAGCGAGGCCGCAAGCCCCATCACCTTCCAGTTCGTGATCCCCATCCGGGCCACCACCAGGAGGTTGTGCTCGTACTCGTTGAGGCTCGCCTCCCGCTCCTCCAGCGCGAGCGCCCACTCCACCGCGTCCTCGGCCAGCGCCCGGTCCTCCTCCGAGGGCACCGGCTGGAACCCGAACTGCCGGACGAACTTGTCCAGCTCCTTCCGGCGCTCGCTCTCGCTCATCCCGCCGCCGCGGCTGGTGAGCCCCTCCAGGAACCACGCGGACTGGGAAGTGGAGGAGACGCTGTAGCCGCGCTCGTCCGAGAGCTCCCGGGCGCGCTTCCGGGAAACCCAGCCGTAGCACCGGGTCGCCAGCGCCACCCACCCGAGGTACCAGCGCAGGTCGAAGAGGTTGTCCCCGCCGCGCATCCCCCAGCTCTCCTCGTCTCCGCAGGCTACCTCGATCTCGCGGAGCCACTCACACATGCGGGCTACCGTATGCGGGTCCGGGTGGCCGAGGAAGTCCACGAGGCAGGTGGAGCCGACCTGCTTGATCTCCCCCGCCTCGTTCTGCAGGAGGTAGGTGTCGTTCCGCTGGCGCCGGTGACCGCAGTGGTCACAGTCGCTCCCGGCGTTCCGGTAGCGCTCCGGGATCTCGTACCCGGGGAGGCCGGCCACGATCGTCCCGTCCTCGCCGAAGTGCCGGAGGGCGGCGATGAAGGTCCAGCCGGAGATCTGCGGCCGCTCCCCCGTGACCTCGATGGTATGGACCCGACGGACGCGCCCGGTATCCTCCAGGAACCCCGTGCAGTCGGGCTTCCGGATCTTCTCCACCGTGGTGCTGAGGACGCGGTACGTGACCTCGGCAACCCCGATCTTGCGGGCGGCGCGGTTGATCTTGGCGAGGCGGCGCTCCAGCTCCGGCTGGTTCTCCTCCGGGAGCCGGTAGGTCGCGGTGATGGTCTCGGGGGCGGCGGTGGCGGTCATCGGATCTCCGTGGGTCCGGGGTAGCTTGCTCAACCGTGGAGAAATATAAACGTCCTCCACGGGGTAGTCAACACTTTCTGTTAAAGCCCGAACATGCTGCCGGAGGCGGGGAACACTGCCGGGGTCGGTCATCCCTTCCGGAGCGAAGATGCCGGTCACGAACACGAATGCAAAGGCCCGCTACTATGCGGGTGTCTACGGGGCGCATCCGAACTGCCGGTGCCTCCCATTCCCCCTCCCCACGGAGAAGCAAGTGCAGCCCCTGAGCGAGCGCGAGATGGAGATCGCCCGCGCGGCGTACCGTCGCGGCCGGAGCGAGAACCCCTACACCAGCCACGGCACCCGCCGGTACACGACCGCGGTGCACGAGGAGCAGGTGGAGGCCCACCTGAAGAAGCTGTACCCGATCACCGAGACGAAGAGCCGCACCGCGGTCATGCACGACGGCTGCGTGGCCTCGTTCGTCAGCGGCGGGTTCGGCACGGTGCAGGTGACGTACGGGAACAGCCCGCCGGTCCTGATCCCGGGGAACATCCTCCCCATCCTCGAGCCGATCCGCGCGGCCGGCTACGGCGAGCTGAGCTACCAGAACGGCGTCGACGCGCACTACGACGTGAAGGTGCTGAACGGCGGCAAGATCGGCATCCTCCGGTACTCGGCGCCCAAGACGGCCAGTCGCCGCCCGCACATCGTGACGTACCACCTGACGCAGGCGGACCTGGAGAAGCTGGCCGACCTGCTGAAGAACCCGACCGAGACCGTGAGCCGGTAGGGCCACCAACCACCCCGAACGAGACAGAAGCGTGGACGAGAAGCAGCAGACGATCTCCCTGAACGACGCGCACCGCCGCTGCCGCAAGGCGTACGAGATGGGACGCGCCGAGGCGGACCGCAGCTCGCTGGCGTACGTGAGCCCCGGCTCCGTGCTGACCCGCGTGCAGCGCCTGTACCCCATCACCGAGCGCCGCGTGCGGACGCTGAACGAGGGCGCCGTGACCTTCACCACCGAGGACGCCGGCAAGGTGGTGGTCCTGACGGTGGTCAACACCTACCGCTTCCAGGCGGAGATCCTGCCGGTGATCCGCGGGCTCTTCGACGCGCCGAGCGGTACGGCGATGAGCTGGAACGGGTTCAGCGCCGAGAAGACCTACGGCGGCGTGGCCATCAAGGCCGTGGGCGCCCGGGAGAGCGGCCTCACCCTGAACCGCTCGCAGCTGGAGAAGATGGAGCAGCTGGCGAAGCAGCCCTTCGAGACGGTCTCCGTCTGAACGACTACGGGAGCGCCGAAGGGCGCTCCTCCACCCCCGCACCAAGAGAGATGAGCAACAAATACTACGGCGGCTACCCGTACGGGGGCGGCTACGGGCTCGACCCCTACGCCGGCCTGTACCCCCTCCCGGCGAAGCCGTTCACGCTGAAGATCGACATGGGCAAGATCGAGGAGTCCTTCCTCGGCGAGCTGCGCAAGATGGCCGAGCCGCCGGCCAAGCCCGCGGAGAAGTTCGACGGGAACAAGCAGCTGACCGCCGACGAGGTCGCGCGGATGGAGCGGGAGGCATACGACGCCGGTCGCCGGTCGCGCGCGGTGCTGAGCCTGGACTACCGCGCGAACTCGTCGATCCCCGGCGAGCTGCGCAGCCGCTACCCGGTCTCGGAGACCAAGGAGCGGAAGATCACCGTGAGCACCTGCACCGAGGCCGTGGTGCGGTCGGGCTACGTCCGCCTCACGGTGGGCTCGACCACGGTCAGCTTCGCGCAGTCCCTCCTGCCGGCGCTGAAGGCGCTGGTGGGCTCCACCGCGCAGGAGATGAAGTTCGCCAGCCTCACGGCGAAGCCGGTGAAGGGCGCCCTCACCGGCGAGCGGATCGACATCAAGCGGGACTGCGACGCGCTGAACCTGACCTCCCTCACCCGCCGCGACATCGAGCGGCTGGAGGAGCTGGTGAAGAACCCCACCGAGACCGTCATCGACTGACCCCGGCGCGGGCGAACAAGGAAGTGACGGAGGCGTAACGGAGGGGGCGGAAGACCGCCCCCTCCTTTCTTCTACCTGTTGACGCAATGGAACTTTCTCTGCGGGAGACGCACCCGTTCACGGCGGTGCTCAAGCGGGACCACAAGATCTACCACCGTGGCGAGGCGTTCGACTACGCCCGTCGCGTGGGGAAGTCCGTCGAGGTGCGCTGCGGAGAGCTCCGGACCGACACGATGACCCTCCCGGCCTCCTACGTTACGTTGACCGCCGTGTCAGGTAGCTAGGGGGCTCTCGTGGGACAAACCAAATACGAGGAGCTGGCCGAGACGATCGCGGCGCGCGTCCGCGAAAGCGGAGCCGCCGCGGTGACTCCCGGGGCGCTGGAGGAGTTCAGGGCCCACCCGTTGTTCCTCTCCCTGTACGGGAGCCTCTCGTCCGTATACGATCTGCCGGACAGGACGTTGACGCGGCTCATCGCGGCCGCGCAGCGGGTGCTCTGAACACCGTCCCCGCCTCCGGGTACGCTGACGTCGAAATGCACAACCCACCCTCCCCCGAAAGGACCAAGCAGATGCGGCTCTCCCCCGACGCCTTCCCGCAGGACCGCCGGCCCGACTGGCTCACGGACGAGAAGCTGCAGCTGCTGGAGGATTCGATCGCGGCGGCCCGGAACCCCGGCAACTGCCGGTTCGAAGAAGGCGGTCAGCCCTGCTGCGTGATCGGTCAGCTGTCCGTCCGGATGGGGAAGGGAGCGCGGCAGCTGGAGGAGTTCGACGGGGACTTCTACGGTACGTTCCCGCAGATCTACCAACTGATCGGAGTATGCCCGGCCTTCCCGGAGGGTCTGGTAGATGCGCTGCGGAGGGCGTGGGATCTGACCCTGGGGATTCACGGAGAGGAGACGGAAGACACCCGGCGCGACGTCCTGCGGCAGAAGGTGTTGACGTACGTCCTGGGGCGGTAGAAGCCCCGGGACCCGGAGTGAGCGGGGGAGGGGGCTAGGGCGGCCCCCTCCCCCTTTTGCTACCCGTCCGCCCCAAAAGGGTCACGTTGAGTTTTGAAGGAAAATGCATTACCTTTCTCCCCGTTCACTCCCGATCACCAAGCCCCACCGGAGACCACGGCGCCCGAAGAACCGCGGGCGCTACGTCCCCGGGACCCAACCCCTACCCATCAGAAAGATGACGACGGACGAACCCACCGCGGGGACGGAGACCCGCACGAAGCCGAAGCGCAGCAAGGAGCGCCGGATGGGGTACAAGCCCATCCAGCTCACGCTCCCCAGCGTCCCCGGGGGCAGGGACGAGAGGCGCTTCGACGTGGTGCACGACGGGACGGTGTACGAGCGCAGCGAGAAGGGTCAGCGCACGAAGCTGAAGGAAGACACGGACGAGCGCCGGCAGCTGGGGGATCGCGCCCGAGCGAAGGCGCTCCGGATGATGCGGGGGGAGCTCAACTAATCCTCCGTCCGTGGGCATCTTCGACATCATCGCTCCGGCGGTAGAGCCCACCGCTCCCCCGGAGCCCCCACGCCCGACGCCGAAGGAGGAAGTCCGTACACCCGTAGTCCAAGAGCCTCCTGCCCCCGTGGATCTACCCGCGGCTAAGGAGGCGGCCGGAACCGTCCATCAACATTTAGTGGACGAGCCGCGCCGGCTCCTCGCGGAGCTCGAGGACTCCCCAGCCCTCTCCGCCCTTCCGCGCGCCATCCGCGCCCGGGTAGAGGAGCAGTTGCGGATCATCGGTGACGCGCAGGTGCAGATCTATGTCGCCCTGAGTCCCCTCACCCTCGGCAAGCAGCTGAGGTAGCCGATGATCCGGGGAATGTACGGAGAGGTCATGCAGGTGAACCCGCAGAAGAAGAAAGACGACTGCGGCGCCGCCTCCCTCTCAATGGCGCTCGGTGTACCCTACGAGATGGCGTTCCAGGCCATCCGTCACGTGAACCCCAACGCGATCGGAGGAGCGGGCAAGCGGTACGGCACCAAGATCGTAGACCTGCAGCGGGCCGCCGTACACCTCGGCTCCCGGCTCGTACGCCGACCCAAGTTCAACACGGAGGAGGACGAAGGCATCCTGAGCATCCGCTCGGTGAACCCGCAGGTGAAGTGGTGGCATTACGCGGTCCTGTACCGCGGCCTCATCTTCGACACGGACTCCCGGGTCTGGCGGGTGGAGTCTTACGTTCAGCAGAAGAACGCTAAGCTTTGCTCCCTTCTCCGGGTGATCTGCAGGTGCTGCGGCGGACACGGAGGGCATCCTCAGCTCCACCGCTGCGACTGCTCGGCGATCCACGGATGCCTTGAGTGCGACCGCTGTCTGAACTGCTGTGAGCACTGCGGCCTGCAGGGGAAGATGGCCGCCTAGATCCTCACCCCTACCGTTGTCTCGTACTAACTCGCCTCAGTAGCGTCCCAGGCTACTGAGGCGTTTTAGCGTTCCCCGTATTAGGTGGCGGATGTACGAGATCGACGGCAAGACCTTCAAGACGGAAGCCGAGGCCATGCAGTACGGGATGGCCGTGGCTCTCCGCGACCCCGCGCACTTCGCCAAGGTCTTCTTCGGCGAAGACCTGTACGGCCTCCAGCAGCAGATCCTGCGGTCCGTCGCAACGAACAAGAGCACGGCAGTAAAGGCGTGCCACGCCTCCGGCAAGACCAAGACCGCCTCCATGGCCGCCCTCTGGTGGGTGAGCCGCTTCCCGGACGGAGTCGTGGTGACGACGGCCCCCACCTGGACGCAGGTGGAGAAGCTGCTTTGGGGGGAGATCCACGCGTCCCTCCAGCAGTGCCGCATCCCTGGGCTGTATCCGCTGCCTAACCTGACCGAGCTCAAGATGGGGCCAAAGAACTACGCCCAGGGGCTCTCCACGGACAAGGGCGTACGGTTCCAGGGTTGGCACGGCCGCATCCTGATCATCCTCGACGAGGCCCCCGGCGTGCGTCCGGAGGTGTGGGACGCCATCGACGGTATCCGAGCCGGCGGTGACGTGCGCATCCTCGCGATCGGCAACCCGATCGAGCCCACGGGTCCGTTCTACGAGATCTATACCGGCAAGCGTATCGGGTACAACCCGATGACGATCAGCGCGTTCGACACCCCGAACCTCGCCGGCGTCTCGCTGGATGACCTCCTCTCGATGAGCGAGGACGAGCTGGACGACAACATCCGGCCGTACCTCGTGACCCGCCGGTGGGTGAAGGAACGCTACCTGGAGTGGGGCTGGGACAGCCCGCTGTTCCGCTCGAAGGTGCTCGGGCAGTTCCCGGACCAGTCCGAGGACTCGCTGATCTCGCTCGCATGGCTGGAGGACGCCGCCCGCACTACGCTGGATGACTGGATCCTCCGGAACGAAGACGAGTTCGAGATCGACGCCGACGAGGCCGGCGACGGGAAGAACGCCTCGGCCAAGCGCAAGACCGACTACCTTGCGGACGGCATCCGCTTCGGGCTGGACGTGGCCGGCCCGGGAGAGGACGAGACCGTGCTCACGATCCGGAAGGGTCCGCTCATCCTCGAGCAGCACGCGTGGCAGGACCCGGACCCCCGCGGCAAGGTCGTCGCGGCGCTCGCTCCGTTCCGGGACAACGTCGAGAAGGGGATGGTGGACTCCGTCGGCATCGGCCACTACATGGCGATGCACCTGAAAGACGAGGGTTACAGGATCATCCCGGTGAACGTCGGCGCGGGGGTCACCAAGAAGAGCCCGAAGAACAAGGAGAAGTACAAGAACCTGAAGGCCGAGCTGTTTTGGGGCCTCCGGGAGAGGTTCGAACAGGGAGACCTGATTGGGCTCAACTTCAAGGGGGCGGACGTCGCGAAGGCGCAGCTCGCGGCCATCAAGTACGAGCACAACTCCCGCGGGCAGATCGTGATTGAGGACAAGGATACTATGAAGAAGCGCGGCGTCAAGAGCCCGGACCGGGCGGAGTCCATCATGCTGGCGTTCGCCGATATCCCGGAGACCCGCATCCGGATCGGGAGGGTTTGATGGAGGTCGCCCTCACCCGCCGCGCCCGTCTGCGTAAGCGGTGCGATCTCATCCTCGCTCGGGTACGTGCTACCCCTGCGTGGGTGGGATCGCACCTGAGCGAGATCTTCCTCGTATGCGCCCTCCTGTCCGGCTGGACCCTCCTCACCTGGGGGATCGCCGGCCTCACGACGCCGTTCGTCTGGCAAATCAGCTACGGCATCCTCCTGCTGAGCTTCGTCGGCTGGAGGTTCCTCTGGACCGTCTTCCGTGACGGCCTGTATACCCTCTCGAAGGACAGCAACTCGAAATGATGATCGAGACCCCGCCGGCCGCCCACTTCTTCATCCCCGAGCTGAAGGAGGCGGTCGTCGAAGGACGGTTCCGCACGATCCACGCCGCGCAGGCGGAGCTGGACGGCTTCCTCTCGCGGCAGACCGGAGGAGATCCGTCCCCCGAGGCCGTCCGGGACTTCCTCGCTTCCGCCGGCACGGCCCAGCTGCTGCAGGACGAGCGGAAGCAGCGCCGCAAGTCCCGGACGGACGGCGGCGAGAAGTACGTGCAGAAGATGCTGACGCCGGTGGAGAAGGGGAAGCGGGCGCGAGCTCGGAAGGCCGCGAAGAAGGCGCGCCGGAAGAACCGCTGACGCAGAAGGGGGAGCCTCCCGGGCTCCCCCTTCTTCCGTTCACCGCAGGCGGTGCTTCTCCAGCGCGTCGCGCCACCCGTTTGACGCGTAGAACGTCATCAGCGTGTCCGGGGACGCTACCCCGTCCGGGTGGACCCGGATCAGCCTCTCGTTCGCCTCCCGGACCGTTCCCTCGTACGTCTGGTTTTCGTCCTCCGCATTCTCGAAGACGACGCGGTCGCCCTCCCTGTACGGCTCCGGCATTGGTCCCTCCCGGGTGTAGGTGAAACAGAGACGGCCCCTCGGCCGGCCTCAGACGCGGATCTGCGCGATGTGCTCCTCCAGCGCACGCAGGAAGTCGTCCTGCCACTGGGCCATGTACCAGTTCACTCCCGGCACGTTGGGGTGGCATTCGTCTCCGGTCACGCCGAACGCCCCGCCGGTGGTGAAGAAGTACCGGCGCAGCGCGGTGACCATCTCCTTCATCTTCTCCCCGTTGTCGCGGCTACGCCGCCACGCGCCCTGAACGAACAGGTCCGCGGCTTCCCGACCGCTGATCCCGTAGCCGTCGGCGAGGGGCTCACGCTTGGGGGCGCGCCGGACCTCAGCGGCCTGTGCCTCGTCGAGCTGGGCGATGAACTCCGGGGTCATATCCTCGGGTCGCGTCTCCCGCGCGCGGCGGAACAGCTCCTGCGCCTCTTCGTGGCTGATCTCGGTCATCTCTCGGTCTCCTGGGTGAAGTGCTGCTGGGCAGCGGCGTGTCCGTAGAACCGGGCGCGGCTCAGGCGATTGGCCGCCTTCGGCTGCTTCTTGCCCGCGAGGAAGTTCTTCCATCCGGTAATGAAGGCGCTACGAGCGTCCTCGTTCCTCCAGCCCGCCGCCCCGTACCACTCCGTCGCGGCGCGCTGCATGGGGTCGGTCTCCTGCTCAGCGAGAGCGACAAAATACCCGTGGGCCTCCGAGCGCTCCGCGTCCGTCCCGCCCCCGATGCGGTCGGCGTCCGGCGGGTTCTGGCTCCCGCGCCGGTTCACGTATCCGCGGCGGAAGTCCAGCTCACTCACCGGGGCGTGACCGAGTGCGACCTGCCGGGCGTACGCGAGGCGCACGGCCTCCTGCACCGCGGGGTCCAGCGCCGCGGAGAGGAACCAGAGTTCATCGAGGAACTCGTAGCACTCCGCCGGTAGCTCCACCGTCTCGTCCGCATCCAGTACCGCCTCGTACTCCTCCACTACCTCGGCGCGCGAGACGTTGTCGGCCGCGGCGTGCATCCGATCGCGGAAGCTGGAGAGGTCGGGGAGCTGCATGGGGTTCCTCTTGGGTGAAGGGCCTGCGCTTAACCGTGGAGAAATATACATCCCCCTCCCCTACTGGTCAACAGTTTCTTGCCGTTGCTCCGTTTGAAGTCGCCGCAGTTAGTTAGGTTCGCATCATAGGGCCTCAACTACCAAAGGAACCGGCATGGCCAATCCCTTTGCCCGCGCAACGCACCGGATGCGCGAGGTCGGCGCGGCGAAGTCCGCGCCTCCGGGGGCGTTCTCGGCTCTCGTTCAGAAGACGAGCGCCGGGGCCGCGTTCTCGGAATGGAGCACTCACCGGGCGGTGAAGGAGGGCTTCAAGGCGTCCACGTGGGTCTACACCAACGTGAACGCCATCATGCAGGCGGTCGGCTCCGTCCCGTGGACGGCGAACAAGCGTGACGGGAAGGAGTGGGTGCCCGCGGAGGGCTCCCCGCTGCAGAGGCTGCTCGACCGCCCGAATCCGTTCATCACCCGGGCGCAGCTGATGAAGCGGCTCGCCGCGCACCTGATGCTCGGCGGCAACGGACTGTTCCGCAAGATCATGGTCTCCGGTCGTGGCGGGAGGCAGATCCTCGGCGAGATCTGGCCCATCGATCCCTCCGGGCTCAAGCCGATCCCCGATCCGCTCGGTTTCATCTCCGCCTACGAGTGGACGAAGCCGAACGGCCAGCAGGAGAAGATCCCGGCCGAGGAGGTCATCCACATGATGCTGGTAGACCCCAGCACGCCCTACTGGGGGATGAGCCCCCTGCAGGCCGCTGCCCGGGTCGTGGATACCGACATCGAGGCCGTGAAGTGGAACATGGCCTCTCTCCAGAACCGCACCGTTCCCGACGGCGTGTTCACGTTCAAGGAGGCGCTGGACGACGAGGCGTGGGACGACGCGCGTCAGCAGCTGCGGGAGCAGTACCAGGGCGGGGACAACGCCCGCACTCCGCTGATCCTCGGCGGCGGGGCGGACTGGAAGCCGATGAGCCTGACGCCGGCCGAGATGGACTGGCTGGAGAGCCGCAAGCTCACCCGGGAGGAGATCTGCGCGGTGTACCGCGTACCGCCCCCGATGGTCGGCATCTACGATAACGCGACGCTCGCCAACATCGAGACGGCCCGGAAGATCTTCTGGCTGGACACGATCATCCCGCTCCTCGACGAGGTCCGGGACGCGCTGAACCTCGGCATCCTCCCGTTCTTCGGGAACCCGGATGACCTCTGGATCAACTACGACCTGAGCAACGTCTCCGCGGTCCGGGAGGACATGCAGGGGAAGGTCGACACCGGGGCGAAGCTGTTCTCCATGGGAGTGCCGGTCAGCCAGATCGCTGAGATCTGCGAACTCGACATCGAGGAGTACGAGGGGTGGGACCAGTCCCTCGTGCCGACGACCGTCCAGCCGCTGGAGATGCTGCTCAACCCGGAGGTGGAGCCGGTGGACCCGAACCAGCCGCTGGCGCAGAAGCCCGGGCAGGGGACCAAGCCGAAGGAGGAGGACCCCACGGCCGCGGATGACGGCATCGACGCAGAGGACGCCTGATGCAGTTCAACGTCCACGAGGGCAGTCCCAAGGCGGGACTGCCCTCGCCCGTCGTGTACGGGCACCCGGCCCGGAGGTTTTGGGAGACCGGGGCGTATCGCCTCTTCGAATGGAAGGACGGGGTTGAGACCCCGTTCGACGGCGACATTGAGGCGTACTGGGCTATCGCCGACAGTCGCGTGGAGAAGGTCATCCGGATCTTCACGGAGGCCGTGGCCGCGACGGTGAACGCCACCGACGCCGAGGAGCTCGCGCAGGCCGCCCTCTCCGGAGACCGGCACCGGGCCGAGATGGCGGTCCCATGGAAGACGTTCGAAGAGGAACTGATGCGGGTCGTCAGTCCTCTCAGCTTCGTGTCCACCCGCTCCCGGTGGCAGGCGGCGGAGTTTCTGTGGCGGGACCTCGGCTGGTCGCTGCCTCCCGCCCGTGAGAAGAAGGCCGCGGGGGACAACCCCGGAGACCCGCCGATGGTGGTCTCGGCGTTCTTCAACCGGACGAACCCGCACTCGCTGGACTGGATTCGCGCGCACGCGGCGGAGCTGGTGACGCAGGTCTCGCAGGAGTCCATGCTCGCCATCCGCGACATCATCCACACCGCCTTCGACCCGAAGACGGCGATGCACCCCCGGGAGAGTGCGAAGCTCATCCGGCAGCACATCGGCCTGACGTCCCGTCAGTCCTCGACCCTGGACCGCTACCGTCAACAGCTCGTGGCGGATGGAGTCCGGGGTAAGAGGCTGGACAGCATGGTGGAGGCGTACCGCAAGAAGATGATCCGGCGGCGCGCGGAGAACATCGCACGTACCGAAACGATCCGGGCCAGCGCCGAGGGCCAGCAGCGTCTGTGGGAGGACAGCGCCGAGCAGGGCTACATCGACGGCGCGCTCACGAAGAGGATCTGGATCATGCACCGGGACGGGCGGGAGTGCAAGCACGTCTGCCCGCCGATGAAGGGACAGCTCAAGGGTATGAAGGAGCCGTTCATCACGGGTATCGGCGACTCGGTGATGACCCCTCCGGCCCACCCCTCGTGCCGATGCGCGATCGGGCTCAAGCCGGTTGCCGCGGCACAGCCTTCCGATGCTTCGGAGCCCTCTCCCCCGCCGCCCCCTCCTCCCCCGGCGGTGCAGCCCGAGGTCAGCTTCTCGGAGGAGGAGAACGTGACCGTGCGAAAGGAGATGCTGCAGCAACTGACTCCGGCCCAGGCCGCTGCGGTCAAGACGCAGGCGGTGGAGAGGATCGCGCAGCGTATGCGCTCCCTCCCGATGGACGACTTCCTGATCGCAATGGGTCGGGAGGATCTCATCGGCTCCGCCGCCGCGTCACAGGAGGTTGCCAACCTCATCGTCAACACCTGGAACTTCGGGACCGGAGGAGCTGACGAGCTGGCGACCGCCCTACAGCTGCGGGCGAAGCGGGAGTTCGGGATCAGCGCCGCAGCAATGGGGCACTTCGACCCGCTGGCGGCTCGGGCTGCGGGAGCGTTCGGTCAGTCGCATGCGGGGATACTCGACCCGTTCCTGCGGGCTCAGTACGAGGAGACGCAGGGGTGGCTCTCGTCGCGTAACATCACCGAGATGACGCTGTTCCGCGGGATGCGGATCGCCTCCTCGTTCCCGGCTGCAGGCGAGTTGGCCAAGCTGAAGTTTCAGCCGCTGAGCAGCTTCACGACGGACGTCGGTGCCGCGGTGAGCTACGGACTCGGTCAGCCGGCTGAGAAGGGAGGGCAGATCCTGATCACGCTCCGTCTTCCTGCTTCCCGGATCTTCTCCCTCGGTGCGACGGGGATGGGGAGCATCGGCAAGGCTGAGGTCATCGCGCTCGGCGGGCAGTACACCGCCTTCGTCCTCGGCGGATACGGGAAGGGCTTCGGCGTGAAGGAGTTTCTCGCAGCGCTGACGAGCTTCCTCGCCTTCGGACGCTGAGCACGCTGGAGAGCGCGAGAGTCGCTCAAGTACCCATTAGGTCATCAACAGCAACGACCTAGTGGACGTGAAGCCCCGCTAGTCGTTCGTCGGCTTGCGGGGCTTCGTGCATAGGCCACCTGGGGAGAGCCCGTGGAAAAGAAGGCATTCCAGTTCGAAGTCAAGGAGCTGCAGGAGACCGGCGACTTCGTCGGCTTCGCCTCCGTCTACGGGATCGAGGATCTCGGCGGTGACATGGTGATGCCGGGTGCGTTCACCCGGACCATCCAGCAGAACCCCGAGGTCGTGATCCTGTGGCAGCACGACCCGTATCACCCGATCGGTCTCGGCAAGCTGGAGGACAGCCCGCAGGGACTGATCATCCGCGGGAAGCTCAACCTCGACGTGACGAAGGGACGCGAGGCGTACTCCCTGCTCAAGCAGGGGGCCATCAAGGGCCTCTCGATCGGCTACGACACGATCACCGTGAGCTGGGCGCAGGAAGTCCGCCAGCTCCTCGAGGTGCGCCTGTGGGAGGTGTCCGTGGTCACCTTCCCCATGCTTCCCATCGCGCAGGTGACTTCCGTCAAGCAGGCCCTCAGCGCTTTCAGCGACCTCCCGGTCGCGAAGGACGTTTCGTGGGACGCCGCCGCCGCGCAGGCACGGGTCCTCGAGTGGGCCGGCAACGACCGGGAGAAGCTGACGAAGGGCTTCCTGTACGTCAGCGGCGAGGAGCGGAAGTTCGCCATCGCCGACATCGTCAACGGCTCGCCGGTGGTGGTCCCCGCCGCGCTCTCGGCTGCGGCCGCGGAGCTCAAGGCGTCGGATCTCCCGGAGGCGGTGAAGCACCGCCTCACCGGGCACCTGAGCCGCTACTTCGCCAAGTCCGGGATGAACGTGAACGAGCCCACGGACAACAAGTTCGAGCGCCTCCTGCGCAAGCTGACGATCGGCGCCTACATCGAGGCCGACGAGCTGAAGGTCGGGCGCGTCCTCTCGGCGCAGAGCCTGACCCGCGTGCAGACCGCGATCGACGCGCTCAGCACGCTGCTGACCAACGCTCGCCCGGCCGCGAAGCCGGACGAGGAGAACGAAGACCCGAACGCGCCCGAGGGCGGCAAGGGGGGCACGCCCCCCGAGGCTCCCGAGGGCACCCCGAACCCCGAGGGCGGTGAGAACGGCGGAGCCGCCCCCGAGGAGCAGAAGAACGTCGACCCGGCGCTGGTCCATTCGACGCTCCGTGACTTCCGCCAGTTCCTCACCGATCGCAACAACAAGGGAGCTACGACCTGATGGACCAGGAGCTGAAGACCGAGTTCCAGACCGCCTTCGCCGAGTTCCGGCAGGCCCTGGAGCGCCAGGACGGCGAGCTGAAGTCGGCCGGCAGCGTCTCGAGCGAGACCAAGACCGCCGTCGACCGGATCAACGAGCGGCTGGGCGAGCTGGAGACCAAGATGGCCCGCGCCGCCAACAAGCTGGGCGGGGAGGGCGGCGCCCCCGAGGCCCCCAAGGCGTCGGAGGCCAAGAACGCGCTGTTCGCGTACGCCCGCAAGGGCGAGGTGAGCCCCGAGGAGCGGAAGATGCTGACGGTGTCGGACGACACCACCGGCGGCTACCTCGCCCCCACCGAGTACGTGAAGGAGATCCTGAAGGAGGTGGTGGAGTGGTCGCCCCTCCGGCAGTACGCCCGCGTGCGCTCGACCACGCAGCGTTCGATCCAGCAGCCCCGGAAGACCGGCACCTTCGCCGCCCGCTGGGCGACCGAGACCGGGCAGCGGACGGAGACCGACGGCCTGCGCTACGGGCTGGAGGAGATCCCGACGCACGAGATGGTGGCGATGGTCGACATCTCGAACCAGGACCTGGAGGACAGCGCCTTCGACCTGGAGTCGGAGCTGCGCACGGAGTTCGGTGAGCAGTTCGGCGTGACCGAGGGCGCGGCCTTCGTGCTGGGCAACGGCGTCGGCAAGCCCCAGGGCGCGCTGGGCCACCAGAGCATCGCCGAGACCAAGACCGGCGACGCGACCAAGATCACCGCGGACAGCGTGATCTCGCTGGCGTACGACGTGAAGGAGTTCTACGCCCGCAACGGGATGTACTTCCTGAACCGCCAGACCCTGAAGCAGATCCGCCTGCTGAAGGACGCCAACGGCGTGTACATCTGGCAGCCGGGGCTGGCGAGCGGGGAGCCGGCGACGATCAACGGCAAGCCCTACGTCGAGGTGATCGACATGCCCGACATCGCCGCCAACTCGACCCCGGTGATCTTCGGGGACATGCGGAAGGCGCTGACGATCGTGGACCGCCTCGCGATCTCGATCCTGCGCGACCCGTACACCCAGGCGACCAGCAACGCCGTGCGCTTCCTCGCCCGCAAGCGGGTGGGCTCGCAGGTGCTGATGGCCGAGGCGATCCGCAAGCTGCGCGTCGCGGCGTAACCCGCCGCGGCCGGCTGAACTGAGGGGTGGGGGCTCCGGCCCCCACCTGTTCAACCCAACTACTCCACGCGAGAGAACGATGAAGGATCTGCGGCACAACCTGGGCTTCGTGAGCACCGTCGGGTACGCCAACCGCACGAACGGCACCGTGAACGGGACCGGCGTGGACGTGCTCGGCTTCGAGGCCGTGATGTTCCTGTTCCGCTCCGGCAACGTGGCGGACGGGACCCACACCTACACCATCGAGGAGTCCGACGACAACGTCACCTTCACCGCGGTGGCGGCCTCGGACTTCAACGGCGCCCTCCCGGCGTTCGGCGCGGCGGACGACAACAAGTTCGTCAAGGTGAACTACAACGGGAACAAGCGGTACGTGCGTGCGAACGTGACGGCCGCGGGCACCACCACCGGCGGCGAGACCTCGGCCACCGTCGTGCTGGGCTACCCCCGGCACTACCCGGTGAAGATCTGATCACCGGCTGAGCCGACAGCGTAGGGACAGGGCGGGGGCGGAGTGACCGCCCCCGCCCTCTTTCTTTCACCCGGATAACGAACTGCAGATGCAGATCAAGATGAAGCGCACCGAGAAGGGTTCCCCCGACGGGATCTCGGTGAACCTGTACGAGGAGGGGATCGAGTACGACGTCCCCGAGGAGCTGGCCCGGGCTTTCTTCGCCGCTGAGTTCGCCGAGCACGTGATCGTCGGCGGGTGGGAGCCGGAGGAGCCCGCCACGAACGAGCAGGAGGAGGACGAGGAGGAGCCGCCCGCGCCGGCCGAGGACGAGGCCGCCGAGGAGGAGAACCCGGAGACCGCGGTGGAGGAGGAGCTGGCCCCCGAGGAGGACGCCGGCCCGGACGAGGAGGAGACCCCTCCCGGCGCCGAGGGTGACGAACCGAAGCCGCTGACCGCGGCCGAGAAGCGGAAGCAGTACCGGCAGAACCGGAAGAACAAGGCAGGCGCCTGATGGTCCCCCTCCAGGAGCTGAAGGACTGGCTGGGCGTCACGGTCCCGGACCTCGACGACGTGCTGACCAAGCTCGAGGTGCGCGCGGTGGCCTTCCTGGAGGGGGAGGCCGATCGCTACTTCGGGCCGCCCAAGGAGTTCGTCGAGGTGTTGAGCCCCAAGGGGTCCGACGCTCTCTGGCTCCGTGAGAACCCCGTCAGCATCACGAAGGTGGAGTGGCGGGACTTCCCCGGGGACACGTGGAAGGTGCTGGACCCCGCGGCGTACGAGACCCTCCCCAACAAGCCCCGGCGGATCTTCCTCGTGGACGGTTCTCCGTGGGGAGCCCCGAGCGCGTACGCCCCGTTCCCGGTGGAGTACGTCGGCTGGCGCACCGGGTCCCGCACGATCCGGGTGACGTATCAAGCCGGCTTCCCGGTGGGGGAGGAACCGGAGTCCCTGAAGCAGGTCGTCCTCGACCTATGCTCGCTCAAGTTCCGGACGAAGGGCAAGGAGGGCCTGCGCAGTGAGCAGATCGGCGACTACCGCTACGAGCTCGCGGGGGCGCGGTTCGACGAGAGCACGGTCCTCGACTCCATCCCGGGGCTGAGGAGCACCATCAACCGCTACCGGAGGAAGAAGCTGTGAGCCTTCTCGCCCTCCTGAACCAGACGGTGACGGTGGAGGAGAAGACGGGCACGGACGGCTACAACAAGCCGACCTACGCCGCCCCCGCCACCTACCCGGCCCGGGTGCAGAAGAAGCAGAAGCTCGTCCGTTCCCGGGACGGATCGGAGAAGGTCGCGACCGCTGCGGTGTGGCTCCCGCCCACCGCGGTGGTCAGCACTTCGAGCCGGCTCACCCTCACCGACGGCAGCAATCCCCCCATCCTCGCGGTGGAGGAGATGCCGGACGGGGAGGGCCGACCCTTCTACCTCAAGCTGTGGTGCGAGTAGCGTGAGTCAACGTTCGATCCTGATTCGCGGCCAGGAACAGGTCCGGAGGCTTCTCCGGGCCCACGGCGCGCGAGCGATCAAGGCGCTGGAGTCAGGTCTTTCGGCTGAGGCCGAGGAGATCATGACGAAGGCGAAGGAGATCACGCCGTTCGACACCGGCAACCTCCGGGAGTCCGGCTGGGTGGATCACCCCCGGACGACTGGGCACCGCGTCATCGTGGAGCTGGGCTTCGGTAACGCCTCGACGGCGTACGCAATCCACGTGCACGAGCGGATGGACCTGCAGCACAAGGGACAGACGCAGGCCAAGTTCCTCGAGACCCCCGCGTGGGAGGCCGCCGACGGACTGGCGGAACGGATGGCGGAGCACGTCCGAAAGGAGATGGGGCTGTGACCCTGCAGTTGGCTTCGCTGCTCAACGAGATCGAGACCCTGATCACCGACGTCGCCGCCGGCTATGGGTTCGTTGTCCGGAAGGCGTACATGCCGGCGGAGCCGGACAAGGTCGTCTCCCTCTTCGAGTACCCGGGCATGGCTCCCCTCGTCGGGAGTGACATGGACCGCCCGCACTTCCAGGTGCGCGTCCGCGGGGATGCCTGGGGCTACGAGGAGGCGCGGGCTCTGCTGGCCGCGGTGCAGGGGGTACTCCACGGGTTCACCGGGGAGGTGGGAGGGGTCTACTACCCCGGCATCTCGGCGCTGAGCAGCCCCCTTTCTCTCGGGTTCGACCAGAACAACCGGCCCGAGATCGTCCAGAACTATCGAGCCATGAGGAGTCGCCCGTGAGGGTGCTGATGCTGGAGACGAAGACCGAGGAGCTGGGCAAGAAGGGCGCGACCATCACGCACCTTGCCGGTTCCATCTACGCGGTCGACGACGAGGTCGGGCAGGAGTGGATCGCCGCGGAGATCGCGGTGGATGCCGACGCCCCCGCCCCTCCGTCGCCCGCCCCCGTGACGGAGACCCCGTCGCCGGAGGCGGTGAAGCTGTCCAAGGTGCCGACGTGGCGCCTGAAGGAGATCGGGGCCGAGATCGGGATCACCGAGGCGGACCTCGAACTGCGGCTGGAGCGGACCGTGCGCAAGTCCGACTGGGCCCGCGCGCTGGCCAACTCCGGCGTCAACCTGAGCCGCTTCGGCGTGCTCGACGAGGACCCCGTGGAGCCGGTGCTGATGCAGGAGCCGGCTCCGGAACCCGCCCCCGAGGAGGAGGTCAAGTAAGCGATGCCGCGCACCGCACTTCCGATCATCGACGTTCCGGTGAACGCCGAGATCGACAGCATCACGTTCTCGACCGCCGACCAGACGAACGGGAACGCGTACCCGAACGACGGGAAGACGCATCTGATCTTCCAGAACACCACCGGCGCCGCGATCACGGCCACCATCGTGAGCGTCGCCGACGAGGCGGGCCGGACCGGCGACCTGACGGTCGTCGTCCCGGCGACCACCGGGATCGGCTACGTGCCGCGGCTTCGTCAGCCCTGGTGGAACCAGCAGAGCGGGGTCGACGCGGGCTCCGTCCTGATCAACTACTCCGCGGCGGGGCTCAAGGTGGCCGCGCTGCGTCACGCCCAGTAAGGAGAACGGAACGAGATGGCTACCCAGGCGATCACCGGGTACAACGCCTCGCTCGAGGTGAGCACCAACGGCGGGACGACCTACACCCGCGTCGGCGAGCTGCGTGACATCACGCTCCACGTCGAGGCGGACAAGATCGACGCGTCCTCGAAGGACAGCGCCGGCTGGCGCGAGTTCCTGCTGGGGATGAAGAGCTGGAGCGGGACGGCCGGCGGCCTGTTCGTCGACGCGGACGTGGCGCAGGACGCGCTGTATGCCGCGCTGGAGAACGGGACGAAGGTGAAGCTGCGCTTCCGTCCCCAGGCGGCCACGAGCGGCAAGAAGCAGTGGGTGGGCGACGCCATGATCATGTCGTACGAGATCGGCGACCCGATGGACGACGCCGTGGCGGTGACGATCGAGTTCACCGGCAGCGGCGCGCTGGCCCGCAGCACCCAGCCGTAAGCAGTACCTGCTGATCAGCTGGCGAGTCCTCACTCCGGAGGACTCGCCAGCTGAGAGGCCCCCTCAACTTCCGAACGCAAGGATCTACCGAATGTCTCGTTACACCATGCTCTCCCTCGCGACCGGCCGGGACTACCGCCTGCGGCTCGACATCAACGCGCTGGCGGACCTCGAGGACGTGATGGGCGTGGGTATCGGCAGCCTCGTCGTGGGCGGCCGGATGGGTCTCTCCACGATCCGCGCCCTCCTGTGGGCCGCCCTCAAGTGGGAGGAGCGGAGCCTCACGATGGCCGGCGCCGGCGACCTGATCTCGGAGCACCTGCACGCGGGCGGTGAGCTGCCCCCGCTGGTCAACAAGCTGACCGAGGCGCTGCAGCTCTCCGGCATCCTGGGCCCGGCCAAGCCGGCGGCCGAGGAGACGGACGGCCCCGAGGGAAACGGGGAGGCGGGAGCCTAGATCAGGACTCCCGCTTCAAGGGGTGGATCGAGCGCACGCAGGAATTCGCCTACGGTGCGCTCAGTCTGAAGCCGCACGAGTTCTACGCGCTTACCCCCGCCGAGTACGTCGAGCTCCTGAAGGGCTACCAGTGGCGGCGTGAGAGGCAGCGGGAGGATCTGGCCTGGGTCGTTGCCCACGTCATCCAGCCCCACGTCCGCAAGCGGGTCTCGGTCAACGAGCTGCTCGGCCGGGTGCAGAAGTTCACCTCGCTGGAGGAGGCTGAGGAAGCCCTCGAGGGGAAGAAGAGCGAGAAGAGCGGCGGCAAGTTCGCCTCCCTTTGGGAGAAGGTGCAGCGACAGCGTCAGCGGAGCAAGGAGAACGCAACGTGAGTGAGGTCTCGGCGGGAACGATTTCCGTCCTCCTGGACGGCGACGCTACCGGGCTGGAGAAGACCTTTGCTGCAGCGGAGAAGGGTGGCGCGGATCTCGCCACCCTTCTTGCCGCGGTGGGGGAAAGGATCACTCAGGGACTCGCCGAGCCTCTGGACAAGGCCGCGACCGCGAGCCTGAAGGCAACCGAGAAGATGGCGGTTGGCTTCGGGGACGTGGTTGCCGGCCTCGATCTGTTGACGGAGGCGGGGCAGCAGACGGAGGCCAAGCTCACCGCCGGCTTCGCCGGGGTTCAGGAGAGCCTGGAGAAGATGTCGGCGATGGGCGTCGCCTCCACGATGCAGCTGGACAAGTCCCTCGGGGTCCTCTCCGGGAACCTGGGCACCGTTGCCGGGAGGATGGCGCGCGTGGCGGTTGCCAGTCAGGCAACGTACGCGGCAACGAAGGAGCTGAAGGCGGGGGTCGACGAGACGAACTCGTCCCTCCACCGGATCGAGCAGGGCGTGCTCGGCTCGCAGGAGGCGCTGGGGAAGATGCTCCCGGCGCTGGACCGGGTCATCGCGGGGCTGGACCGCCTCGGGAAGAAGAGCGAGCAGACCGGGCAGAAGGTGCAGCAGTCCCTCGCGGACCGGCTCGACCACGTTGGTCAGCGGGTCTCGAACGTGGGGATGCAGCTGTCGATGGGAATCACGGCCCCTCTGACGGCGCTGGGCGGCTTCTCGCTCAAGGCGGCGATGGATCTGGAGACCTCGATGGCGATGGTCTCCAAGACGCTCCGCGGCAGCGACGAGGAGGTGGCAGCGTTCTCGGCGACGCTGAAGGACACCTTCAAGACGATGTCGACGGAGATCCCGACGTCGGCCGCCGACCTCGGGCAGATCGCGGCGCTGGCCAGCCAGCTCGGCGTGAAGAAGGAGAACCTCGTTGCCTTCACCCGGGCCATGGCCGACATGGGGGTGGCGACGAACCTGAACGCGCAGGACGCGGCAACGGAGCTGGCCCGGTTCGCGAACATCACCCAAATGTCGCAGAACGACTTCGGCCGGCTGGGGTCGTCGATCGTGGCGCTGGGTAACAACTTCGCGACGACGGAGTCGGATATCGTCGCGATGGGTATGCGCCTTGCCGGCGCCGGTCACGTGGTCGGGCTGAACGAGAGCCAGATCATGGGCCTCTCGGCGGCCCTCTCCTCGGTGGGCGTCGAGGCGGAGGCCGGTGGTACGGCGTTCTCCCGCGTGATGATGGAGATCGCCAACGCGGTTGCGGAGGGCAAGGGGTCCCTGACAAACTTCGCGCAGGTCGCGGGGATGCCGCGGGCGGAGTTCGCCAAGCTGGCGAAGGAGCACCCGGAGAAGGCGCTGCTGGCGTTCGTCGGCGGGCTGGACCGCCTGAACAAGTCGGGCGTAAACGTCTTCGCGGTGCTGAAGTCGGTCGAGTTCCAGGACGCTCGAGTCCGCGACGCGCTGCTGCGCTCCGCGGGCGCCGGGGACCTGATGACCCGGGCGCTCGAAACCTCCTCCCGGGCGTGGGAGGAGAACACGGCGCTCAACAAGGAGGCCGAGCGGTTCTACGGCACGACCGAGAACCAGCTGAAGATGCTGTGGAACGAGATCACGAACGTCGCCAGCCAGCTCGGCGAGACGCTGATCCCGGCGCTTCGCAAGCTGTTCACGGAGATCCGTCCGATCCTCGGGATGTTCAGCGCGTGGGTGGAGACGTTCGCAAACCTCCATCCGATCCTGCAGCTGCTGATCATCGGCTTCGCGGCGTTCCTTGCAACGCTCGGGCCGCTGCTCTTCATGCTCGGGCAGGTGATCCAGACCGTGGCCGCCCTCACGGCGGTGATCACGGTACTGAAGGGCGAGGCGGCTCTGGCGGGACTTGCGAGCCTCCTGACTCCGGCCGGCCTGATCATCGGCGGGCTGGCGCTACTGGCGGGCGCCTTCATGTACGTGTCCTACAAGGCGCAGCAGGCGGCAGCGGCCACCGCGGCGGCCATCGCGTCCTTCCGGGCATCGCTGGCCGGGATGAACGCCGAGCAGCTGATGGCCGGCGTGACGGGGAGGATGGCGCTGGAGGACGATATCAACCTCGCCAAGCAGGTTCTCCAGCAGCAGCTGACGGCCGCGCGGAACAAGCTGAAGACGTCGCAGGATAGTGATACGCAGGCGGCCAACTCCCGTCCTGCGCAGATGCGCGACATGCCTTACGAGAGCCGGGCCACGCGAGAGGCCGCCGCAGAGGTGGCTCGACTCGAGGCCCAGCAGACGGCGCTGAACGAGCAGTACGCGACGACTGAGCGGGAAATCCGCGACATGACGACGCAGTACAACATCCTCGACCGTCAGCGCCGCGATGCGCAGAAGGCGGCAGAGGATGCAGCCGCCGCTCTCGCCAACGGGGCGGGGTTCACCCCGACGCAGACGGAGGACGAGGCAAAGAAGGCGGAGCACGCGCGGGAGCAGGGGATCAAGCGTCAGCTGGACCTCATGGACGTCGAGGTTCAGCAGGGGCGGAAGACCCTGCAGGACCGCCTCAACTTCCTGAACCAGATCATTGGGCAGGAGCAGGCGGCACACCGCACGAACACGGACTTCTACGTCTCCATGCTCCAGGAGCAGGCGCAGACGGAACAGCAGATCCGTGACCAGACGTTCCAGCGGAACATGCAGCGCATGGAGCTGGAAGTCTCCGCCGGGCAGAAGGGGGCTCAGGATCGCCTCGCTCTGATCCAGCAGGCGATTGCGCAGGAGGAGCAGGCGCAGCGGACGAACACGGACTTCTACCTGCAGCTGAAGCAGCAGGAGATGACGGCCCTGCGGCAGATCCGGGACGAGGAGCGGTCGTGGGCTCAGTTCCGCCTCCAGACGGGGCAGCTCACGTACAAGGCCCGGGTCGCTCAGATCGACTCCGAGCTGCAGCACGTCCGCGCCGGCTCGCAGGAGCAGCTGCAGCTGGAGCAGGAGCGGTTCAACGTCCTTTCGGAGTACCTGAGCCGGCGGACGCAGGAGATCAACCGGGCCGCGGGCGAGAACAAGGCGCTCGCCCTCCAGATGCTGAACCAGCTGATGGCGGAGATGCAGGCCATCGCCCCCGGCATCGAGATCTTCCGTCAGCAGATTACGGACGCGATGGATCAGGTCCGGACGAAGGGTCAGCAGTCTGCGAACCAGCTCCATCAGGCGTTCCAGAGCGTCGCCGAGCAGGTCATCGGCGGGATCGTTGACGGACTGATCGAGGGACGGAAGAACTGGGGGGACTGGGCGAAGCAGATGCTCGCCGACATCGCCAAGATGATCATCAAGCTTCTGGTGATGAAGGCGATTATGAAGGCCCTCAAGATGGACCAGCAGGGAGGCGGCGGTGGAGGCGGAGGGATCTTCGGGGCGCTCGGCACGGTCGTCGGTCTTGCGATCGGGGGTCCCGGAGGGGCTGCGGCCGGCGGCGCCATCGGCGGTGCGATTGACGGCTTTGCGGCAAAGGGAGCCAACATGACCGCCGGCGAGGCGTGGATCGTCGGGGAGAAGGGTCCCGAGCTCTTCTTCCCCGGGGTGAGCGGACAGGTTAAGCCGGTGGACGTGGTTGACCCGGGGGCGGCGCTGACGCAGGCCCAGCCGTCCTCCCAGCCCGCGGTCGTCTTCGACTTCAGCGGGATGCCGGGACCGAAGGATATGCGGCAGGCTGCGCGCGACGCGGAGTGGCAGGACTATATTCGCGAGACGCTGCGGGTTGCCAAGTCCCAGGGATTCAAGGTGTGAGCTGAGAGATGGCGGCACTTTTCGGTAACGCAATGATCGCCTGGGGGCCGGACGTCGGCCCCTGGTCGATGCTTCCGCTGCGAGCCCCCCTGCGCGAGACGCAGGCGGGGCTCCGCAAGCGCCGGTTCATCCACGACAGCCTGGACTTCTCCGGGCGGGACGTCGTAACGCTGGGAACGGGGGTTCAGGAGCTGCTCGGCGAGATCCGGTACGCCGATGACCCGTACGCCTTGCTCACGATGCTGACGGCGGGGGCGGACGGGAACACCCTGTACTACCACCCGAAGAACCTCCTCCGGTACAGCAACATGACGCTGAACCCGGTTCTGGAGGTCGCGCAGGGGTGGGTGGGGTCGACGTCCGGGGCCGGACTCCTCGCGACGACCTACACGCAGGAGGACACGGCACAGAAGATGACAATCGGCGGGTCGACCGCCGCGGCCAACCTCTACCTCTCGCAGGTTCTCTACGGCGTGGCGGGAGGGGACGTGGTGAGCCTCTCCGTGGACTACCGCATCTCCGGGGCGTCGATCGCCGCCGGGTTCGTCTGGCAGTGGAGGGACGCCAACGGTAACCAGCTCGGGGCGAACGGGACGAACTACACCGGGACCGCGACGGGGTACACACGGTACGCGGTGGCCAACGTCACGGCACCGGCAGGGGCTACGTCGCTAAAGGTGTACCTCACCCTCCGCACGACGACCTCGGGGGGCTCCGGTTCCGTGTGGTTCCGCAACCCGCAGGTGGAGAAGGGCAGCGTAAACAGCGCGTACGTCAACACCTTCTCCTCTCTGCTCATCGAGCCGAATGGGGACCTGATCGAGGCGCTGCAGGATCACGACCGTGCGCTACTGAAGGAGTACATGCAGACGGTGCGCCTCCGGATCACGGGGTCCACCGGGAACTTCACGGGGGTGGTGTAAGCGATGGCCCAACTGAACCGAGTCTACCGGGTCCGGATCTGTAAGCTCGGGGAGACGACGGTGGACGATACGACCACCGATCTCATCATCGGCATGAACGACCTGAAGGCCATCCCGCAGACCGGGGGCTCTCAGGTCCGCCTGCTTGAGGGGAAGACGGAGACCCGCTCGTGGTCGGTCGAAGCAATCGACCGCGGCGGGCGGATCTCTGCGCTGCTCTCGAGCCCCTCGACCGGCCGGCTGCAGATGATCACCCGGCTGGTGGAGCTGCAGGTAGCGGATAACGGCGGGGCCTGGGTGACGGTGGCTACGGGGCGCCTCACCAACATCTCGGAGACGGAGGGCGCCGGCTCCTACTCCATCCAGGTGGAGGACGAGCGCTGGATGGAGCGCCGGTCCAAGATCTTCGAGAAGACGACGACGACCGTCCTGTACCCGGGTAACTACCGCTACCAGTGGGCGGGGTACGTCCCGACGAACATGAAGGTCGCCGTCCAGAAGAAGACGAAGGGCTCCCCGGTGACGCACGTCAAGGTGGAGATCCAGGACGCCGGCAAGGTGCGCGGCCGTACGTTTTGGGAGTCGCTCAAGAAGGGCGACGCCCACCACGGCCGCAACGGGAGCAACTTCGACTACATGGCCTGCTGCATCGGGGGCGTGGACTACCCGATCGTCAGCTTCACGGAGGAGCTGGATTCGGGCGACTACCTCGAGAACCTGGACAAGGCGGACGAGGACCCGCACCACACCAAGCTGCGTCTGTGGGTCTACGCTCCCGGCGGCATCCCGTTCAACAACAAGTGGCTCCCGGCGTATATCCACGCGTTCGGGGCTCCCGTGACTTCGGATCACCCGCTCCACATCGGGTGCTACCCGCAGGACTTCTGGACGGCGACGAGTCCGGCGCGGAACGATCCGCCGCCGTACCCGTCGGAGCCGGGAAGCGCCGCGGGCATCCACCCGTTCCGCCTCGTCAAGATGCTGTACGATGAGTGCGGGGTGCGGTACAACGCCGCGGCGCTGGATGCTCTAATTGCTGACGCGCGCTACCCGCTGATCGCGATGCGTGTTACCGAGCCGTGGGTCCTCTCGGACTTCCTGGAGCAGCACATCTTCGCGCCGCTCGGGGTGATCCCGTTCATCGACCAGTACGGAGTCGTGACGCTGCGGTCCGTGACGCTGCCTCAGAACGTGGACCCGCTCACGCTCTTCGAGTTCAACGCGGGGAACCTCATCGCCCAGCCGACGTGGGACCACGGCAGCGACGAGATGCACAACGTGATCAAGGCGGAAGGGGTCTGGTGGTACTCCTCCCTCAACTGGGATACGATCGACGGGCTGGACACGGACTCCGCGGACGAGAAGACCGGCTGGCCTGGGTTCGTCTACAAGCACGACAACGTCGCGCTGATGGGCGAGCAGCAGGTGACGCTCAACATCAAGGCGTGGCCGGGGTTCCCGGAGGGAGTTGACTGGGGTGCGGAGGAAGGGGACAACTGGAACGATAAGATGGCTCGGCGACGGATCAAGATGTTCGAGCCGTTCATCCGGGAGACGCTGGCTCGTTACGGAGACGGTCCGGTGCAGGGCAAGCTGCAGGGGATGCTGTCGACCGGATCGGTGACGGAGGGAGACCTTGTCTTGATCAACCTCTCGACGTTCCCCAACCCCTCGGTCAACGGGCGCGGCGGCGTGCGAATCGTTCAGATCCTGCAGAAGCGGATCTATCCGGACTACTACGAATTCGACTACATCGACGTTGGGGCAAACCTCAACCCGATGGTCACCCCGTTCGTGTCGGCTTCGCAGTATTCCGCGTCCCCGGAGTACGGGATCGTCGTGGACGTGAGCGCGCTCGTAGACGACGTCAACCCGGCGTGGGCCCGGGTGCAGGTGAGTGACGACGGCGGGAATACCTGGGCGTGGGATTACACTGCGCAGATGGTGACGGGTTCCGTCCAGTTCATCGTCACGGGTCTCCGCTCCGGCACGACCTACTCCGTTCGCGCGATGCAGTTCCTCGATGGCCGGATCTCCTCGGCGTGGTCCGCAACGGAGACCGTGACCACGGCTTCCCTCCCCGCCCCGAGCGGGATGGCCGTAGCCACGTCGGACTCCGGGACCGCCACGGTGACGTGGACGAACGCGTCCTCTGCGCTCTACATGGAGATCCTGTTCAACCAGGGCGGCGTGCCCGGGGAGGGGTGGAACTCGACGTCGTACGGGATCGGCGTGCTCCCTCCGGGGAGCAGCCGGTACACCTTCGAGGGCCTGAGCTCGGGTACGCAATACTCCGCCGCAGTGCGATACATCGACTCGTACGGAGGCGCGGGAGCAGTGGCTCAGGTAACGTTCACGACTTCGCTCGTCCTCAACACGGCCCCTCGGCCGGCGGGGATCTGCCTGTTCTTCGGAGACCTGACGTAGATGGCAAGGCCGACGCTTACACCGAGCATCCGTACCGTTCGCAAGTACGGGATCATCATCGGGCTGTTCCCCGTGGACACCCCGGGGTACGGCTACGAGATCGAGCGCGCCCCGGACAACGCCGGGGCGCCGAACACCGCGCTCAGCGAGTTCTTCTACCAGCCGGAGGGCTCGCAGTTCTTCACGGACTACGACCTCCCGAATGACGGGCTGAAGCGGTGGTACCGCGTCCGGCACGTGCGAGACGGGTACTCGAAGAGCGCCCCGACCTGCTGGGTGAGCGCGAAGCCGGCGGAGATCTCCGGGCTTATCTACGGGGCTCCGGATGCCGTGGTCCCGATCGTGCAGGAGGCGACTTCGGAGACCGCGACGACCGGAACGCTCACGCTCACGATCCTCGATCCGCAGTGCCGCATCGTCACGGTGGAGATGCGCATCAAGAGCGGGACCGGGAACTGGGGCGTGTGGACGGCGGTGACGTCTCCCTACACGGCGAACGTGACCCTCGTCGACAAGCACGCGAGCCGGATCGGCTACCGGATCACCTACTACGACGCCGTCGGCTCCCTCCGGATCGCGCAGGAGGAGGTGGCCTTCAACGTGGGCACCGCCGCCAACGTGACCGGGGTGCAGGTCGCTTTCGCGCAGGACGGCTCGGTGGCGGTGAGCGTGCAGGGAGATAGCGACGCCGCCAAGCACTACGTCAAGGTCGGGATCGGGTCCGCTCCGGCGGACCCGACGACGTCCGTGAACGACGGGCTGATCAACTCCCGGGCCGGAAGCGTGCAGACCACCGTCGTCTGCCCCAAGGGTTCGATCGCCTACGTGAAGGTGCTTCCGATGACGTCCGCGAGCGCGGCCGGCTCGGTGGCTCTCTTCCAGGCGAAGAACGAGGGTGTGGCGCCGGGGATCAACCCGAGCGTGCGCCTCAACACGTCCCGAGACAAGGCGGACGTGTACGGGCAGGTGGAGGCCCCCGGGAGCGAGTCGGCTCGCGTCTTCTATCAGGAGAACGAGACCACCTCCGAGATCTGGGCCAGCTGTACGGGCAACGGCAACCCGGCGCCGCTCTACCTCGCGGACGGAACCTCGGCGGGACCCACCACGTGGTTCTGCCGTACGTCCGGAGGCTCGACGGTCTACGCGCAGATGATGAACCAGATCCCCCTCGTGCGGGATCAGGTGAAGCGCGCGTACCTGCAGGTGCAGGGCCAGCTCTCCGGCATCCGGTCCTCGTGGTCCCCGGTGACGCTGAGCGCGAAGGAGAGCCCGTGGCTTGAATCTGTTGACCTCGTCTTCGATGAGGCCAACAACCGGCTGCGCGTGACGGTCGTGGGAGGAGCGTTCTGCGGGAGCTGCAAGATCGAGCTCTCCGCGGACTCCTTCTCGACGATCGCGTCCACGTCCCAGCAGAACCTGACGGACGGGCAGCAGATCACGTACGACTTCGGGAACCCGACCCGCGGCATCACCTGGAACGTCCGGGTCATGCCTTACAACTCCGGGCTGGTGGGCGGGAACGTCCCCACCTCCGGGGCCGGCGCGGCGTACTCCCGGGACAGCGTGCTGGTTCCGGCGGCGCTCACGATCGATCCGCCGACGGCCAACATCTCCTTCGTCTTCACCGCGGGGTACGACTACGCGACGAAGGCCAAGGTGCAGTACGAGGGTGCGCTCGGGGCCGGCGGTACGGGTCCCCTGCAGTGGCGCCGGAGGATCGACGTCGACTCCACGCAGGGTACGTGGTCCGCGTTCGCCTCGACCGCGCTTCCTTCGCAGGAGGACGTGCTCAAGCACGCGTACTACCCCACGAAGGTGTACCTTGAGGTGAAGGACTCCGCGGGGCGCACGACGGCGTACAACGTGACGATCCCCGCCCGGTCCCCCGAGACGGGCTACGACGTGACGGAGGACGTGAACAAGGGCGCCCTCCTCTGGAACTTCGACGCGCTACCCCGGGACTCGCGGCTGCGTCTCACGCCGAACGCCTCGTACCCGGCCTACTCCCTGCGCGATCAGCAGGGGATCAGCGGCGGAGCGCTGGGGATTGACGTCCCTACGACGAACCTCGTCCCGGACCCGACGAACATCGCCGTCTATCCGGGAGCCATCATGACCCGGACGCTGGAGACCGACGGGGAGTTCGCAGGCTGGTACAAGGTCGTCGTCTCCCAGGTTGGGGCCGCCGGACTCGTTGCGGCGCTGGGCGCGCAGCTGGCCCATCCGAGCGGGAACCTGCGGACCTATTCGATGGAGCTGTTCAGCCCGAGCGGCAAGTGGAAGCCTCTGCTCACCGGGGATTACGGGGTGGGGGTCGCAGCGGAGATCTCTCCGCGATGGTGGTCCCTGACGTGGAACAACACCTCCGGGGCTACGCGCAACATCGGCTTCTACATGCAGTACGACTCCGGGAATACCGCAAGCGCGGCGGTGAACGAGGTCTTCTGGTACCGGAACGTGCAGACGGAGGCGCTGGCGTTCCCGACGGCGTTCGTTCAGGGGTCTCGGACCGCCCGCGGGATGCTCGTCTTCGACGACGCCCGGAGCAACAACTGGGACGAGTTCACCTTCCTCTGCCGCGCAAAGGTGAACCCCGGAGTGCCGCTGAACTACAACATGTACGGAGCGGTCTGGCCGAAGTTCTACCTTGCGGCGGCAGTCAACACCACCTCCACGCAGATCACGGTTCAGTGGACGACCGGGGGAGTGCAGAACGGTGCGGTTTTCACGCGCCCGAACGGAGGGACCTGCTACGATCAGCACGCCTTCGCGATTAGCTACAAGCGTAGCACGCAGGCGGGCAGGGTCTACTACAACGGCCAGCTGCTTGGGACCTTCTCTGCCAACTGGGACTCGACCGCGACGCAGCTGACTCTCGGCAACCTCGGGCCGGGGCAGGGATACGAGTTCAACGGGCTTCTGGAGGACGTGTTCGTTGCGCCGCGGGTACTGGCTGACGAAGAGGTCGCTGCGATGCACAGCACGCTGATCCCCCTCGTTGACCTCCGGTCCCTGAACACCGGGGCCGTACGGGCAATCCAGGGGCTGGACCTCACCGGGCTCGTGCAGGCCGGGAAGGTGGTGACGACCTCCATCACTGACGGGGCCATCACCACCCCGAAGATCCTTGCCGGCGCCGTCACCGCGGACCGGATCAGCGTTGCCACGCTCTCGGCCATCAGCGCGAACGTGGGGACGCTGACAGCCGGCCTGATTCGGAACCCGGGCCTCACGGCCGGGCTGCGACTCTCCAGCGCGTACTCGCTGGGGGGACTGGCGAAGTACATCGACCTTGACGACTCGGCGAGCGGGTACTTCATCTACACGCCGAACTTCCAGGTCGCGAGCGGCGGAGCCGTGACGATCTCCGGGACCGTGACCGCTTCGGCGTTCACGTCCAACGCGGCGATGAGCCAGTTCAGCAACTCCGTTCGCGTGGGGCTCTCGCTGTACGCGGACAACATGAAGATCGCCAGCTACGGCTACTTCGGGACGCAGCTCATCGTCGGGCAGAACGAGACGACGGTGAGCCCGAACCGGATGGAGATGCTGACCACGCGGGTGGACTTCATCGCGGGGAGCGCAAACGTCGGCAGTCTGGACTGGAGTAGCGCCGGCCTCCTACTCGACGTGGATCGGCAGGCGCTTCGAGACTACCGCACCAGCGCTCCTAACCCGGGAGCGATCGGGAGCGGGCAGGCGCAGCGCCTGTGGTTCAGTGAGCTGTCCTACCTTGGCCTCAGTGGGTACGGCTACGGTGCGACATGGCAGATCGATCAGTGGACGAGTGACTCCGGCGGCGGCTCGCACCAGCAGGCGTGGACGAGCAACCTCAACGGGGCGTGGAAGTACAGGACGGGTACGCGGGCCGGCGGATGGGGCAGCTGGTTCGATGTCGCCCGCGTGAAGTGGAGTACGTCCGCGGCGAGCGGGACGGCTCCACACGGAACCATCTGGATCCAGCACAGCTGATGGCGCTCAATACCTTCAGCGTCTACGACGCCTCGGCAGGTGCGTGGCGGGAGGCGGTGGCGGCGTGGGTGTACGACGCGTCCGCCGCCGTCTGGCGCCCTATCGTCAGCATGTGGGTGTACGACGCCGTCGCGGGGGCGTGGCAAGGAGGAGCCGCGGCCCCGGCGGCGGCGCCGAGCACTCCCAACGCGCTGGACAACTCCTCCTGCCGGCCGGACGGGTTCACGCCGGATTACGTCGTTCACCTGAGCTGGACGAACGGGGACTCGTCCGCCTACACCGAGGTATACATGAACTCGGTGCTGCAGGTGACGGTGAACCCCGGGGTGGCGTCCACGGACTGCTTCCCCGGGATGGAAGGACCCTATTCGTTCAAGCTGCGTCACGTAAAGATGGGCAACTACAGCGCCTACAGCGGGACGCGTAACGTCAACATCATCAACCCGTGCGGAGGACCGCTGTAAGTATGCCGACCCTTCAGTCCTACGTCTGCTCGCGCTGCGGGCTGGCGGTCGAAACGACCGCCTTCCCCGCGGTCGTATTCATCCACGCAGCGGCAGTGGGCTCCGGAGATCCCTCCGGGCTCTCAGCGGCGCTGCAGAGGCTCCTCGAACGGCCGGGCTATCGGATCGAGCTGTGCCCGACCTGCTTCGACCTCGTCGTCCAGGTCGCCGCGGAAGTCCTACCTGAGCCGCCGGCCCCCGTGCTCCCGCCCACGTATGCGGAGCCTCCCCAGGACCCGATCCTGCCGCCGGAGCCGCAGGAGCCGCTGCCCGCCCCGGCGGACGCCGCGGAGCTGCCGGTGGCTCCCGAGGCCGTGATCTGAGTTGTTGACCCCCGAGTCGTCGTCGTACGATTCGGGGGTCAACCCTTTTACGCAACGAGAGAAATGACACGCCACGTCCTCCGAGAGCTCTCCGCCCAGGAGCGCGCTCTCATCGATCCGGACCTGCAGGAGTTCGAGGAGCTGAAGGCTCGCTTCGCCCAGGCTTCCGGCCGCCTCCAGCGGATGTTCGCGCTGCTCTGCCCCGAGATGATGGTCAACCCGGAGGTGCAGTTCGACCCGCAGCGGAACGAGTTCTACGTCGAGTCGGCTCCCCCGGCTCCGGCGCCCCCCGTCCTCCCGGCCGAAGTAAATGCGCCGGAAGCGGTTGGCGCTGCCGAGTCGCACCAGTAGACTGAGGCGTTCACGTGACCACTCGACGCCCCAAGCAGGACTCCTGGATGAACCGGCTCACGAAGTTCGAGAAGGCCGTCGGGGTAGCGGTGGCCACGGCAACCCTCGTCGGTATGGTGGTGACCGGGGTGCAGGCCGCAACCCGGACCGCGGTCGACTCGATGGACCTCGAGACCCGTTCGGCGCACGCCGCCTCGGTAGACAGCGCCCGCCGAGAGGCCCAGCAGGGTGACTCGGCGATCCTGCAGGAGATCAAGCGTCTGCGTGAGCAGCAGGCGGAGACCCGGCAGTGGACGATGTGCAACTACTTCCACGTAACGCCGCAGGACTGCGCGGCGTTCACGCCTCCGGAGAGATGATGGACCTGATCGTGACGTTCCTGAAGGAGAACGCCTCGAAGCTCGGGGCGTTCGTGAAGCAGAACTCGGCCAAGCTGCTGGCCCCCTACATCGTGGCGTTCGCCTCCTTCCTCGCGGTGAAGGCCGGCGTGCATCTCCCCGCGGAGTGGGCGCAGCTGGTGACCGACGCCACCTCGACCCTCCTCGCCGCCACCGCGGTCTCCGTGGTCGGCCTCGTGGAGCGAGCCGTGGCGGTGAAGACGAACCCGCACAACACCGCGGTGAAGCCGGCGGACCCGGGCACGTGATCTGAAAGAGGGCGCCCGCGGTGGGCGCCCTTCGCGTAGAACCGAAGGGGAAGACGATGAATCTGAGAGAGCAGACGCTCGCGATCGCCAAGACGAAGCTGGGCGTTCATGAGGTGGGCGGCGACAACCGAGGGAAGGAGGTCGAGACCTTCCTCAAGGAGGCCGGGCTCGGCCCCGGGAACCCGTGGTGCGCCGCGTTCGTCAACTGGTGCGCGAGGCAGGCGGCCACGACCCTGCGGGTGATCTCCCCGCTGGAGTCCGTGAAGCTGCAGGGCTACGTCCCCAGCTACGTGGAGAAGTTCCCCGCGGTCGAGCCGAAGGACGTGCTCCCGGGGGATCTCTTCGCGGTCTACCACGCGAGCCAGAAGCGCTTCGCGCACATCGGCTTCGTGCTGCAGGTGAACGTCCGGGAGGGCTGGTTCGAGACGGTGGAGGGGAACTCGAACGACGAGGGCAGCCGCGAGGGGAAGGAGGTGTGCACTAACCGGAGGCGGCTCGGTTCGGGGGTTCGCTTCCTCCGGTGGACGAAGGTCGTCCTCCCCGCGCAGACGTAGACGTAAACCCGGAGGGGTCGCGGTGGTAACGCAAGTCATCGTTTCGATGAACAGCGGGATGGCCTGGAAGATCTCCCGGACCGTCCCCGTCACGGACGAGCGGGGCCGCCCGCTGGCCCTCGAGAAGATCCTCCCCCGGTTCCAGCGCGGGCGCCTCAAGGCGCTCATCATCGGGGGCGACGTAGTGGCAGAGCAGGCGCCTTGGCTCATGGAGGATGACCACGGCTTCTCCAGCGTGGTGGACTTCTTCGACGACGAGGAGCAAGAGGAGGGCGGGGATGAACCGGAGGACGAGCCGGATGCCCCCGCGGTAGGGAATACCCGCCTGCTTCTGCCCGTCGCCCATATCGGCGGGGTGATCGAGGTCTTCGACTGCCTCCCGGGTGAGCAAGCGCCCCCGGGACGCCTACGGAGACTGCTCCAGAAGCTGATCAACAGATAGAGAAGAGGGCCGGCCTCCTTCCGCGGAGGCCGGCCCTCTTCTACTTCTGGAAGCTGTCCGGAGAGCAGAGCCCCCGCATGTTGGGGTGCCGCCGGAGGAAGGCCGCGAGCTCGGAGCGGCAAGCGGCTACGTCCGGATCAACAGATGGATCCACCTGCGCCCTCGGTCCGCCCTCCCAGTGCCGGTAGCACTCCCGGGCATCGTTGAGGTTCCGCAGCTCCGTAGACGCGTTACACCGGCGGCAGGGGGCCTTGATGATCCTCCCGGCGTGGTTGCGCTTCCAGCCGCGCTGGGCGGTCCACTTCCGGAAGGTCCCGGGCTGCATCCCCACCGCGCGCGCCACCTTGGCCGCGCTGAGGTCCCTCCTGTTCCAGACCTCGTCATCCGTGGGGACGAGGTGCTCCGTCGAGATCTTCTCGGGCCTTCCGCCCATGCGCGTATCCTGGGAAGAACGGAGAGGCCGGGCACCCGGGGTGGGCGCCGGCCTCACAGATCTCCCTCGGTCGCGCAGACCTACTGGGACCCGTGATGCTACGGGAGGAGGGCGGCCCCTTGCGGGAACCGCCCTCCTGTAGTGGGCTGGGGTAAGACGCGGCGGTCTAGGTACGGCAGGTTGGTTGAGCGAGCCAGAGACCCTAGAACCCCAAGGAGCGCCCACCTACGCCTTACCCCAGCCCTTAGTGCTACCACTAAGGTATCCCAGGCGAGTTCCTAAGTCAACCCCCTCCGGGGAAGCCGCTACGGCCGGAGCGTGATGCTCCAGACGCTGTCCCCGTACCAGAACAGGTCTCCGTTATCCACCACGGAGTCCTCCGTCACGTACCCGTCGCAGATCCACGGGTGATAGTCCCGCTGTCTCACGCAGATCCCGCCGTCCGCGTCCGGCCGCCAGAACCCCTTCCGGACGATCCCCTGCAGCTTGCTCCCGTGCTCACTGCTCACGGTGTAGTTCCCGTTCGAGTAGAGGACGAGCTGCAGCCCGTACTCCTTGCTGCGGTAGACGCCGGTGTACGGCCCTCCCGGGGGCGGGGTCTGGACGTCGGGGGTGGTGACTTCTCCCGCGCGCCCGCAAGCGGCGAGGAGGACCAGCACGAGGACTGCGAGACGGTGCCGCATGGCGTACCTCCAGAGGTAGAAGGGACCTGACCATCGGGTTGAACGGTGGGGGAGCCCCGCAGGCTCCTGGATTCGCGATTACGCCTTATCCTGGGTCAATCACGGGACTCCCCCACACGAGGGTGCCGGAGGAGGCGTGCATCCCCGGGGAGTCGCGTGCCTCGGCTATGTCAAAACCTCCTCCAGCAAGTCAGGGGGCAGGGCCTCGAACCCTGGACTGCGGTGCCACAGACCGCCGTGTTAGCCAATTACACCACCTCCCCTGATCTCCGGCCCTTTGTCGGGCGGCCGGCGTTCCTGTCCGCAACCCCTCCTGCGAACGATCCGGGGGCTCAATCCCGGAAGGTGCTGGGCCTCATGCGCGGCTCTTCGGCGCTCAGCTTGAAGGGGGTAGTTCGCAGGGCAGGACTCGAACCTGCACGGGTACGTCACGGGCTTGGGTGTGCACCCCCGCACCGGCCGTTGGCGCGCCTTCCGACGCGTCCCCCTACGGACCCGATCCAGAGCCTCCCGGCCGAGAGACAAAGGCGATCCGGCGTGTCTACCAGTTCCACCACCTGCGAGTGCCGCGTCCCGGGTTCGAACCGGGGACCTCGCGATTAAGAGTCGCTTGCTCAACCAGCCGAGCTCACGCGGCAGGAGAGAGGGAGGGAGCCGTCGACAGCGTGGGCCGGATGACCGGCCGGTCTGCCCGCTACCCTCTCCTCCAGTGGAGATGCCGGGATTCGAACCCGGGTCCGCATAGCCTTCCGTTCGTCCTCGTAGCGTGCGTTTCTTCTTCGGCGCGATCACGGCTCACGCCCTGGCGAAGCAACACCCAAGCCGGAGTGCGTGTTAAGGTGCGCCCTCCCCCGTCACCCCCGGTCTTCCCCGGGCGTCGTCCGATGCGATACGGGCCTCACCCCTCGGCGAGAGTTTCGGCCCGGGGAGGCTACTGCTTACGCCAGAACGAGCTGGTTCTCGTACTTGGCGGCGAAGGTCTCGGAGACCTCGGCCAGCAGCGCCTCGACCGCGTCCTCGTGGGTCGCGTTTACTGGTTTTTGCCCCGTCTCGGCGGGAGCCACCCGGCACACTCGGCCTTCCCTTCCGTCTACACGTCGAAACCTGTCATCCCCGTTGGAGCCGGATGCGCTCCGGCGGGCGTACTGCTACAGGTGCTCCTGCAACCGTCCCGTGATGAACTCGCGGGTGCGGGCTCCGGCGACCCCCTCCACCAGCTTGCCGTCCTTGTAGACGAGCAGCGTCGGGAAGTAGCGCACGTTCAGCTCCGCGCACAGCTGCAGGTTCTCCTCCCCGTTGATCTGCAGGAACGAGACCGAGGGAAACTCCCCCGCCAGCTCCTCCAGCACCGGAGACACCTGCTCGCACGGGACGCACCCGTGCCTCCAGAACTTCACCACGGCGACGCCGTTCCCGCTGACCGCGGGGGCGTACGTCGCCTGCGTCAATTCCTTCATTCGGAACTCACCCAGGTTGTCAATCAGCGGTCGCCCGGCGGGCGAAGTCTACCGCGAGCTTGTGAACCCCGTCCTGCCGTAGCAGGAGAAGTTCCGGCCTCCGGGAACGTACCGTGTGGGTCGCGTAGTACGCAAGGGCGTTGTACGCCTCCCACACCGTGGCGGCCCGGCCCTCCCTGAACCGGGAGATCACCGCCTGACGCGCTCCCGCCCCGAACCGATCGCGGGAGAGCCCTCCGGAGAGGGCCTCGGCCGAGCACGTCCGCCCGGCCCACTGCTTCCACTGTTCCGCGAGCTCCGTACCCTGTTCGAGGAGCCCGTCAAACGCCCTCCGGACCTCGCTCAGCTGAACGCCGGCCCGGTGCCGGAAGGATCTGCGGAACGCCGTCGTGGGTGCCGTAAGCGCCGCGCCGGTGCTCTGCCGCCGGCCGCCCAGCTCCACGATGATCTCGCTGGTCCTATTATAGCTGTTCTGTGCAGAAAGCGCAAGGGTCACCACGTCGCCCTCGCCTACCTCCACCGTGCGGTCCAGCAGCCACGTCACCCGCGCCACCGCTCCGGAGAGCCCGATGCGGGTCTCCACGCGGCCGATCCGCATTCCCATCGAGCCGATCGCCTCCTGCATCGGGGCGAAGATCCGGCGGTGCGGGATCAACGGGTAGCGGCTGCTCACGAGGGAGAGAACCTGCCCCGTATCCGCGCGTACCACCGCCCTCTTCTTGGGGATCTCAACGCCAAGTGCGCCCTGGATGGAGCCGGGGCGCACCGCGGTGTATACCTTCTCGAGGGCGACGGGGAAGTCAAGCAGGGACCAGTTCGGCTCCGTCAGCATCTGCCTTGGGGGTACGGTGAGAGTTCGTCTTGACCCCCACCGTCCCTCCGGCCGTGCTCCGTGTTCAGACCTGGGAGCCGAGGGCGAGGATGCCCTCCAGGTAGCTGACGACCTCCCGCATCGCCCGCTCCCGCGCCCAGTCCGGACCGTCGATGAAGCTACGGCACCGGATCAGGCACTCCGCCACGTCCTCCCGGACCTGCTCCGCGTGCGCGGCGATCCCAGCGGTCGTAAGGCGGGGGAGTTCGTCCACGTGGTTCCCCAGCTCGCGGGCGACGATCTTGATCACGCCCTCGTACCCGAACTCGTGTACCGCGGTGCGGAGGGACACGCCCTCCACGGTGCGGAACTTCGGGAGGCGGTCCCCGTCGTGGGTTCCGCGGTGGTGCTTGGGGCTCATTGGTTCAACCCTCCACGCGGATCGGGTCACGGTCCGCCACCCACCCCATGAAGCTCAGGATGTTGGGGACGGCGGCCTCCCAGCGGGCCTCCTTCTCGGCGGCGGGAAGCTTCTTGATGTCGGGGCGACGGAGGAAGGCGGCGCGGACGTCGGCCAGCTCGATTCCGATTTCGGGGGCGTTGGCGGTCATCGTAGGATCTCCCGTTGGGTGTGCTCTCTCAACCTGGGAGAATAATACACGCGGCCTAGCCTCTGGTCAACACTTTCTGGCGAGGCGGTGGGTAGGGACCCCGCTCCCCCTCAGCACCTGCAGCCCGTCCGGAAGGCGGTACGCTTCCCGGTAGTAGACCTGTCGGACCCGACCGTCCCGCGCGATCCTCTCGGCGCAGGAGACGCACGGGCTGTGAGTGCACAGGAGGTCGAACGTAGCGGTCGGCGCCGCGTCCAGCGCGCGGATCTCGGCGTGGATGCAGCCACAGGCCCCGGGCTTCCCCGAGCAGCGCCCTTCGGGGTGGGCGTTGAAGCCGGAGGAGAGGACGACGAGCTCGGGGGAGACCGCAAGCGCGGCTACGCCGAGACGGGAGCATCCGGAGAGCCCGGCGAGCGTCTCCGCCATCTGCATCAAGGTATTGACCGGCATCTTCGTCGGGGTAGAAAGCGCTGGAGGGAGGGAACCCGAGTGGCCCCTCCCTCCTCCCAATCTCACACCCTCCGGGGTACGCCTACAAGCTGGAGACGGCGCCGGGGAACAGCTCGTCCATCAGGTCAGCGGCCCCGTTCCACCGGAACACCTGTACGAGGTGCTCCAGCTGGTACGTCTCCGCGTGGAGGGCGTCCAGCGTCGCCCCGCGGTATTGGACCGGGACCGTCGAGTACAGCTCCCGCCCCTCGTCAAGCTGCTCGATCAGGCGCTGCATCTCCCGCACGATATCCTCAGCCTGTCGACGGATCGAACGGCGGTTGTCGGCGATCTTCTTCTGCATCCCGCCGCGTACCTTCGCCGCGCCGCGGAGCGCCTTGTACGTCTCCTGCGCGCGGTCAACCGCCTCCTGCTGCTGCCGCTGCTCCTCCTCGGCGGCCTCCTGCTGCTTGCGGCGCGAGGCGGTGGCCCACTCGTCGTAGATGGCGCGGGTCGCTTCCGGCTCCACCAGCTCAATCTTCTGACGCCACGTGGTCGCGGAGTAGTAGCTGTCAGAGACGCCCAGCTCCGCCTCGAGCTTCTGCCCCAGCTCGACGGGGAGAGGGATGCCGCTGGCCTTTTCGGGACGACAGGGTGGCGCTCGGTAAGGTCCCGCGCCCGACGCGCAGGGCGTAGCGGTTTGTGCCCTTCTCCTGCGTCATAAGGGCGCGAAGTACGGTCTCCAGGGTCACGGGCTTGGCGGTGGTCATCGGTCTGGTCTCCGGTGCGGGGGTGGCGTGCTCAACCTGTGGATAAAGATAAGGAAGGTGCCGCCCGTGGTCAACACCTTCCTTCACCTGATTTCGTTGAGTCGCCCGTGACCTACGGAGGGAGCTGCTACGCCGCCAGCAGCTGAGCCTGGGGGAAAGGGAAGTCGAAGTCATCCTCCGGGTCAAGAGGCTCCATCTCCAGCTCGATATCCCGGGCGACCTTCTCCGGGGAACTCAGGCTGGCAACACGCAGCGCGCACTCCCGGAGGATGCGGCCGCGGTCCACCTGCTCGATCCCCTCGCGGACGAGCTGGGCGTAGGAGGGTGCGTCAGATCCCAGCTCTTCCAGACGCTGGACCGCCCAGTCCCGTGCGGCGTGCTTGATCTGAACGCGGGCAACAGTGGCTTCTCTCTGGACCTCGCGGAGATAACGATTCGTCAGCACGTGGGATTCTCCCCAAGCTGCTGGTTACGGTTGGCGGGTAGGAAGGTCTGCCGAGGAGTGAGGAGGGAGGCGCCTTGGTGGACTACCCGGACCGTTGTGGGCAATAATCAACGCTTTGGAGCGCTACGTCAACAGTTACGGAAGATGTTTGGTAAACGGACGACGGGGGCGGGATCATCTCCCGCCCCCGTCGAGGACCCTCACCCGTTCCCGAGGATCACCCGCGGGTGGGCGGCCGCATGGTGGCGGCCATGTTGTTCAGCATCCGGATCTCGCCGGAGAGGCGGTTGATCTGCTCCTCCACGTCCTCCAGCCCCATCAGGCTGGCGTCCCCGCCCGCGAACGCCTCGTGGATCTCGTTCACGCGGCCGCAGAGGCGGTTCACGTCGGCGTGGATCCGCGCGAAGCCCTGCCGGAGCATCGGGGAGGGGTCGAAGGTCGCGGTGAGCTCCGCGCCCGGGCCGGCCACCACCTCCACGCCGTCCGGGGCCGGCGGCGCCGCCGTGCTCCCGCCGCCCGCGGGGGAGCTGCGCCGCGAGCTGCTCCCGCTCTGGCCGCTGCGCGACGAGCTGCCGTTCTGCCCGCCCCCGGCGTTCCCCTGCGAGCCCTGGCCCTGGGAGGCGCCGGCCTGCCCGCCGGCCGTCTCCCGCTGGCCCCGCGGCACGTAGTCGTTGTTCAGCCCGTTGTTCGCGTCGTCCTTGCGGCCCAGGAGGAACAGGGCCTCGCGCACGTCCTCGGCTCCGATGTCGGCGTCCCCGCCGAGCTTCAGGGTCGAGCGGATCTGCGCCTCGTCGATGTTGCCGACCGCGCGCATCAGACGGAGGGCGGGCTGCTTGATGGTGGCCATCTTCGGGACTCCTGTCTTCGGGTGCCGGGGCTACCTCCCCGGAGAAGGGGCGGGCCGTTGCCCGCCGGGTGAACCTGCTGGTTACGACTCCCGCCAGAAGCGGGCCCAAACCGACTAGCTGTTGATCACGATCTCGTCCGGGGCCTCCCCGGGGATGATGAGGCTGGAGGCCAACACCATCTGCCCGGGAGCGTCGGGCCGGTGCGTCCAGCCGTGCGCCAGCTTGCAGAGGCCGCGGGCCGGGGGGAGAACCGGGAGGCCCTTGAGCTCCCCGCGGCCGTTCATCTCCTCCAGGGTCCGGTAGCAGCTGTAGCACTCCCCCATCCCCGGGTCACACTCCCGGTGGCCGTAGTTCCGCAGCGCGCGCTCCGGGGATACCTCCGGCGGGTTCAGAATGTCCTTGGGGTCTCCCGGGCCGCGCTCACCCCACAGCCGGCCGACCCCGGTGGACTTCGCCGCGTCCGCCTGCTTCTCCTCCTTGGTGCGGACCGTCATCCGCGTGACGGAGATCTCCTCGCTCAGCTGCATCGCGGGCATCCCGCGCGCCGCGCGCTCCGTGTTGAGGGCCGCCTGCAGCTTCACGGCGGTATCCTCGCGGGTGTTGGCCCCGCCCAGGATGCGGCGGATCACCTGATGGCTCATCCCGGAGGCCGCGGCCAGCTTGTGCGGGTCCCAGTCCACGGAGGTCATCGCTTCCTGCAGCTTCGGCAACGTCGGCATCTTCAGCTCCTCGGGTAGTGGGTTCGCTCAACCTGTGGAAGAATATAAACGGTCATCGTCCGACCGTCAACAGGTTTCTTCCAAGGGAGTGACGGGGGCCGCGAAAGGAACGGGGGCCGAGGGAGATCCCCGGCCCCCGCGTAGGAGGAAGACAGCGTCGGAGGCGTTACGCGCCCGCGCCGAGCTGGCGGGATTGCGGGGCGGACCCGCGGCCGATCCCGCGGTGCGCGGGGGACTCCCCGGCCTTCACGCCGCGACGGAGCTGGACGTTTTCGCCGTACTCCTTGCCGCGGTGCCAGCCCTCCGGATTGAACTCCTGCGTCGAGGAGCCGATCCGCTTGGCCTTGCCCGGGTACGTCTTGTCGACGTACGCGTCCACGGCGCCGTCCGCCAGCTTGATCAGCGCGTTGGCCCCCGAGCCCTCCTGCTCCATGCTGCGACGCAGCTCCCGGAGCCGCCGCGAGAGGGAGTTGAGGGCGCCGTCATAGAAGGACTTCTTCCAGCCGCGCATCTCGTACGCCGTCCCCTCCCGGCGCTTGTTGTGGTAAATGCGATCGTACTCCCGGTTGCAGAAGGTCTCCATCGTCTGCACGAGGTACGCGTACAGGAAGACCGCGACCTCCCGATCCGACTCCCGGCCGACGAACCAGATCGTGTTCGTCCCCTGCGAGACGAGCGTGCGGCAGAAGTGGTTCCGGGCGACGATGTCGGCGAGCCGGCGCTGCCACGCGATCTGGCGGGCCTTCTGCTTGAACCCCACCGCTTCCCCGTCCGCCCGGAGGGTCCCCATCGGGTCCGTCTGGTCGAGCTCCGCCAGCTCGACCTCCTTCATGTCGATCTTGTGTCGGGCGAGGAGTTCGGCGAGCTTGGCCGCGAACGCCTCGGCCTCCTCCATCGTCCCCTCGCTGTGCGCTCCGCGCTCCGCGGCGGCACGCTTGGCCTCCGCCGCTGCCTTCAGCCGGCGGATCTTCTCGAGGATCTTGTCCTTGCTGCTCTTCTCGGCGGCGGTCATCGGGTGGGGCTCCTGGGTTCGAAGGGCGCGGAAGTTACCGCGGGTCTCTCCGGGGGTCAAGCCCCCGCTCTTCCAGCTCCGCGAACGTTAATCACAGCTTCTCTCCGCGTCAACACCTTCTGCAGGAGAATCCGCTGAGAGCCCCAGCAAACCTTCGTTTTCGTCTCCGGAGATCCAGTGTCGCCGGCACGGCGACACCCGAGCGACTGAGGAGTGTGTATCCGAAGGATACACGCTCCGAAGGAGCGAGTAAATATAAGCTAAATAAAGATTTATTCCTTAGACGCGCCCGGCCGCGCGCGCCCGCGATTCCTTATATACGCGCGAGGGCCTTGTGAAGATTCGCACACTGAAAGATCTGCAAAAGTTGATGACGCCCTCCGGTTGACGGTCGGGGTCGGTCGTCGTTAGCCTTGAGTCCGCTGGGAGGGAACCCCCGGCAATCCCCTACATCGCTGTACCGGACCACACGGTCCAGGCTCTGACCTGGAGCGCTGCAACCCTGCGCGCTCTTCGCCATCCTACGCCTCACGCGGAGATCCGTCTGCATGGAGTCGGCCTCGTTTGCTGTTCCCGTCTGCCCGTCCACGATCCGGGTCACGGACTTCACCCGCCTCGCCCACTACATCGCAAAGAGAGTTCAGCGCAACCCCTACGATCAGGACGAACACGACGACCTCGTGCAGGACGGATTCGTGGCCCTCCTCGAGGCCATCGACGACTACGTCGGCAAGGGACTGAAGATCGATAACCCCTCCGGATGGGCCGCGAAGGTGATGAGCCGCGGGATGCTGAAGACCGCGTACCGCCGGCCCAAGCGGGAGGAGGAGCTGGAGGACCCCGACGCCTACGCAATCATTGAGGGGGCCGACGAGTTCTACGAGCAGGTGCTGTTCCTCCGGTTCTACGAGGAGGTCGAACGCGTACTGGGCCCGCGCGCACGCCTCATCGCAGAGAATCTGGTCGACCCGTCACCGCAGGCGATCGCGGAGATGATGAAGGACCACTCTGAGCGGCAGGAGGAGAAGGCGCAGGGCGAGGACCGCCGGTATGCGGTTGACAGCGTGATGGTGACCAAGCTGCACATCCGTTCCGCAATCGGCGGGCGGGGCGGCCCGTCCGGGATCATGTCGGTCAACGAGTTCTGGAAGAGCCTCAAGGGCATCCAGCGCATCGCGGTCAAGTACCTCGGGGACCTCGCCGACTCCGTCGCCCCGACACCCAACTACGCAACCTGATCGAATGGCCGAAGAGAACACCGGCGCCCTCGAGCGCGCCGCCGACGGAAGCTTCACGAAGACCTCGTGCTCGTGGTGGGCGACGTTCCTGTGCGTCCCGTTCACCCGGCTCTACAACCTCAGCAAGCAGCTCGGGCTCGCCAGCGGCCGGATCTCCACCGACGCGGACGTGCGGCGCGTGGTGCTGAAGCTGCAGCAGCGCGCGATCCCCTTCTCCTCCCTGGCGAAGGCGCTGGGTCCGGGTACGACGCTCGCGGAGCTCGCCCGGCTGGAGGAGGGGGCCTGACGCTTGAGCGGTCCCCTCGCAATCATCTCGAAGGGTCCGAGTGAGCTGATCGTCCGTGGGGGCCAGGAGCTGGCCAACTGGCGGCAGTCCATCGCGGTGCGGGCTCCTGGATACAAGTACAGTCCCTCGTTCAAGAAGGGGCACTGGGACGGCTACACGCGCGTCGGGAAGTGGATGCGGCAGATCAGCCCCGGCATCTTCGAGCTGGCGGCCTTCCGCGGACTCATGCCGGCGCTGCAGGCCGCCTTCCCCGGGGCGGCGGCTCGGGACATTCCCGTGCCGCCTCTCCGCGTCGAGATACCGGACTCGCTCCGGGACTATCAGGCGGACGTGCTACGCCAGATCCAGACCCACCGCTGGGGACGGATCTCCTTCGCAACCAACGCGGGCAAGGGGGCGATCATCGCACTCGCCGCAAAGGGTGCGGTGGATAGCGGGATGCGCGTCCTCATTCTCTGCGACGAGGTGTCGGTCTTCAACGCGCTCAAGGAGGAAGTGCAGAAGTGGTCCGGGCTGGATCCACACCTCGTGGAGGCCGGCCGCCCGGAACCGCCCCCAACCGAGGGGATCACTCTCGCGATGATCCCCACCCTCGTCCGCCGGCTCTCGGAGAAGAAGCCGGAGGATAAGGACAAGGTCAGCGACCGCTCGAAGCGCTGGCGGAAGTGGCTGGAGGGCGTGCAGATGCTCCTGCTCGACGAGGCCGACAAGGGGACGGCGGACACGTGGAAATCGGTCATGAAGGCCGCAAAGAACACCGTCTGGAGGATCGGGTTCAGCGGGACGTGGCCTGCGGAGGGAACGGTCGAGCACCTCGTCCTCGAAGAGATGATGGGGCCGATCCTCCTCCGGGTCCGCAACAAGGAGCTGGTGGAGCGCGGGATCAGCGCCCGCCCGACGATCGTCCTCTGCGCCTTCGAGGCGCGCTTCCCGAAGCGTCCGGACGGGTTCTTTGACCTCGCCCCGGGGGCGCAGCGTCAGTGGGTGTTCGATCACGGCGTCATCCTCAACGAGGACCGACACCGCTACATCGACTTCCTCCGGATCAAGGACGCGCAAAACGCGATCATCATCAACCGCGTGGCGCACGGGGAGCAGCTGCAGCGCTTCATCGAAGACGCTGTGTTCCTCGACGGGTCGGCACCGAAGGAAGTACGCGAGGACGTGCTGGAGAGGTTCGGGCGCGGCGGGTTCCAGAACCTCATCACAACGAAGATCCTCGACCGCGGGTCGAACAAGCTGGGGAAGGTCGTGGGACTCATCTTCGCGTCCGCGGAAGGTAGCGGCCGGCAGACCCTGCAGCGCCTCGGGCGCGGGCTCCGCCGCGGAGAGGGTAAGGAGTACCTGTTCACCTACGACATCATCGACCGCGGGCACCGCTACCTCGAGGAGGGAGCGAAGCGGCGCATCCGCCTGTACAACGATGAAGGATTCGAGATGGAGGTGTACCGTGCCCGCCGATAGGCTCCCGAAGCGCCCAGCGCCGTCCGTACGGCAATGGGCGCAGTTCTTCGCGTCCTCAGCGAAGCAGGCGCACCTGAGAATCAACAGCCAGCGGGACCTGATCCGGCTGGCTGCTCTCGTCGCGATCGTCGGCCCTCCCACGGACCCGGTGGCCCAGGAGGTGTACTGGGCGATGCGCGCGCTCTTCTTGCACCCGAAGCGGCTCCCGCGGTGGGGATCGGCGCTGGACGTCATCCCTCCGGACCGGGACAGCCTGCTCCGGCTCCTGGCGTGCGTCAAGGAGTTCGGAACGCAGATGCGTTCGCAGCGGACAGACGCGTCCCTGACGTCCGCCAACTTCCAGCTCGATCAGGTCATCGGGGTGATGATCCAGGTCAACGACCCGGGCACGTTCGTCGGGCACTGCTTCGCGAACGGGCTCAACCACCCCGGGGCGTGCTTCCACCCGAACACACTCCGCCGCGCCACCCAACTCCTTCGCGGGAGCCTCGGGATGTTTGCAGAGGCGCACACGGCGCACGACGCCCAGTTCGAGTTCATCAAGGTGACCAAGGTATGAGCGGGCGCGTCTTTGGGATGGCCGATATCCCGGGTAGCAACACGATTCTGTACCTCCCGCGGGAATACTGGACGAAGCAGCTGGCCGGCTACGATACGTCGGTGCGCTCCGGCGTGCCCGACCTCATCCGTCCCTTCATCAAGGAAGTAGAGGAGGGCAAGAGCCCCCACCTTATCATGACCGGCACCGCCGGCACCGGCAAGAGCCACCTGGGCGTGGGGCTCTACCGTTGGGGGGTCCTGCGCTTCGACACCATCGCGAGCGTCTGGCTGCACGTCCCCTCCTTCTGCGACCGCGTGAAGAAGTCCTACGGGACGCGGGACCACGACCCCTACGACCTCATCCGGGGATGCGACCGGATGCTGGTGCTGGACGATATTTTCGGCCGGGACCTCGGGGAGCACGAGCTCACGCAGATCCTGAACCGGGTCATCGAGATCGCGCACCAGAATCAGGTGGCACTCGTCGCCACTACCAACTTCTCCGTCGCGCAGATCCGAGCGAAGCTGCATCCGCACGAGGTGTCCCGCCTCTTCCAGCGGGCGAGCGTGGCGGAGTTCGACGGTGAGGACTGCCGGCTGACGGGGAGATACAACGACCTGTGATTAGCACCGAGAAGATCCTCGCGGCGGCCCTCCGGCACCGCGAGGTTGTCGACGTCCTCGGGGACGCGCTGAAGAGCGACCTCGTGGTCGCCCAGCCGTATTACCGCGGGATCATGGAGTTCGTCGTAGGGTTCGTGCGCCAGCACCGGACCCTGCCGCGAGACGGAGACCTGCAGCTGTGGGCCTCCCAGCTCCCGGAGGTGCAGCGGGCCGGGATCATCGAGTCCCTCGGCAAGCTGTACTCCCAGGACATTTCGGGATACACGCCCTCGCACCTTGCGGAGAGTGTGACCCCGCAGCTGCAGGCCGCCGCGGCGCATACCGCGCTGGCTCGGCTGAACTCGATGACGGAGGTGACGCCGGAACTGTTCCGCGGCCTCGCACAGGAGATCAGCAGGATCGAGCCGGTCAGCATCTCGGGGCTGGCCTCGATCAAAGACGTGGACCGCTGGCTGACGCCAGAGCCGGCGGAGAACTACATCCCTACGGGCATCCCGAAGCTGGATGAGTTTATCGGCGGGTGGCGGGGGAGCGAGCTGGTGTTCCTCCTCGCCGACTCCGGCGTCGGTAAGACGCAGTCGCTTGTCAACTTCGGCGCGGCGGCGGCCCTCTTCGGGGGGAACGTCTTGCACATCACGCTGGAGCTGGCGACGTCGAAGACGCTCCGCCGTCTCTACCAGAAGGTGACGGAGTCCGACCGTAGCCTGTACCGGCAGGATCTCGGGGAGGTGCGGCGGCGCGCGGAGCACTGGACGGGGCGCATGCGGGGCAATCTCCACGTGCTGGAGGCCCCCGCGTACAGCCTCGAGCCGGAGCAGCTGGCTGTACTTGTTGATCGGTTCGCCGCGGTACACGGACCGCCGGACCTCATCATCATCGACTACCTCGACCTCCTGAAGCCTCCGGGCCGGGGAGACAACCGCTATCAGGACCTGGGCAAGGTCTCGCACCTCGTGCGCGCGATCGCCCTGAAGTACGACTGCACCGTACTCACGGCGACGCAGGCGGTCCGCAAGGCTAACACCGCGGAGCGGCTGACGATGGCTGACATGGGCGACTCGTACGAGAAGGTACGCGCCGCCGATATCCTTCTCTCCATCGTCCAGACGCCGGAGGAGGCCCAGGTCTTCCAAGGCCGGATGGGACTGCTGAAGGTGCGAGACAACCCCGGGCGTGGGCAGGAGATCCCGCTGCTGATCTACCACGACCTCTGCTATGTCGGGGATCTGGACCACCCGAATACGCAGCGGCTCATGCGGGAGCGCGGGCTGCTGGCGATGGCCGCGTGACGCGGTTCTTCGTCGGCCTACACCGGATCAGCGCCACGTGGCGGTTCCGCCGCTGCCTCGTATCCGTCAACTCCATCAAGGCGCGGAAGTCAGACTTCCGCGTCAAGGAGTGGATGATGGACTCCGGAGGGTTCACCGAGATCCTCAACCACGGGGATCACCGCCTGGACGTGGAGGAGTACGCCCGGCAAGTCGTCCGCTGGGCGCGGTGCGGGGAGCTGCTGGCCGCGGCTTCTCAGGACTATCCGTGCGGCCCAAAGCTTCTCGACCGTACCGGCCTCACGGTGAGCGAGTGCCAGTCCCGGACGCTTGAGCGGTTCCGGCGTCTTCGGGCGCTGGTACCCCGCCGGATCAACCTGATGCCGGTCCTGCAGGGGCAACTCCCGGCGGAGTACGTCCGTCACCTGCACGCGTACGGGGATCTCCTGCAGCCGAACGCCTGGGTCGGGGTCGGCAACGTGGTGTCCCGCAAGTCCGCAGAGGAGGTGGCCGTCATCCTACGCGCGATCAAGGAGGCACGTCCGGACCTACGTCTCCACGGATTTGGCATCAAGCTCGCTCTCCTGCGCTCGCCGCGGGTCCGTAACCTCCTGTGGTCTGCGGACTCCATCGCATGGTCCTACGCAGCGCGGAAGAACGGGAGGGATGCGAACTCCTGGCTGGAGGCGTTCGACTACTTCGGCCGCATCCAGCAGGCGCTGAAGGGTCAGCGGGTTAGCGGCCCGCGGTACGCCCCGAAGCCGGCGCCCACGGTCCTTAGCATGATCCTGAACGGATGAGCCCGACCGAACTGCAGAGCCTCCTCGCCTCCCGCGGCCACGTCTGCCGGATCAAGAAGGAGGAGGTTGTCGTAGAGTCCTGCTGGTTCTGCGGCAACGACAAGTGGAACCTCGAGCTGTCCGCGGCGCAGGGGATCTATCACTGCTGGTCCTGCGACGCGGGGAAAGGAAGCCGTCTCGACTTCCTCCTGAACTCGCGGCTGGGGACCGACCTTCACATCCCGGTCCGGATCGCGAAGTCCGGGCCGGCGCGTCCGCTCTTCTCGTTTGACGACGTGCCGGTCACTCCGGCTCAGCGCATCCACTCCGCGGTCGCCTACCTCACGCGGCGCGGAGTGCGGCTGGAGGATATGATGCGCTACGAGATCGGCGTCTGCGTCAAGCAGGGGCACCAGTATTACGGGCGGATCATCGTCCCCGTCCGCGAGTTCTGGTCGCAGCAAACGGTCGGCCACGTCGCCCGCGGTTACACCGGAGAGCGTCCGAAGTACCTCGCCTCATACCCTCAGCGGGTCATTGCCGGATACCGGCAGAAGAACCGGAACGCCCCCTACCTCATCAGCGAGGGGGTGTTCGACGGGATCTCCGGAGCTCGCGCCGGCTTCAACGTCGGCCTCCTCCTGGGCAAGTCCGCGGACGGGCTCCTCGAGTGGGTGTCCCGCGTTCCGGACGAGGCGCCAATCATCCTCTTGCTCGACGGGGACGTCGGGGACGCCACGCGCAACCGCTATCTGTGGACCGTCAAGGCGGTGCGTCCCGACGCGAAGTCGATATCCCTCCCGGAGTCGATGGACCCCGGGGTCCTGGAGCCGGAGGCGATGCGCCGGCTCGTCAACCGAACAGCGACCAGCTGAATTCGTTACCCCTGGGGACGTGCGTGCGTACGCCCCCTTCAACCAACCCGGAGAAGACGTTTTGATCGCAGACCGCAACGAGGTCGTCGCGCACCTCGAAAAGATCCGCGTGGGTGGCCAGCTGAACGAGGTCATCCTGAGCGGTTCGTTCGAGGTGGCGGCGATCAAGCAGGACCAGCAGCTGCTGGTGATCGCCCCGCCGCTGAAGACCGAGCCCCTTCCGAACCCGGTCGGGGTCGACAACCTCGACCTGCTGATCCGCGCGCTGAAGGCCGGCGAGGGGAGGGAGGCGAGCATCTCGTTCGAGGACCGCAAGATCCACGTGGCCTCGAAGCACGCCGGCCGCATCAAGCTGGTGACGATGGCGCCGGAGACCATCCACACCTCGATCGACCCGGCGAACCTCTCGAAGGTGACGGGGCTCCTGGAGCAGTACCCCACCTCGATCCCGCTCTCGCAGGCGGTGGTGGAGGGCGTGATCAACACCTTCGCGCTGCTGAAGGCCGAGGACATTTACATCCAGGTCAAGACGACCGGGGTGACGATCGTCGTCGGCCACGAGACCAGCCACAACGCGGAGTACGACCTGAACGGCGCCCCCGGCGCCACGCAGGAGTTCACGCTGATGCTGGACGGCAAGATCGTGACGGACGTGTTCAAGCAGCTGAAGGACTTCACGCAGTCCTCGCTGACCCTGACGACCCCGAACGGCCTCGTCGCCGTCCGCGAGGGCGCCTACACGTACATCATCTCGCCGAAGGTGCAGTGAGCGGCGTCCTCGACGTCGTCTCGCAGGCCGGCGGGGGCTCCGAGAAGGAGCCCCCGCGCCTGCTCCGGCTGGAGGAAGACGACCTGGAGCAGCTCGGCTCCCTCGCGGAGCCGTCCCTCGGGCTCAAGTCCTTCGAGGACCGCGCCCGCGTAGACACGATGCTGGACACCGCCCTGCAGAAGCTGGGTGAGCTGGACGCGGAGATCTCCACCGCCGAGGAGATCGCGGACCAGCGCAAGCGCGACACCCTGGAGCGGATCGAACGCTGGCTGGCGGGGGAGACGGCTCCCCTCCGGCGGCAGCGGGACTTCCTCGCCCGGCAGATCGAGGCCATCGCGCGGCAGTACGACTTCGGCGGGAAGAAGAGCCGCAGCCTCCCGCACGGGAAGTTCGGCCGGCGCCGGAGCGGGGACAAGATCGAGATCACCGACATGCCGGCCGCCCTCGCGTTCGCCGAGAGGATGGGCGTGGAGGTGAAGGTTGTCCGGGAGGTGCAGCGGACCCCGATCAAGGACTTCCTCTCGGCGCACCCTGGGTTCAAGCCCAACCCGGAGGAACACGGCTTCACGGTCGTCCCGGGCACCGACAACTTCTACGTGGAACCGGCCAGCTGATGCTGAACAACGTGCTGTGGACGGAGCAGTACCGCCCCAAGGAGCTCGCCGAGATGGCGCTGGACGAGCAGAACCGGCGGCTGCTGGAGACCTACCTCGCCCAGGGGGAGATCCCCCACCTCGTGCTGGAGGGGCCGGCGGGGACCGGGAAGACGACGACGGCGAAGATCATCACCAGCAAGCTGGACTGCACCGTCCTCACGCTGAACGCGTCCAGCGAGCGCGGGATCGACGCGATCCGGGAGAAGGTCGGCAGCTTCGCCCGTTCCCTGATGGTCACGAAGTGGAACATCGTCTTCCTCGACGAGGCGGACGCGCTCACCCCGGATGCGCAGTTCGCCCTGCGCAACCTGATGGAGAGCTACGCGGGGCGGTGCCGGTTCATCCTGACCTGCAACCACTTCAACAAGATCATCGACCCGATCCAGAGCCGCTGCCAGCGGATCACCCTCTCGGTGACGCCGCTGAAGGAACGGTTCGCGGTTCTGGTCCGGGTGCTGGAGACGGAGGGGATCACCGCCGAGCGCTCGGTCATCGCCACGTACGCGCAGGCGTACACGGACCTGCGGAAGATGCTGACGGCGGCTCAGCAGTCCATCCTCAGCACGGGCACGCTGCAGGCGGCGATCTCGGCCGAGGTGACGGGGACGACGATCCTGGAGTACGTCGGCACGAAGCGCTGGCAGGAGCTGGTGAAGCTCGCGAGTACCGCGTCGTTCGACGCGCTGCAGGCGCTCCGCTCCCTCTTCTTCGCCGTCCCGGACTCGCACGGCAGCGCGGCGCAGTTCCGGATGATCATCGGGAAGGCGGTGGACGACTGCAACCGGGTGCCGGACGCGGTCGTGCACTTCCTGGGGACGTGCGCCGAGCTGATGACGGTGTAGGCGAACAGCGTCACAGCGGAGTAGCGACCTACAGCGGGGGTGCCGAAGTGCGGCGCCCCCGCTGCTTTCTACAGGAGTGCCCCCGATGGAACTGGCCTCGGCGTTCGAATGGTGTCGTAGCAGGCGCGCCACCATCTTCTTCCAAGCCAGCCAGACGGTCGTTCAGGTCCCTGGGTTCGAGGGCCGCGGTCCGGATCTCCCGGCGGCGGTCGACGACCTGTTGATCCGTAAGTATCACCCCGAGACGAGACGCGATGGCAGTCGACCTCTTCGATAGCATCAAGGAGCTGCACGCCGGCCGGAAGGTCGACGAACACCCAGGTCCCTTCATCCTCCACCGATTCCTCGCCAGCGAGAAGGACTACGCGGAAATCTGCCGCGAGGTGCAGAGGACGACGACGGACCCGGAGCTGACCTTCGAGATCTGGCGCGCGTTCGTCGGCGGCACGCGCGCCCCGCGGTTCAAGTACGTCGGCCCTCCCAAGCAGGCCAAGGCGGACGCACTCGTCCTCCGGCTGATCGAGCGGGAGCACCTCAGCCGGGAGGACGCGGAGACCGCCGTACACCTCCTCACGCTCGCCAAGAAGCTGGACGACGCCTGTGCCTACTACGGGGTCGAGCGGTGAGACTCCAAGACCTGTTCGCGCCCGCCCTGGCGCCGGTGGCCCCCGCCACTCCTCCCGCGGTCAAGCCCCTCGTGGCCCCGCTCGGATGGCTGGAGCGGCGGACCTTCCCGGTGAAGCTGGTGGGGCGCGACTGGTTGGTGGTGAGGGAGGAGGTGAAGGACCGCTGGCCGTGCGCGTGTCCGCCTTGCGGGAGAGTCCGGATGCACCGCTGGAGGCATCGACGGTACGTCGGTGAGATCGGCGACATGAGCGCCTACAGCACGTGGTGCGGCAGCTGCGGACACCTCATCCGCTTCGCCATACTGGAGCCCCGCCAACCGGGGCAGGACAGGGACAAATGGGCCCGGCGGATAACGCTCGTCGGCCGTAACGCAAAGGGAGCTGGGATTCGTGACTGAGACCGCGTACGACGGCAAGAGGAGCCTCGCGCTCGTCGAATACTTCTACAGCGTGCAGGGGGAGGGAGCGAACACCGGGCGCGCGGCGTTCTTCATCCGGTTCGCTGGGTGCAACCTCAACTGCGTTTTCGCGGACGGGGCAATCTGCGATACCCCGTGGCAGAAGGCCCGGGAGAAGCTCACCATCGACCAGCTGATCTTCTGGATGAAGACGCAGCTGGAGGCGCACATCAAGCACCCGCACGACGGCCTGGGCGGGAGGATGATCGACTGGTTCTACCTCCCACAGGAGCAGCTGCCGATCGTCATCCTGACCGGAGGAGAGCCCACGATGGCGCCGGCCTTCGACGAGCTGGTGAAGGCGCTCAAGCACTGGCACTTCACCGTGGCCGTGGAGAGCAACGGGACGCGGTGGAGGGAGGGGCTGGAGCAGGTGGATCACCTCGTCGTCTCCCCGAAGGACCGGATCTCGCACAACAACCCGCTCGGCTCCCCGGAGCTCGACCCGCGGGTGGTGGCGCTGCCCCCGGCCGAGTACCGCTACGTCATCACCGGCGCGGATGACACCGTCCCGCCGTTCTACCCCGCGGCCAACCACTTCGTGAGCCCCGCGCTCGCGTCCGACGGCAGCGGGATGGAGAACCTGACCGGCACCCCCTCGTTCGCCCCCGGCGCCGTGGACCGCTGCCTCGAGATCGTGCAGGCGGACCCGCGGTGGCGGCTCTCGCTTCAGACCCACAAGTGGATCCTCGTGCGGTGAACCCCTGCATCTACGGACTGCGAGACCCGCGTACAGCTGAGTTCCGGTACGTTGGGAGGACGGCACGCGACCTCGCGGTGCGGCTGCGCGAGCATCTGCTCGACGCCAACCGGAGGACGCAGCCGGTCAGCCGGTGGGTGAAGGAGCTGAAGGACGCCGGCTTGTCGCCGGAGATCGTCCTGCTCCAGAAAACACGTAAGTGCCTCGCGGTGTACCGTGAGCGGCAGTGGGTGGAGAAGCTGACGGCCGGAGGGCTGCAGCTGCTCAACCGCGACGGAGGAGGAAGCGGGCGGCAGGTCAACAAGAAGAGGCGGCGCGCGCGGCGCCGGGCTCGCGCTACCATCAACAAGAGCTGACGTGGAAGACAAGAAGACCCCCGGCGGAATCGAACTCGTGGAGGCCGGCTTTCGGCTGGTGCTGGAGGGGATCGGGGCCGACCTGGACAACGAGCACTTCAAGGACACTCCGCGGCGCGCCGCGAAGGCGTTCTTCAACGAGCTGTGCGCCGGCATGACGCAGCCGGAGCCGAAGATCACCACGTTCCCGGCCACGGGACCGTCGCAGCTGATCCTGCTGCGCGATATCCCGGTGAAGAGTTTCTGCGCTCACCACCTCCTGCCCTTCGTGGGTAAGGCGGCGGTGGCGTACATCCCCGGGAAGAAGCAGGTGCTCGGCCTCAGCAAGCTGTCGCGCATCGTCGACTGGCGGGCGCGCCGGCCGCAGGTGCAGGAAGACCTCACCAACGAGGTGGCGGACTACCTGTACGACCTGATCAAGGGCGACTCCTCCGACGGAGGAAGGCCCCGCGGCGGGGTGGGGGTGCTGGTCCGCGCCTCCCACTTCTGCATGTGCGTCCGCGGGGTCAACCACACCGGCGACATGGTGACGTCCTCCCTGCGCGGAGTCTTCCACGACCCGGAAGTCCGCGCCGAGTTCATGAGCCTCGCGAAGGAGATGGATCGATGACGGACCGCAAGCTGGCGGTGGTTCTGGTGAGCGGCGGGCTGGACAGCGTCACGCTCGCCTACAAGATGAAGGCCGAGGGCTACGAGCTGGTGCTGCTGAACGCCTTCTACGGCCAGAAGCACAAGAAGGAGATGGAGTTCGCCCGCCGCGCCGCCGAGGCGCTCGGGGCCGAGTACCACGTCGTCGACCTGTCGTTCCTCCCGGCGCTGATCGCCGGCTCCTCGACCCTGCTGGGGAACAGCGGGGAGTCCGTCCCCGAGGGGCACTACGCCGAGGAGAGCATGCGCGCGACGGTGGTCCCGAACCGCAACGCCATCTTCCTCTCGGTGGCGTTCTCGGTCGCGGCCGCGAAGTACGCGGACGTGGTGGCGACCGCGGTGCACGGCGGTGACCACTTCATCTACCCGGACTGCCGGCCGAACTTCATCGGCGCGTTCGCGGCGATGGAGCGGTGGTCTCTGGAGGGTGCCGTGCGGCTCGAGGCGCCCTTCCTCCACGCGACGAAGGCCGACATCGCCCGCGAAGCGGGCCGGCTGGGCGTGCCCATCCACGAGACCTGGAGCTGCTACGCGGGCGGGGAGATCCACTGCGGGCGCTGCGGGACGTGCGTGGAGCGGCTGGAGGCGGTGGAGGAGGCCGGGGTGAAGGACGATACCCCGTACGCCGACACGGCCTTCTGGCAGGAGGCCCTGCAGCGGGAGACGGTGGCGCTGGATGCCTGATCCCCAGCCGAGCGCCGGGGTCATCCGCGGGGAGGAGCTGAGGCATCAGTTCCTCCCCGCCATCATCCCGGGCATCAGCCAGATGCAGCGGAAGCACAAGCCGAAGTACCCGCTGCACTGGATGGACCCCGCTTTCCCGGAGGTGTACCGCCCGGTCGCGCTGGGGTCCTACCACTACTGGAAGACGGAGGACTTCGAGCTCATGAACCCCGAGATGACGTTCTTCGGGGACTCGGGCGGGTTCTCCCTCGTCACCGTGGGCGCGTCCCTCTGCCCGGAGGCGGTCATCCGCTGGCAGGTAGACCAATGTACGCGCGGCGCGATCCTCGACGTCCCGCCGTACCGGATGGCGGCCAACAAGGTGTTGATGGGCTCCGCGGCGGATCACTGGGAGGACTCCCTGAACCGCACGCTGAGCAACGTCCGCCGCGCCCTTCCGATCTACCTCGAAGCGCGGAAGGCGGGGACCCCGTTCCGCTGGTGGGGCGTCATCCAGGGCGAGACCTGGGACCAGCTGAACGAGTGGCACGGGCGCGTCTCGGAGATCTATCCGTTCACCGACGAGGGGGAGGGATGGGCGTTCAAGCCGCACCCGACCAACAACGTCGTCGTGCTGGCACGCCTGTTCCGCTTCGTTCGCGAGCACGGGATCAAGCGGGCGCACTTCCTCCAGACGACCGGAGCCCGTGCGGCCGGCGTTCTCCTCGGCCTCGCGCAGCTCACCCGCAGCCTCGAGCTGACGACGTACGACTCGGCGTCCGCGTCGCAGTACGGAGCGAATCGCCACTGCTGGGTGCTGGGGGACGAGGGGATGAAGGTGGTCGGGCACCGGCCGCGTCCCTTCAACGCGGAATACTTCCTGTCGGCCAAGTGCGACTGCCCGGCGTGCCGTTGGTTCGCCGAGGAGCGGGAGACGGAGCTGGGGGACGTGCTGCTCCCGGACCGCCTCATCCAGCACAACCACGAGATGCTGTTCCGCCTCTTCGACAACATCTGGAGCGCGGCGCAGGCGGACCCGGAGCGCGTCGTGGCCAAGTTCTCCCGGGACGACCACGGGAAGGTGATGCGCGAGCTGGAGGGGGTGGCCGTCCAGAAGACCGCGGCCCGTACGCAGTCCATCTTCGACCTGCTGGGAGGCTGATGCGTCAGCATTTTCTGGACGCGGTAATCCAGCACCCGATCGGCTTCTTCGCTACGAAGGAGGAGGCCGATATCGACCCGTTCCCGATGATGGGTCCGGTCCTGCTCTCCTACCCGTTTTGGGGAGACGCCAAGGAGATGCCGCGGACCAGCCCGTACATCTTCGGTGACTCCGGCGGGTACTCCGTCGCGACGACGGGAGCGTCGGTCGATCCGGAGAGGGTGATACGGTGGCAGATCGATAACTGCACCGTCGGCGTGATCCTTGACATTCCTCCGTACCGCGGGCATGGGGGCGTGACGTTCGTCGGCTCCGCCGCGGATCACTGGGACAACTCCCTCGGTCGGACGCTCCTGAACGTCCGCCGCGCCCTTCCGTACTACCGGGACCACCTGCGCGAGCGGGGAGACCGGGAGGGCTTCGGCTGGTGGGGCGTGGTGCAGGGGGAGACCCGCTCGCAGATGGACGAGTGGTTCGACCGGGTGGCGGAGATCTACCCGTTCAACGGACCGGGCGAGGGCTGGGGAGTGAAGCCGCACCCTTCGAACAACCCGGTGGCGGTTGCGCGTCTCGTGCGCTTCTGCCTCGACCGGAAGATCCGGCGGGTGCACTTCCTCCAGACCACCGGACCGCGGGCGGTAGCCCTGGCCCTCGGCCTCTCGTTCCTCGCCGGGGAGTTCGACCTCGTGACGTACGACTCCGCGTGGGCCTCCCGGACGGCGATCGCGCGGAAGGCGCTCGCGCTGGACCCGGAGCTCACGATGGCTACGCCCAAGGTCATCAAGGAGGTGACGCGCGCCGGCCAGACGATCACCCGGGATTTCATGCGGCAGTGCCCCTGCGAGTCCTGCCGCCTGTTCGTCCAGCACCTGCCGGACGTCGGGAAGGAATACTCGCACTGGATTCTCACGCATAACCATATTGTGCTGAAGACGACATACGACCGGATTTGGGAGCGGGCGCAGTCCGATCCCGAGGGGCTGATCAAGATGGCCGCGGCGGAAGACTACGGGCGGGTGATGCGCGCGTTCGGAGGGATCGAAGAGGTGGAGCGCCCGAAGGGCCGCCTCGTCAGCATCTTCGACCGCGTATGAGCCTACTCGGAGATTTGCTGGGGAACCAGCTGAAGGTCCTGCAGCCGAAGGGCGGGTGTCATACCTGCCCCCGGAAGCGCGCCGGGTTCGTTCCGCCCGATCGCCGCCAGACGCAGATGATCCTGGTGGGCGACCTGCCGAGCAAGGCGGATCAGGCCGCCGGCTACCCGCTTGCCGGGGAGTCCGGACAGCTCCTCCGTAGCCTCCTGGCTGCTGAGGGGATCGTCGACGTGTCTTCGACCTTCCTCGTGCACTGCGCGGGGATGCACAAGGAGCCGTCCGAGAAGGAAATCGGTTCCTGCCTCTCCCAGTTCGTGTTGGAGGAGGTGAGAGGCTACTCCATCGTCGTCCTCCTCGGACCGACGGTGGCGCGGTCGTTCTTCCCGGGAGCGGATTTCGACAAGCTGCGGGGGAACGTCTCGTACCATCCGGACTTCCCGGGGCAACGCTTCTACGTGATGATGCATCCGGCGTTCGCCACGGCGGACGGAGAGGCCGGGGAGAAACGCAAGCGCATCCTCCAGAAGCACGTGCAGCGCCTCGGCCGGGTCGCCCGCGGGGAGCCGCAGAAGTTCAACGTGGTGACGGATGACTCCGCCGGCTTCCTCATGCAGATGCGGGAGTGCCTCGCCCAGCGCAGGGTCAGCCTCGACATCGAGTGCAACCGGCTCGAGAGCTGGGCGCGAGATCCGATCCTGAAATCCTTCGCCGTGACGGCCGACGGCAAGTCGGTGTACTTCGTCCACAAGGACTCGCCGAACTGGCAGGCCGCCCTCAACCTCCTGCGCGGGTTCCTCGAGGACCCGACGAAGCAGGTCGTCGGGATGAACATCGGATTCGACCTCGTCTGGCTGGAGAGCCAGCTCGGCTTCACGGTCCGTACGCCGTGGATCCACGACGTGGGCGTGCTCTACTACCAGATCAAAAGCTACCAGCAGTGGTCTCTCAAGGAGCTGGTGAGCGAGGAGCTGGACGGCTACCGCTACCTCGTCTACGAGCCGCACAAGGAGCGGGATATGTGGCTCCTCGGCATGTACAACGCCGAGGACGTCGTGTATGCGTGGGACCTGCTGGAGATCGGTCTCGCGACGCTCCGCAAGCCTGGGTACGAGAAGACGCTGGACCTGTACCTCCGGGTCGCCGGCCCCTCCAGCCTCGCCCTGCAACGCGTCACGCATGACGGGATCTTCTTCCGCGTCGACCAGTGGCGGCAGAACGGAGAGGATCTGGAGGCGAAGCGCCGCGAGATCCTCCGGCAGTGGAAGGAGATCGACCCCGCCTTCATCCCGACCCAGCACGAGTCGGGCAAGGGCCTGCAGAAGTACCTGTTCGAGATTCACGGCCTTGAGCCGGTCTACGACAAGCGGAAGGAGGGCGGCAAGGGCGAGCCCTCCGTCGACGAGCGGGTGATCAAGGAGTACATCCGGCAGGGGGCTACCTACCTCCAGCCGCTCCTCGACCTGCGGAAGACGGAGAAGCAGCTGTCGACCTACATCCGACCCTACGAGGCGCTGATCGCCCCGGACGGCCGGATTCACCCCGGGTACAACAACACCCGGACGGATACCGGCCGGCTCAGCTCGGTACGGCCGAACTTCCAGAACATCCCGCGCCTCAAGAACATCCGGGCGATGTTCGGGTCGGCTCCGGGATGCACGATCGTTCAGGGGGACTTCAGCCAGATCGAGCTCCGGATCGCGATGAGCCTCGCCCGGGACCCGGTCGGTATCGCCGCGTACGTGGGAGGGAGCGACCTCCACTCGCAGACCGCGTCAAGCTTCTGCGCCGGGGAGTATCCCACGAAGGAGGAACGCACGTATGCCAAGGCGATCAACTTCGCGCTGATCTACGGCGGTACGGAGTTCACCCTGATGGACTACGCCAAGAACACCTACGGCGTCGAGTTCTCGCTGAAGCAGGCGAGGGACTTCCACGCGGCGTTCTTCGCCACGTACCCGCTCCTGCAGCCGTGGCACGAGACGTGCAACCGGGAGCTGGTGGAGAACCGCGGGAACTTCGTGAGCGCCGTCGGGCACCGCTTCTACTACCGCAACTGGAACCACCCGCACGAGCCGACGCGCGACGCTGACATGCGCTCGCATACCAACTCGCGGGCGCAGGGACCGGCCGGGTACATGGCGATCTATACGCTGATCCTCGCCCAGCGGATGATGCTGGAGGCGGATCTGCCGGCGCGGATCGTCGGGACGGTGCACGACTCCATCATGACGGAGGTCGAGAAGGGGAAGGAAGACCGCGTGATGGAGATCAAGCAGCAGGCCGTGGATCAGGTCGCGAGCTGGTGCCGTGACTGGTTCCTGACCCCGCTGGTGATGGACTTCGAAGTCGGTGAGTCCTGGGGGACTTTGCAGGAAGTCAAAAAGGCGGCGTAGAGCCGCGATTCGCGAACAGGGACAACGGTCTTCACCGACCGTTCGTGGGAGGTCGGGAGCCCCCGGCCTCCCCTTTCTTTTCACTCCGGAGAACCGACCGTGGCGCTGTTCGACGAGACCGACGAGGAGCTGGACCTCGACGACGAGTGGGACGAGGAGGACGAGGACTGGGACAACGAGTGGGACGACGACGAGGAGTGGGAAGACCTCGACGACGAAGACGACAGGGACGACGAGGAGTAGAGCAACGGGATGCAGGATGACCTGAGCCGGCGGCTCGACCCGCAGGCGCTGTCGCAGATGACCCCCGCGGCAGTTGCGCTGATGGTGTCTGAGCTTTGTAGGATCAACGTCGCCAACCTCGAGAGCACTCTCGAGCGGCACCCGGGCCTCTTTGCCTACGCCTCCGCCCAGCACGAGCTGGCGAAGGTCGCAGAGGCCCGGGCGGAGTGGATGCTGGAACGCAAGCGCGCGGAAGCCTTCAAGCGGACGAAGGACGCCCACGCGACGATGCCCGCCAACCGTATCGAACGAGAGGTGGAGACGGATCAGGAAGTAGTCTCGGCCGCGGAGCACTACTTCACGCAGAAGGCGATCACCGCCCGCCTGAAGGCACTGGTCAACGGATTGGAGCACCGGCGCGACATGCTGGTGCAACTCTCCGCGCGGCAGCGCAAAGAGTGGCAGCACTAAACCGAATCTGACGACGAGACGAGAACCGAATGGCGCTGAACTTCAAGGCACTGAAGGACAAGCAGGAGAACCGCAGGGGCGGGTCGGGCTGGCAGGCCAAGGACGGCAACAACCTGATCCGCGTGCTTCCGCCCGCCTCGGCCTACTTCGGCGGGGAGATCGAGGACATCGCGCACAGCTTCAAGGTCCACTTCCTCAAGAAGGAGGGGGAGGACACGAAGGTGACGCGGTGCTACCGGGACAAGAAGACCACCTGCCCGGTGTGCGAGGTGTGGTTCAAGTTCCGCAAGAGCGACGACCCCGCGCTCGCCAAGATGGCGAACGAGATCCGCGGGGTAGACCGCTTCCTGCTGAACATCCTCGACATGAACAACCTCCAGGCGGGGGTCCAGCAGTACACGGCGAACTACACCGTGTACAACGGCATCCTGGAGTACGCGGCGAACCCCATGTGGGGCGACGTCCTCTCGCCGGAGGCCGGCCGCAACTTCTTCGTCGAGCTGACGCTCGCGGCGAAGAGCAAGACCGGCTTCAACAGCTACAAGGTCCAGCCGGACCCGCAGGCGTCGAACATCACCGGCATCCTCGCGCAGCTGCCCGGGTGGCAGGAGAAGCTGGACGAGCTGGCGGCGCAGGTGAACCCGTACCTGGAGGCCGAGGAGCTGCAGGCGTTCCTCGACAAGGTGGGCTTCCCGCCCGACCTGCCGCGAGCGAGCGTTCCCGGGCACACGTTCGGCGCCCCCGCGGGCTGGGGACAGCCGTCCGCCCCGCAGCAGCCGCTGTCGCCTCCCCCGGCGTTCGCACCGCCCCCGCAGCCGGGCTTCCCGGCCCCGACCTACTCCGCCCCCGCGGCGGCTCCGGTCGCGGCTCCCGCGGCCCCGGTGTACGCGCCGCCGGTGCAGCCGGCCCCGGCCCCGGAGCCCGAGCAGCCGTCCGAGTTCACCGCAGAGCCGTCGTGGCTCCAGCAGGCGCCCGCGGCGGCTCCGGTCGCGGCTCCCGCGGCCCCGGTGTACGCCCCGCCCGCGCAGCCCGTGGCGGTTCCCCAGCCGGTGGTGGCCGCGCCGGTGCAGCCGACCCCCGTCGCCGCTCCGGTGATGATGGCGGCGGCTCCCGTGGCCCCCGAAGCGGCTCCGGCCGGCCACCCCGCGTGCTTCGGCGACTTCGACCCGCGGCGCCACCCGTGCGACGGATGCCCGTCCCGGGCCGAGTGCCAGATCGCCGCCCTCGGACTCTGAGCTGAGGGAACCGGATGAAGAAGAAGCAGAAGGGAGGGGACGAGCCCGAGCTCGTCCTCGACCCCACGACCTTCCTGCAGGCGCTGAAGAAGGAGGGGGTGGGGGTGCAGACCGCGGCCGAGGCGGCGCAGGTGAACGGGTGGCTCTCCACGGGGAACTACGCGCTCAACTGGGCCATCTCCGGCCAGTTCTCCCTCGGCTACCCGGGCGGTCACGTCGTCGAGGTCTTCGGCGACAACAGCACCGGGAAGTCCTTCCTGATGGCGCTGGCGATGGCCGAGGCGCAGGCCACCGGCGGGATCGCGGTGCTGGACGACACGGAGGGAGCGTTCAGCGCGGACCGTACCCGTTCGACGATCGGCGTCAACACCGATACGCTGATCTACCGGCGCAGCCGCACGGTCTCGGAGCACTCGCAGCTGGTCTGCGCGGTGGCCAAGTCCCTGAAGACCGCGGGGCCGTCGAAGCGGCGGGTGTCTGCGCTCGTCCTGGACTCGCTCGCCCTGCTCAGCACGGATCACGAGCTGGCGGAGCCCGGCAAGCGTGACATGACGCGGGCGCAGGAGATCCGGCGGCTGTTCCGCGTCAACGGGACGGAGATCTCCGATCTACCGCTCGCCTACCTCGTGACGAACCACAAGACGGCGGAGATCGGCGGGATGGCGTTCGGTCCGCAGACGACCACGCCGGGCGGTTCGGGCCTCAAGTTCCAGGCGAGCGTCCGGATCGACCTCCGCACGCCGGCCAAGATCAAGGCGCCGAACGGGGAGTACGTGGGCGTCATCATCACGGCCTTCATCGCGAAGAACCGGCTGACGACCCCGTGGCGGTCCATCAAGATCGCCATTCCGTTCCACATGCGGATCGAGCCGACGAGCGGACTCGTGAAGGTGCTCCTCGACCTCGGGCTGATCCAGCACCACGGGCAGAACCTCGTCGTGTGGGGAGAGGACTCCGGGATCAAGGCGCACGTTTCCGCGCAGGGCTTCCTGAAGCAGGACCAGTCGGCGAAGCAGCTGCTGGAGAAGTACCCCGGGTTCATCGAGTGGGCGGACGAGCAGCTCCGCTCCCGCGGCGTCGAGCCGGCCCCCGAGATCGAGGGCGCCGAGGGGGAGGAGGACGAGTGAAGAACCCGAAGGCCAAGGGCAGCGGGTTCGAGCGGAAGGTGGCGAAGCAGATCTCCGAATGGATCACCGGGGGGCAGGACCGCACCCAGCTGATCCGCTCGGTCTCCAGCGGCGGGTGGGGTACGCGGCGGGAGAGCAAGGACGAGGCGTGGCGTCAGGTCGGGGATCTGGCGCCCAACGGTCCGGCCGGGGAGCGGTTCCGCCAGTTCTTCGCGGTGGAGTGCAAGCACTATCGCGAAATCGACTGGTGGGCCGGGTTCGCCGGCAAGGAGCCGATCCCGTACCTGTGGTGGCGGAAGCTCGTCACCGAGGCCCGGGAAGCCAGCGCCAGCCTCCCCGCGGGTCTCGACTTCCTGCGGCCGCTGCTCATCATCAAGCAGAACAACCGACCGCAGCTCGTCGGATTCAACGATCGGCTACCGCTCTCTCCCCTCACGGAGAGGCCGGCGCGGCGTTCGATCCTCGTCCCCGAGGAGGGGGTGAGGTTCATCACCTTCGACGAGTTCATCTCCGTTCCCGTGGAGCAGTGGTACAAGGCGTGGATCTGATCCTCATCGGGGGAGACAGCGAGAAGTTCAACCGCTTCCTGGAGTCGGACGACCCGTGCTTCGGGAAGCGGTTCAGCAAGTCTTCCCCGGAGTGCAAGGGGTGCCTCTGCCCCGTGATCGTCGCCGGGAAGCTTCACACGCTCAACGAGGTCTGCGCCGCTCGCTCAAAGGGTGGCGCAGCCCCCGGCGCGTGCAAGAACCTGATGAGTAGTGACGTGCTCCGCCGGCTCGCCGAGGGGTGCACGATCTACGACGTCTTCGTCGAGATGGTGGAGGGTCAGCCACTGGAGACCGCGGCCCCGGTCGCCCGCGCGCTGCTCTACCGCCGGCTCCGCAACATCCGCAGCGGTCACGACCTCCCGCTGCCCGAACTCCCGACCCTGGAAGACCTCAAGACCTATGCCCGTCAGCATCACGAAGGAAATCGGGATTGACATGGGGCACCGCGTCCCCGGCCATGCGTCCCACTGCAAGAACGTCCACGGCCACCGCTACCGGATCATCGCCCACGTGCAGGCCGAGGAGACGGTGGGGGCGGACTCCGGGAGGAGTGACGCGGGGATGGTGGCGGACTTCGGCGTCATCAAGCAGGCGCTGATGACCGCGGTCCACGCACGCTTCGACCACAAGCTCGTCCTGTGGGTGAACGACCCCCTCTGCGAGGGTCCGCTCCTCGGCGAGCTGAACGGCCTCGGTATCCCGGCCGTGCAGGTCCCCTGCATCCCGACCGCCGAGGAGATGGCGCGCTACTGGTTCGGCCTCGTCTCGGCGGAGCTGGCCCGCCTCGTCGACCCGGATCACCCGGTCTCCTCCCTCGACCTCGTCGCGATCGGGGTGTGGGAGACGCCGACCTCGTACGCCGAGTTCCGTCCGTGAGCGCGGCGGTCTACGTCGCCCTGTTCGGCCTCCTCGAGCTCCTGAGCAACGTGCTCGCGGCGCACTACAAGTTCCCGGTCCTGGGGATGCTGATTCCCGCCGGGGCCGCCGTGGTTCCGCTGGCGATGCTCCTCCGGGACAGCCTGCAGGAGCACCACGGCCGGCGCGCGGTGGTGGCTGCTCTCGTGCTCGGGATCTCCGCGACCCTCCTCACCGCGGATCTCTCGGTGATCCGGGTCGCGCTGGCGAGCGTACTCGCGTACGTGGTGAGCTTCGGGGTCGACACCTACGTGTTCTCGATCCTCTGGAACCGTCCGGCGCACGTACGGATGCGGTGGTCGAACGTGGCGAGTCTTCCCATCGACACGCTGATCTTCGTCCCCGTGGCCTTCTACGGCCTGTTCCCGATCCTCCCCCTCATCCTCGGCCAGCTGACCGTCAAGCTGCTGGGGACGGAGGTGGCAGTCTTCCTGTACCGCATGAAGGACCGATGACCGACCTGAACGCCGCGGTGGAGGTGGCGCGTACCCGCGTCATCTTCGACCGCCTGATCGACTACTTCGCGGAGCTGAACCTGGGCGTCCGTCGCTCGGGGGCGGAGCGTGTGAGCGTGAGCGCCTTCCAGAAGGTGCTCGACCAGATTGAGGAGAAGCTGCGGAACCACCGCGGCGAGCTTCCCCATCGCCCGGCACCGCGGACGCTCCGCACCGTGCAGGACGAGCACCGGGCGTGGCAGGCCCACAACTTCTCGGCCGAGGTCTCGGAGGACCGCGCCCGGGACGCGCTGCTCGGCGTGACCGAGGAGGTCGGGGAGCTGGCGCACGCGATGCTCAAGCTCAAGCAGGGCATCCGCGGGACGCCGGAGGAGCATCGCGCCGCGGCCAAGGACGCCGTGGGCGACACCCTCATCTACCTGCTGGACTTCTGCACCCGGATGGACTGGGACGCGCAGGAGATCCTGGAGGAGACCTGGGCCGGCGTGCGTCAGCGCGACTGGAAGAAGTACCCGAAGACCGGCCTGCCGCCCGCCGACGAGGCGGAGAAGGTGGCGCCCATCCCGGACGTCGGTCACGTCCGCTTCAAGAGCCCGCAGGGGACGTTCAGCGTCCTCGGCGACCAGCCGAAGCCCGCTGGCCGCGGTCCCGTGGTGGCCGACCGGCTGATCGAGATGATCAGGGAGCGGAAGGAGGTCGGCATCCAGCGGTACGGCGAGCCGCTCCGCGCCGACAACGGCCGCGACGCGCTGCGCGACGCCTTCGAGGAGATGCTGGACGGGACGAAGTACCTCCTCCAGCTGATCATCGAGCGGGAGGAGCTGGGGATGCACGCCGAGCTGAAGCCGGAAGGCTCCGCGTGATCGAGGCGAGGATCATCGCCGACAGCGTGGGTCCGTGGGGGAAGCGTATCACTACGTTCGTCCTCACGTACCCGCGCTTCATCCACGCGGAGCTGATGACGCACCGGGTCTTCACCCGCAACGCCGCCTCGAGCCGGGCCATCCCGGTCAACAAGATGATCGAGGCGGTGCTGGCGAACCCGGCCATGCCGGTGGAGTGGGGGACCGCCAAGTCCGGGATGCAAGCGGGGCCGGCGCTGCAGGGGGAGGAAGCGCGCGGAGCCGCGGAGACGTGGCGGGCCGCGATGCGGTCGGCCGTCGGGTTCACGCACGAGCTGCTCACCCGCGGGGTGCACAAGCAGATCGCGAACCGCCTGATCGAGCCGTTCTCTCACATCACCACGCTGGTCACGGCGACCGAGTGGGAGAACTTCTTCGCGCTCCGGGCGCACGCGGATGCGCAACCCGAGTTCCAGGATCTCGCGTGGTATCCGATGCTGGACGCGTTCCTGGAGAGCGTCCCGACGCCGCTTGCGGCCGGCGAGTGGCACGTTCCGTTCGGGGACCGCATGCCCCCCGAGCTCTCGGAGCCGGAGCGGCTTCGGGTGGCGACGGCGCGCTGCGCCCGGATCTCCTACCTGACGTTCGAGGGCGAGATCAACGTGGCGGACGACTTCCGCCTGCACGACCGGCTGCGTGACGCCGGACACTGGTCCCCCTTCGAGCACTGCGCCCGGGCGATGGATGCCCCGGGCTGGTCCGGCAACTTCCACGGGTGGGAGCAGTATCGGAAGCTGTTCCCTGCCGAGAATCGCAGCGGCGTGGATCTCCGCGAGCTGCGGGACAACCGTCCCCCACGCCGGGAGCAGTCGTGGTGATGTACTACGCGGTCAACTTCGTGAACGGGAATGCGCTCTCGACGTTCATCCTCTCGGATGAGTCGCTGCGTCAGGCCATCTCCCTGTACGCGGACCGAAAGCCGATCTTCATCCGGGTGCACGACCCCATCCGAGGGCGGGAGGATCTGAAGTTCCGCGACTACGTGATCCTCCCGGAGAACTACTGGCACATCACCTACGCCCCCGCGGGGGAGAAGCCGGAGGTCGGCTGGGGTGAGGCACAGGGCAGGATGTACGAGCTACCGCAGGAGTAGTGGCCTCC